GGGAACGCATGACCAGCCTTGTAAGCGCCGCGCCCACCACGGCCGACATCAGCGTCCACGGGGCGGCGGCGATGCTCATAGCGCTCCGCGCGGAGTTCACCGCCGAGACCAGTGACGTCCCCGAGTGCGACGGGTGGGCCGACGGGTCGGTCCTCGCGGTCGCCTGCAGGCGGATCGAGTACGGCACCGGCCAGGTGATAGCGGAGCCCGGTGACCTGCTGCTAGTCCGTCGTGACCCGCACCGCGACCGTGCGGGCACGATGCCGCCGCGTGACGTGGCGTGGATGCCCCGGATCCTCACCCTGCACGTCCTGCGCGAGGGCGACGCGGCCGACGTGGTCACGGGGGCGATGTGAGCACCTACGAGGAAGGCGTGGAGCGGATGAAGGCGGCGGTAGCCGCCCGGCCGCTGCGCACGCTCGCGGACTCGCTGGCCGTACTGGACGCGATGCCGAAGTGGGATGACGCGCACCGGCTCACGCGGGCGGTCCTCATTGACGTGATCGTCGAGCGCTGCCCGGAGGCCGACGCGGCGTTCCAGGCGTGGGCCGAGAGCGACGACGTGAACATCCGGAACGGGTCGGCGGCGATCGTCAGCGCGGTCCGCGCGCTGCGGAAGGGGCGCGGGTGATCACGGTCAGACACACGTTTAACTTTGACAACACTAACTCATGTTGATAGTGTTGTCTTTGTAAGCAAGGGTTGCACACAAGGGGGACCGCAGTGACCACCAAGACCAGCACCAGCAAGGCCATCGCCCGCAAGCCCCGGCGCAAGATGTCAGACGCGCGCCGCGAGGAACTTGAGGCCCGCAGGAACGAGATCGAGCTAGCGGCCGAGAAGGTCGACCAGGAAGCCCCGGACTTCTCCGCGTTCCTCGCCCGCTGGGGCAACCGTTACGGCGTCAACAACCTGTGCCGCCTGTGGGTACAGGCCCCGCGCGCGACCATCCTGCACAAGTACGGCACCTGGCAGGCCATGGGCCGCCAGGTCCGCCGCGGCGAGACCGCGATCATGCTGAAGCACCCGAGGACCAGCAGCGACCCCGACCGGGTGACTCCCGAGAACCCCAACGGCGAGGTGTTCCACGGGGCCTCGTGGATGGGACTGTTCGACTTCGCCCAGACCGAGCCGATCGGCGAGTTCACCGAGAAGGCCCGCGCGGACGCTGACCCGGCGCTCGCCGCCGAGGTGAAGCGGCTGCGCCTGGCCGCCGCGGAACTCCACCCGGACCGGGGCGGGACAGTGGAGAAGTTCACGGCGGCTTGGGCCCTGTACGAGGCGGCGAAGGCACGGCTTGACGGAGTCAGCCCGTCGTGAACGACGGCATGGCGCAGTGGCAGCTCGCCGAACTTGCGATCAAGGTCGGCGGGCTGCTCGGCATGACCCTGGATCTCACCTGGTGGGGGCCGGGCGTCCGGATCGGCACCGAGGGAAACGGCGTCCACCTGGCGGAGCCCCGTGGCCGGCCGGGGTACGTCGAGGCCACCGGCTGGTACCCCGCGCGCACGGCGTACGGCTACCGCAAGGGCGATCGCCCCTCCGCTGCTGTCCGCGCCGGCCGGGGTTACCGCGTCATCGCCGCGGAGATCGAGCGGCGGCTGCTGCCCGCCTACCGGGCGACCATGGTCAAGGTCGGGGAAGCCGATGAAGCCGACCGGGCCGCGCAGCGGGCACGGGAACAGCTCGCCGCGTACGTCACCGGCCTGTTCCCCGCCGGGAAGACCTCGATGCCCGCCCACTGCCAGACCGGCAGCCGTGCCGAGGTGATCGTCTACCTGCCGGGTCACCTCGGCGGTTACGTCAAGATCTCCCTCGACGGGGGGGAAGTCGAGTTCGAGAGGTTCCGTGTTCCTGCCGGGGTTGCGCTGCGGATGCTGGAAACTGCCGCGCTCCTGGCCGGCCCGGCGGGCGGCTGACGGGACGCGGGCACCTTGACACAGTGCTAGCCTCATAGTGTTGTCCATTTAACTAGCACGGAGGGAACATGAGCAGGCAACTGTACTGGCGCACAGGGGTAGGCCCCCCGGACGCCCTGTTCGTCGACGCCAACGGCGAGGTCACCGAGGGATGGCTGGGACCGGGCGAGGCCAGGCCGGCCGAGCCAGTCCGGTACGTGTTCGCTGACGTCGTCGCCGCCTGGTGCAGCACTCCGGATAAGCCGGTCAAGGAGGCGACGGTCAAGAAGTGGCACACCCGCTACGAGACCTGCCCGCAGGCCGCCGCGGAACTCGGCCTGGAGGGAAGCGGCGGGATTCCGCGTCTCGCGTGGGCCGCCAGTTCGCAGGGGGCGTTCCGCGAGTGGCGCGGCACGCTGCCCGGCCAGGGCGCGAAGGGCAAGCCGAAGCCGGGGTCAGGGCGCCGCATGAAGTCCGGGCCGACCGTCAAGGTACAGGTCGGCGCTGAGGTGGTCGGCGAGGTGCTGTCGGCGTTCCCGTACCGTGCGCCGGTCGAGGCCGGGCGGGACACGCGGGCGGCGGAGGACGCGGCCGGGGGGCGGCTGCTCGTCACCGGTACCGGGGGCGGCCGGGTGGTTCACGCCCGTGACCAGGCCGACGCGGACGCCGCGGCGGCGGCGGTGCCGGGGCTGGTGTTCGAGCGGTCAGGCGGCGACAGCGCGGGTTAGCCTGCGCTGTCGCATGGCCCGTTCGAGGGCGGCGAGGTCGTTGAAGTCGTAGGCGGGGTAGGTGCCGATGCGGCCGAGGGGTTCGACTTTGCGGCCGATGATCCGCTCGGCGCGTCGTATCCACTGGGAGACGGTGTTGGGGTTCAGGCCGGGGACGTGGCCGGCGAACTGCGCGGGGGTGACTAGGTCGCCTGCCTCTAGTCCGGGGCGGGGGGTCATGTCACCCCCGTTTTGCCTTGCGCGGGATACACGGGTCCCGACGTGGTCATTATGACAACGGGGCCGGGTGGTTCTGGTGGATTGACTGCGCGGGTCGGCGTGTCGCCGCGCGTTCAAATTGACATCACTTTCACGCCCGTATAGTGTTGTCTCTGTAAGCAACCGCTACGGAGGGGGACACCGAAATGCAGCAGCCAGCAGCCGGCGACAAGGTCCAGAGCACCATCTACCCGTGGGCCGGGACCGTCGTGGCGACGGTGCCGCTGTCCGACCGGCCGGACACCAAGGTCCGCGTCGACGGCGGCGCGGATGACGGCGTCACCGAGTGGTGCTACAGCCAGACGGAAATCGAGCCAGCCTGAGCGGGGACGGCCTGAGGGCCGGGCAGCGCCGGGGGCGCCTGCCCGGCCTTCGCTGTTTCCTGGCGGTGGTGCCGGCGTGTCCTCGCATTCAACGTGACAACGTTAAGGATTGATGATAGTGTTGTCTTTGTAAGTTACCGATGTGAGGGGGACACCGATGGACACGCGCGAGACCGGCCAGAAGCTCAGCCGCCAGACCGCCCAGCCCGGAGACACCGTGGACGTCCGCTGGCAGGGCAGCCGCACGGTCACCAGGGCAACCCTGACCGACTGGACCACCGGCCGGATCACGATGCAGCAGGACGGCCGGGCACCGGGCTCGTACCGCTTCGTGGACGTCAAGTCGGTCACGCTCGTCGAGGCGGCCGCGAAGTGACCGCCGGCCGGATGACGAAAAAGGAGCGGCTGGAAAACACGGCGCTCCGGTTCCGCGTGATGATCGCCAACGGCGCGCCCGTCGTGCCGCAGACCGCCTGGGACGCCCTGGCCGTGTCGACCCCCGAGGGCTACACCGGGGCGCCGATCTCCGCGAAGGAGATCCTCGCCGCGGCGAAGCGCATGGGGCCCTGCTACCGGAAGGCGCAGTGATGGCCGCGACCGGGGCGCCGCCCGGCCGGACGCCAGGCCAGGAACTGGCCGCCGCGCTCCGCTATTACCTGTCGGTCGGCACCCGCACCCGCCGCCACCGCAGGGACGGCTACGGCCACACCGCCGACCTGCACAGCCGGATGATCGACGCGATCACGGAGGCCGCCCAGCTTCCCGGCGCTCACAGCGAGCGCGTCGAGCGCGCCCTGCGCCCCGGCTACGGCGCGGCCCTCGCCTACGAGAAGCACGTGAAGGGGTACCGGGTCCCCGGCACCCTGGCTCAGCGGATCAACGCCATGACCCCGTGGCAGTTTGCGGCCCTGCTCGGTCAGATGGTCGACGCCGGGGTCGAGAACACGGGGCAGGGTGAGCGGTTCTTCTACGAGATGCACCACGCGGCCTGATCGAGCAGCCGGCGGGGGCCGGGCAGCGCTGGGGCGCGTGCCCGGCCTTTCTGTTTCCTGGCGGCGGTGCCGGCGTGTCGGCCCGTTCAATGTGACAACGTTAAAGCGGCGTGATAATGTTGTCTCTGTAAGCAACCGATGCGAGGGGGCACCGATGGAGACCACCAGGACGCGGACAGCGGACCTGAACGACGCCGAGCTAGCCGACCTGCTCGCCAAGACCGACAAGGTCAACGCCCGCGCCGCACGGCAAGGCTGGACCGGCCGCTACGAGGTCACTTACACGCGGGTCCGCCGCACCTGGGAAACCGCGGGCGGGCTCACCGCCGACGCCGACCTGTGGGAGACCACGGTCACCGGCCAGCCCGCCTGCTACGCCGGGTGGACGTTCCTCGCCGCGCTTGACTGGGACTGGGACCTGAGCGCCACCGGCGAGCCGACGCTGGTCACCCGCTGCGCCCCCGGCTTCGAGGGCACGATCGACCGGACGGCGCTCAAGCCCGGCGGCTGCGACCACTGCAAGACCGCCCGGCACCGCACCCGCACATACCTCGTCGAGGGCGAGGACGGCACGAGGATCCAGGTCGGGTCAACCTGCCTGAAGGACTTCCTCGGCCACGACGTGCGGTTCCGGTGGATGGACGACGGCGCGGACCTGCTCGACGACGACGAGGGCGGGTTCGGGTGGGGCGGCGGCGGGATGCCGGCGTATGACCCGCTGACGGTGCTGCGGTGCGCGTGGGCCGTCATCCAGATGCAGGGCGGTTACGTCCCGTCAGACGGCGGCGCGCTTTGCCGGACCCCGACCAAGCACGTTGTCGAGCAGGCGCTGAGGCCGGCGAGCAGGTCCGCGCTGCAGAAGCAGTACGACCACGAGCGGGGCACGGCGAAGCTCGCCGAGGTCAAGCAGGCGCACGGCGTGAAGATCACCCGCCGCACCGCCGAGGAGGCACCGGGCCAGGCGGTCCTGATCCGCGACTACCTGCTCGACGACGAGCGGTGGCCGGCCGGGTCCGAGTACGAGATCAACCTCAAGACCGTCCTGCGCGCCGAGCGGGTCACCCCCAAGCACTTCGGGCTCCTGTGCTCCGCGCCGGCCGCGTGGGCGCGGGCCGTCGGCGCGGACCTCCGCCGCCAGGCCGAGCAGGACTCGATCACGAACGAGCACATCGGGCAGGCGAAAGACAAGATCGAGGTCGACGTCCGGGTCAAGTCGATCGCCTACAGCGAGAGCTACTTCGGGTACACGCCCAAGACGACCACGATTTACACGCTGATCACCGCGGACGGGCACGTGCTCAAGTGGTTCAGCTCGAACGCGGCGCTGGGGCACGAGGCCGAGAAGTCGTTCCGCATCAAGGCCACGATCAAGGGCCACGACGAGTGGCAGGGCACGAAGCAGACCGTCATCACGCGGGCCACGGTGGTGACCGCCAAGGCGGCATAACCGACCGGGGGCCGGGCGCGCTAGGGCGCGTGCCCGGCCTTCACCGTCTCGGCGTACTCCCGGCCCATCAGCAGCTCGAACGGCTGCCCGATGTACACCTGCGGGCACGCCGAGCAGCGGACGACCGCCTCCCAGCCGCCTCCGAGCGCTTCCCGCTGCTTGAGCGTCCCGATCGACTCGCACCCGTCGCAGCGGACGGCGACGCGCCGCGACTGGAGGTTCAGCCCGAGGACCGCGCGGGCCCGGCTGCTCAGCGTCAGGAACTCCAGGGCCGCAGCGGTCCCGTCCATGTCGCGTTTCTGCCAGGCGTCCCCCGACGAGTCGACCCGGATCAGCGTGCCCGGTTCAAGGTCCGCCAGCCGCGTCGACCCCGTTACGGGGCGGTTCACCGTCTCCGGGGCGAGCGCGAGCAGGACGTCCAGGTGGCCGCAGCGGTCACGGTCACGGCCGGCCAGCAGCACACAGGCCCGCTGCAGCGCGGTCCCGTCGCGGACCAGCCCGTCGGGCAGCGGTGAGAGCCGGGCCGCCACCCGGACCGCTTCCTCCCACGACACCGCGACCAGGATGACGTGCCGCAGGAACGCCTCGATATCCAGGTCGAGCGGGGTCGGTGCCTCCTTCCCGCCGCCGCTGACCCGTTGCCCGTCGGGCTGCTGTCCCTTGGCGAGCTTGTAATGGAGCTCGACGTACACCTGCGGCAGGTCGCGGATCACGCTGCCGACGTGCGCCCGGTCCGTCTCGCAGAACGCCCGCGGCCCCCGCGCAGCATTGCCCTGGTAATCCGCCTCCGCGCAGTGGCGTCCCCTCGCGCACCCCTGGCCGCCGCTCCCCGTGTCGTCCCAGTCCCCGCTGAAGTTGTTTGCCCCCGTCATGCCTCGATGATCACCCGGCGCGACTAGCAGCGCAAACATGCGAAAGGCCGGCGTCCCCCTCTCGGGATGCCGGCCCTTCGGCGGTGGCGGGTGTCAGGCGTTCCATGTGTCAGGTTGACGGGTGGTCCTCTCGCATGACTTCGACGGCCTGGGCGCGCATCTCGTCGGCGCGCTCCGCCCACACGTTGCACGACGCGCTGTTGCTGTCCTTCTTGTGGGCGAAGAGCCGTTGCGTGTCCGCGAACAACTGGAGCGCCTCGGTCAGCACGAACGGCGTGTTGTTACCGTCGGCCAGGTCGAACGTGACGCTGTGCGGTCCCGGCTTGCCGTGCGCGGCCTGGCGGATCAGGTCCGCGAACACCTGGCAGGCCTGCGGGCCGAAGTCTGCCAGCCAGCGGATCATCCTGGCCCCGTACTCACCGGGGTCGGCGCCCGTGTCGGCGCACGCGGCCAGCAGGATCGCCTCGGAGCCCTCGCGGAGCACCCCGTGACGGTTCGACTCGTGCGCCGCCTCGTACACGGCCTCGACGTCGGGCAGCGCGAGGACCTGCGCCTCGGTGTTGAACGGACCGTGCGGGCCCTGGTCAGTTGCCACCGGTCACTCCCGTTATCCCGCGGATCACGGCGACGACCTCGGCGATCGAGGTAAACGCCTGGTCGGGGTACGCCTCCAGGTTCGTGATCAGGTCGTTGATCGCGTCGTCTTCGGCGTCGCTGATGCGTTCCTCTACCGCGTCGATGACGGGGCCCGGCATCGTGTTCGGCTTGCTGATCCGGCCGTTAGTGACCCCGTCGTACGCCTCGGGTACCTGGCGGATAAGCATGCTGTAGTCGTGGAGCTCGCGCTTCACCTGGTCGGCGTTGAGCGTGCCGTCCGGGTTCTCGACGAGCCGGCGCCAGAAGCCGGCGTACTCCTGCTCGTAGTCGGTTAGCTGGCCGTCCGCGGTGCCCGGCGTGTCGTCCGGTTCCCCGACGATGCGCGCGATGTCCTCGAGCGCGTACTGGCGGCTTCCGGTTTCCGTGTCGAGCACGGTGAGTACCTTGCGTACCCTGGCCAGCTGCGCTGCCGCGAGGGCTGCGCCGGCCTGCTGCGCTTCGTTTGCCATGTGTTGTTCCCTCTTCCTGGTTTTCTCGGGTGTCGTGGTTGTGGCCTGGTTACGCGTGGCGGCGCTCGTCGAGCACCGTCACCTTGGTTGCCGCTTCTGCCGCCTCGCGCAGTTCCCGGCGCCGGCGTTCGACGGTGGACACGGAGACGCGCGCCTGCTTGGCGATCTCCTTGTTGGGCAGGCCGCCCTTGCCGATCAGGGCGTCGAGCTTGGAATGCCTCCCGCGCGGCGTGCCTGCCCCCTGCGGGCCGGGTCGCCGGCGAGGCCTGCGTGACGGGTCCGGGGGCGTCGTTCCCTGGTCTGTTCCGGGTGCCTCCGGTGACGGCTCGACGGGTGGCGTGGCCTGCGGTTTGACGGGTTCCGGTGACGGATCGACCGACGGGATTTTGACGGCCGGGGTGAAGGTCAGCGCGAGGGTTCCGAAAGCGCTCTTGGTGACGGACACCGTGACGGGTCGGGGGCCGTCATCTGACGGCTCGGGGACGGCCGGTTCTGACGGCTCCGCGACTGGCTCCGGTGACGGTTCGGCGGTCATCACGAGCCGGGGCCCGCCGGGTGCGTGGAGGTCGACTGTCGCCCTGTCGACCGCGTCCCTCTGGGCCTTGCGGATCTTGCGGGCAGTACGCCGCTCGATGCGGGTCATTCTCCGTGCCGTGATCATCTGTCGGGCGGTCACCCCGGCGACGCTCACGAGCGCCATCGCTATCGCGGTGGTGATCCCGTGGTGCGCCGTTGTGCGTGCCATGCCGTGGAGGAAGTTCAGGACGGCCCCGTACGCGGCGAAGACGGCCATGCCGGCCAGCAGGAGCCGGACAGGCTTGTCGGGCTCACGGTGGCGGCGGACTTCGACGGCGATGTCGAATGCCCACATGGCACCCTCGCTGAAGGCGGGCAGGATGACGCCGAGCGGCCCCCAGAGCGAGTGACCGTAGGCGGCCATCGCTTCCCATGCGAGCGCGCCGGGGACGGTGATGACCGGTACGAACATCAGGTCCATCAGGTGCCGGGCCACCCACGACCATGCGGCGGCGACGGCGGCGGCACGGGCCTTGCGCGCTGCGGAACGCCGGTCCTGCCGGGCCTTGTTCGCGGCGGCGCGGGTCTTCACCCGTGCGACAGCGTCATCGCGGGCAGCCTGCGCGCGTGCCGCCTGGTCGTCGCGCCTGATCTGCGCCGCGACGCGCTGGTCCTCGCGGCGCTCGTCGCGGTACGAGCGGCGCGGTACGGCTTCGGTGTCGGTCAACGCCGTTCCTTTCATGGGGTGTCGTGCGGGGTCCTGGCCGCCCGGCGGGGAAGTGCCGGGCGGCCAACTGGTGCCGTCAGGCGGTGACCGCGGCCTCGAGCGCGTTGCGCTGGCCGGCGCCCAGGCCGCGGACGCGACGGTTCTCCGCGATGCCGATCTGGCCCATGAGCTGCCGCGCGCGGACCTTCCCGATACCGGGGAGCGCTTCCAGCAGCGCGGAGGCCTTCATCTTGCCGATGACGTCGCTGGTGGCGGCGTCGGCGAGGACCTGGGCCAGGGTCAGTTCCCCGCGCTTGAGGCGCCGCCTGACCTCGGCGCGTTCCCCGCGCGTAGCGGCGGCCTTCAGCCGGGCGTCGGCGCGCTGCTCGGGTGTCATCGGTGGTAGTGCCATGTGGTTCCTCCTGTTGGCTGGGGCCGGGCGTGCCCCTGTGCTGATTGCCCGGTCAGGCGGCCAGTCCCGGTGTGGTGCTGGCCGCCCTCGGGGCCGTCAGGAACACCAGTTGGCCGAGCGCCTGACCGCTTCGGCGACCATCTCCTCGCCGCCGGGCAGGGCCCGGACCTGTGCCGCGCGGTTGCGGTCATGGATGTTCTTGGTCAGGTCCTTGACGATCGCCTCGCGGGCGTCGCGCTGCTCGCGCTGGCCGCGCGTCTCGGTGGGGGCCGGTTCCGGCGCGCTGCGTTTGAAAAATCCCATTTCTCGTTTCCTCCTGTTCGGTGGGGCCGGGCTTGCCCCTGGTGCTGATTGCCCGGTCGGGCGGCCAGTGCGTGCGCTGGCCGCCCTCGGGGCCGTCAGTTCCTACTTGCAGCCGCTGCCGTGGCAGGTGCCGCACGGGCGTGTCTTCTGCGGGAAGTACGGGTTCGGTTCGGTGCCCGATCCTCCGCAGGCGCCGCAGTCGTCAGTTCTCATGGCGTGGACCTCCCTCCGTGGTGTCGGTGACGGCGTCGCGGAGCGGGTAAGCCCGGATGACCTGGCTGTTCTCGCTGATTCCGGCCGGGAGCTGTGATCCGGGCAGCATGAACACGTTGGTTCCGCCGTAGAAGTTCTGGATCACGGGCGGCGCGGCTGCCTTGACGGCCTGGCGCGGCTCGTCGGGGAGCGCGGCGAGCTGCCGGTTGAACTGCTGGTGCTGGCGGCTGGTCCACCGGCGCATCCAGACGGCCGCGGGTACCGCCAGCGCGGTGAACAGGACGAGGACCACGGTGAGCAGCACGGCGAGGAACCGCAGGAGGGTCCACAGGTACCCGTCCAGCGCGCCCACGACGGCGACGGCGGCCACGGCCTTTACCCACCACCCGCTGCTCGTGGTCGACCAGGTGCCCGAGACGACGCCCTCGAACTTGCCGCCGCTCATGACTGGCCGTCCCGCAGCCGGTGAGCGGCATCCAGGTACTTGTCCCTGATCCAGGGGCCGACGTGGTCCCAGAACACGCGGTGGACCAGGTGGCCGCCGAGCCGCTTGGTTTTGCCCTGGCCCTTGCACCAGCGGCACATGGGGTGACTGTTGCCCTTCTTGACCACCCTGGCCCCGCGGCAGCGGGGGCACTTGTGGACCGGGTGCGCCAGGCACAGCACCACGTACGCGGGCACCGCGAGCGCGGCGGCGATGAGCCGGTGCGTCAGCAGGAACAGCGCCACGTGCGCGGGCACCGCGATCAGGACGGTGATCAGGATCGTGATGATCACGCTCACTGGGATCTCCTAACTTGGCCGCGGAGGCCTGCCCGGCGGCGAACCCGTCGGCGAAGCCCTTGTCGTAGCCCTCGGCGTAGCCCGCCGCATAGCCCTCGGCGCGGCCCTCGGCCTTGCCGGCTTCCTTGCCGCCCTTGTAGGTGCGGCAGCGGAAGCTCGTGCAGTAGGGGTCCGTGCAGGTCTCGGGGTCGTGCCGGGTCTTGTCGTGTGACCGGGCGCGGGCCCCGGCCTTCCGCTTCGCTGCGGCCGCAGCCGCTGCCTGCTTGCGCTTCTCCGCTGCCAGGCGCCTGCGTTCCTTGACGCGGGCCCGTTTCCGTGCGGCGGACAGCTTCCGTTTCTGCTTGCGTTTCTCGGCTGCGACCCGGCGCTTGTGGGCGGCCTGGCGCTTGCGGAAGTCGGACTTCGGTGAGCAGGTGTGGGTGAGCGGGTTCAGTGACCGCTTGCGGCAGTGCGGGCAGCGGACCTCTACGCCGAGCGCGATGCGGTCGCGTGTCCTGCGGCCGCGGCCGCCCGGGCAGGTGTGGCGCAGCCCGCGTTTCTTCCCGCACCCGCCACAGCGCCAGACGCTGACTGTGATCCGGCTCAAGCCCCTGTCCCATCGTGGTTGTCCCTAGGGCGGCCCGTGGGGGCCCGTTCCGCCGGTTTGTTGCGCGAACCGTGTTTCCGCAGGTCAGCGTGTTGTGCTGGTGTTGTGCGGCCCTCGGCCGTGTTGCGCTGAATCGGACAATCTGACGTTTCCGCAGGTCAGCGCGTGTTGTGCTAGCCCAACACGTTGTTGGGCTGTTGCGTGGCTCGCGGCGGGTGCGCAACATCATGAGTCCGCGCCCCTGATCGCCTCGAGTACGGCATCGAGGTCGTCTTCGGTCTTCAGCACGGCGCGCACCTTCGGGTCGTCGCCCGGCTCGCCGACGACGCCGTGGCCCGCGAGCTCGTCCATGAGCGTGCCGGCGCGGTCGTGGCCGAGGCGGAGCTTGCGCCCGAGGGTCGACGTTGACGCCCACTGCTCCCTGATGACCATCTCCGCCGCGGCGGTCAGCAGCTCGGTGTCCGCCTCGGGCCGCGGGGGCGCGGGCGGGTCGTCGCCGGCTTCCTGGTCGGGGTCGTCCGGGCCGCCGTTGACGGCGAGCGAGATCGTGGTGCGCTTCAGGCCGGTGAGGACCTTGCCGCCCGGTTCCCGGCCGTTGTCGGAGTCGATGTCTGCGAGCTCGCGGACGTCGGCCGACACGCCGTCACCGGTGACGCCCGTGTACGTCCCCCGGTAGCCCTCCGCGAGCCGCTCGGCGATCGTCGGCCAGTACAGGAACCGCTCACCGGGCCCGAACACCGCGTGGACGTCGCCGAGCAGGTTCCGCTCGCCCTGGTCCTCTTCCTCACCGAGCGCGTACCCGGACAGGACCCCGGCCTTCTCCCGCAGCGCGCGGGCCCGGTTCGCGATCTTCAGCGTCGCGGGATCGTTGAGATAATAAATCTTCGGGGCGATCGTGTCGCCGACGCCCTTGAGCCAGCAGCAGCCCGCGTCCGTGTACGGCAGGCGGAACACGGTGGCGTCGTGGCCCTTGTTGTACGAGCCGCTGCCGAGGATCATGTCGTTGGTCGTGTGGTCGCTGACCTTCAGGCAGCAGCGGGCCACGGTGACGGCGGTGATGATGACCGGGATCGAGTCCGCGCCGGGCCGCTGGGTGCCGAGGATGACGACGATGCCGTACGCCCGGCCGATCCGCATGACCCACTCAAGGTCGGTCTGGATCTGCTTGCCGTACGTCGGGTGCTGGAACGCGTTATGGCACTCGTCAAACGACGCGACGATGGGCCGCAGCCGCTTGTCGGCCATCGCGATCTCGCGGGTCAGGTGCGCTTCGGTTCGCTTCTCGCGCGGGATCTTCTTCCATATCGCCTGGCGGCGCTGCAGCTCGGCCTTGAGCATCTTGACGGACTCGGCGGCGTAGGCGATCGCCTCGTCATCCAGGCCGGACACGTAGCGGTAGCTGACCTGGGCGTACGGCTCAAGGTCGCCCTTGCCGCTGAACTCGTGGGTCCACAGGTCGACGACGGTGTCGAGCGCGGCGGCGGCGAGCAGGGTCCGGATGGCGCTGGTCTTGCCGGAGCCCATGGCCCCGCCGAACAGCCAGTTCGTCTGGAAAAGCGGGACGGTGATCGCGTTGCCGCGTGGCATCGTGCCGAACGGGACCAGGTCGAAGAAGTCGGGGGTGCCGGCCTTGAGCAGCGGGTGCGGGACGAGCTTTTTTTTCGCCCAGTCATGCCGGCCGATCCAGATGAACAGGCGCCCCTCGTGCTCGCCGGGCACGCCCTCGGGCCACACGGCGCTGAGTGGCCGGCGGAGCGCGGAGGACAGTTCCTTGCGCTTCTTAATGATCAGCTCAGCCGTGACGCCCTTGGGCAGGTCGAGCTCGACGGCCCAACCGTCGCCGTCGCGGTGCACGTCGCTGACCCAGTCAAGGTCACCCTTCGCGGCGACGTGCGTCTTGATGGCCGGGATGATCGCTACCAGCGCCTCGCGGATCAGCTCGAAGCTCGGGGGCTGGTAGTTCGGGGGCAGGATCGCCCTCGGCAGGAACGGGCTGCCGTCCGGCTTCCCGAACGCGACCAGGGTGAGGAACGCGGCGGCGGCCGCGCCGATCTGGACTGCCGGCGGGGTTCCCTCCGCCAGCACGTAGGACGTGAGGGCGGCGGTGGCGGCGGTCCCGGCGGCGAGTTTCCGGTTTCCCTTCTTGGTGCGTTCCCTGTCGTTGTGGGCGCGGAGCACGTCGCCGTTTCCGGCGTCGCCGCGGGCCAGGGACTGCGAGATGACGACCCGCAGGTGCGTGACGTCCATCCACAGCGCGTAGCGGAGGCCGAGGCGGGCGCCGCCGCGGACCGCGTAGACGAGCGAGCCGGGCGCGTACACGGGCACGGCGCGTATGCCGTGGAACGCCGTCCGGTAGCCGGCGAGTTCGAGGCTGTCCTTGACGGCCTGCCAGCGCTGGCCGGGGATACCGGGGATGATCGCGGCGCGCTGCGCTTCTTCGAGTCCGGGGCGGCCGGGTTTCGGCTCGGGCGGGTCGTCGTCGTCCGCGGCGGGCGCGGCTGGCTCCTCCTGCCCTGTGCCGGGGCTGGGCTCGGCGTCGGCGGGCTCTGCGGGCGGGTCGGCCGGGGGCTCGGGGTCACCGGGCAGCAGTCGCTCGATCGCGTCGCTCAGCGGCGGCGTGTCGTCGTCACCGGCGGGACGGGGCCGGCGGCCACGGCGCGGCGCGGGGATCACGCTCATTCGCCTGGCTCCAGGTCGAGGCCGGACAGGAAGTCCCACAGGAACGTCTCGGGTCCTGGCGCGAGGTCGGCGACCGTGACCTGCCATGCGGAGCACAGCGCGTCGGTGGCCTCCTTGCCGCACGCCCCGAACCCGATGTGGGGGTCGCGGATGTGACGGCGGGGCAGTGAGCTGCCGGCGCCGGTGTAGGGGCGGCCTATGCGGTAGGTGGCGGTGAAGTCGCTGTCTCGCCGGTAGCGCCAGGCGGGCAGTGTGGCCGGGTCGTGGCTGATGACGATCAGGCGGGACGACGCGGTCTCGTAGAGGCGGTCAACGACGTCCTCGGTGGTGAACGCCTCCACGAAAGCGTGCTGGACCCACCACGCGCCGTCGTAGCCCCACCCGGAAAAGCCTTCCTGCGACTGGTGCGTGACGAACCCGTCCCGGCACAGGCTGGCGAGCAGCGGGACGAGGGTGTCCGGCTGGTCGAGGTCGGTGGGGCCGTAGTAGCCGGGCCGGGTGGTGATCTTGCCCTGTATCCAGTCGGCCATGAGGTTGCCGACGTCGGTCAAGGTGCGGGCGGCCTGCCAGCGTTCCCGGTCGGTGCGGCTCATGTACTCCGGTTCGGTGCTCATGCCGTGGCCCCGTTCAGTACGCAGGGGACGACCCGCCAGCCGGTTTCGGTCGCGGCCTGGCTGATCGCCCACGCCAGGGCCAGCAGGACCGTGCCGACGGTGACGACGGCGACGATCAGCAGGTGGACGATCAGCAGGGCCGCGAGCGCCACCACGGCGAGCAGCAGGACGGCGAGCAGGTGAACGCTGACCATGCAGAGGGCGGTCAGGAGGACGACGGCGGCGACCTTGACGATCATGCGGCTGCCCTCCGGCGTGCCTTCGCGGCGTGGCGGGTCCTCTGGCGGCGGGTGCGGGCGCGCTCGGCCTCGCCCGTGCCGCCCCAGACGCCTTGCTTCGTGTTGGTGTCCATGGCCCATTGCAGGCAGGTGGCGCGTACGGGGCACTGGGCGCAGATCACGATGGCCTGCGCCTCGCGGACTGCCTGCTGTGCGGGTGTCTCGCCGTCGGGGCCGAAGAACTGCTCGGGGTCCTTGCCGCGGCAGGCCGCGCGGGCGCGCCAGCCGGCAGGGGTCAGCGTGGTCACGGCGTCACCTGCGGGGCCGCGACAGGCGCCGGGGTGAACACGGACGGCACCGGGGACGGGGCAGTGCAGGTTGCGGGCTGGGTGACGGCGCTCGTGATGAGGCAGGCGCCTGCCGCGACAGCGGCGGTAACCAGCAGCCAGCCGAGCCAGCAGGCGACCGGGGACCCGGCCTCGCGCGGCTGCCCGGTCCGGTTGAAGTAGTCGAGCTCGCGGACGATGCGGCGGCTGATCAGCTCGGTAAGCCAGAGCAGGCACCACGGGACGGACGCGTGAGCGGCGGCGGCCTCGTTGTTGGCGTGCAGGTACTCGGGGGTTTCCTCGTCGGTACCTGCGGCGTACTCGGTGATGGAGTTCTCGCACAGTGCCCGTTCGGCGGCTGCGTAACGGCGCAGCGCGGCGGGGATGCCGGCGAGGCGGGTGCGGTAGACCGGGGCGTACATGACTGCCCCGGTCTGCCGGTAGGTGTGCCGGTCGACGTGCCTGGCGACCCAGAGCAGCTGCACGGGGATTGCCTCCCAGGCGTCGATGAGGTCGTTCACGGCGTACGCGTGCTCTTGCGTCCCCTCGGCGAGGACGGTGAGGGCGCGCCTGGTGCGGGCGTAGTGCCGCAGCGCGGCGACGGCGGTCACCGTGACCGCCTCGGGTTGTCTCGCATGGCCGGTGGTCTCCGTTCCTCGTTCGGGTTGCTCTGACCTGTTAACAGGTATGAGACCATACTGGGATAGGCGCGGCGCGTTGTCAACCCGTGCTTCTGATCCGGAGAAGGCGGCCCTACGATTGGCGGAACACTGTGCGAGCGAAACGGGGAAAGAGCCGCGTGTCAGGTCCCGCCCTGCATGAACTGATAGCGCGGGAGCTGCGGCGGAAGGTGATCGCCGGTGATTTCGACGAAGACGGCATGCTGCCGCCCGGTACGGAACTGGTGAAGGAATTCCGGCGCACGTACGCGTCGGTCGCGCTCGGGACCGTTCAGGAAGGCGTGCGGCTGCTGGCCGACGAGGGACTAGTCCGCCTGGTGCCTAAACGGGGAACGTACGTGCTTGCCCGGCGGGCGTGGCGCGTCGAGTTCGCCAGCTACCCCGCGCCTGAGGGCATCACGCTCACGTCGCTGCACGCCGGCCTGGCCGCGGCGACGAGGGACGAGCCGGCGGTTCCGAGCGGGACCGTGGAGGACGGCGAGGGCGGCGCGGTCACGCTCCTGCTGGCAGTCACGTCGGGGACCCTTGACGGCGCGGTTACCGTCGCGCTGCGGGTCCGCAAGGCGCTCGGGCTGCCCGTGGACGCCGCCGTGGTACGCGGGGCGTGACCACGGCCGACCGGCCTGGAAACGCGAAACGGCCCCGCCCCAGGTCAGGGGCGGGGCCGTTTCGGTGTGACGAGATCATCACGAATTACACATGACTAGACCCCGGCGGTTATCGTGAGAGTTGCGAAGCTTTCACTCAAAACGTCGGGGTCTTTCGATGAACGAGATTAGCACGGATCGCGTCAGCATAGGGCTGGCCGTCAGGATGGCACGCCGCGCGAAAGGCCTGACGCTGGCGCAGGCCTCGGGCCTTGTCGGGCATTCCGAAGGCTGGCTGTCGAAGGTCGAGAACGGGCGCATACCGCTTGACAAGCGCGCCGACATCGCCGCCCTGGCCGGGGTGCTGGACGTCAGCGCGGACACGCTGCTCGGCGAGCCCGCCCCTGAAGTGCAGGCCGGCCGCGACGCGTGGCCCCTGAACCCGCTCCGCGCCGCGCTGCTCGACGCGTCCCCCGACGACCCGCCGGACATCGCCGCGCGGCCGGTCCCCTTTCTGCGGGACCTGAACGACCAGGCGGACCGGGCGCTGCGCTGGTCGGACTATGCCGCGCTCCTGCCGATCCTCCCCACGCTGATCGGCGAGCTTGAGGTGCAGGCGGGCACGGCGAACGGCCACGACCGGGAGGAAGCACTACGGCTGCTCGTCCCCGCCACCGCCACCGCCGTGATCACGCTGCGGTACGCGGCACAGCCGGACCTGGCGTGGGTTGCCGCGGAGCGGGGCAGGCAGGCCGCGGCGCTGCTCGGTGACCCGGTTTGGGAGGCGGCGGCCGCGTACGGCATGGCGCACGCCCGGAGCTCGACGAACAAGCCCCGTGCCCTGATGACGATGCCGGACGCGGCCGACAGGTTCGAGCCGCTGGCCGGGCAGTCCCGCATGGCCATGGAGGTCTACGGGATGCTCAGGCTGAGCGCGGCGCTGGCCTGCGCGGTCAGCGGCGACCACGCGGGGGCCGATGACCACGGGGCGGAGGCCGCGAGGATCGCCGCACCGCTCGGCGACGAGCCCGACGCGTGGGAGCTGTTCGGCGCGAGCAACGTCGGGGTGTGGCGCACGTCGCTGTCGGTTGAGGCCGGGAACGCGGAGCGGGCGCTTGAGCACGCGTCCCAGGTCGAGCCGCGTGCGCTCGCGTCGAACAACCGGCGGGGCGCGCTGCTGATGGAGCAGGGGCGGGCGTTCGCCATGCAGGGGAAAGACGGGCGCGCCGCCGCGGCGCTGAAGCGGGCCGAGCACCTTTCCCCGGCGCAGGTGCTGAACAGTCCCCTGCTGCGGGAGCTGGTGCGGAGCATGCTCGACGAGGCGCGGAGAAAGGCCGGCGGCCGGGACCTGCGCGGCCTGGCCTGGCGGATGGGCTTGATCTAAATTTTTCGATCAATTCCCCGAGACTTTCCTGTAGGAAAGTTACGGGCGAGTTCCTGCTTTACGTTTGCGTCACTCTGACCGAGGACTACGTACCTGGGAGTGACGGGAATGGACGCAGAGGCGGTGCCACGTGCTGCTGGCATTTCAGGCGTCGTTGACTGGGCTGAGCTGGCGACGCTGGCCGGCGGGGACACCAGGCAGGCACTCAGCCGTCTCCGGCTGCTGTACGGCGGCCGGTACACGTTCGGGTTCGATCCGGGCCGCGGCGAGTTCTGGTCGGTGTGGGACGGCAGGATCGTGACGCTGCTGACCGCGCCGACGCCGCAGGCTCTCGGCGGCCTGGTCGACAGCGCCCGGGCGGTCGCGTCATGATCCGGTCGCGCGTTGCCCTGCTGGCGGGCTTCGGCGCGCCGGGGCCGGTGCCGTTCGTCGACACGGGCACCTGGTGCGACGACGTCGCCCGCATGGAGGCGCTGCTGGAACGGCTGAAGGGCCGCGTGCCTGACCTGGCGTGGAAGCAGCCGTCGGGCGTGACCGGGCACGTGCTGACGTGGACCGAGGACGGCGCGCCGCGTGACCACACGGAGAAGCTGCTCGGCGGCCTGTGCGACTGGGCGGACAGCCAGTGGCCCGCGTGATCGAGACGGGCCCGGAGCGGGCGGAACAGGAAAGCGACCTGCTGGCCAGCCTGCGCGCGAGTTACCCGCACCTGGACTTTCACCGGCTGCCCGGCGCGTGGCTGGCGCTGCCGAAGGGGACGCCGTTCGAGTCCGCGTTCACCCTGTTCAGCCTCGGCATGAGGCTGCCCGCCGGGGAGCTGGCGCAGTGACCGGCGCGGCGGTGGCGAGGGACGCGCGGCTCACCGCGATCGAGGCGGAGTTCCCCGGCTGGCACGTGTGGGAGTCGGACCAGGGGCGCCTGTACGCGGTCCGCGTCGGGGCGACGTGGCGGCGGGACGACCCGCGGCCGATCACGGTCGACGCCAGGACCGAGGCGCGGCTACGGCGGGTGCTCAGCGACGTCAGCGGGCAGGCGCTGGTGTGGGACGCCGGCTGATGGGGGAGGCGGCTGCGCCGGGGACGAGGAAGTACCTGGTCGTCGCGGACATGGTCCGGGCCCGCATCCGTGACGGCTCCCTGCGGCCGGGGGATGCCGCGCCGGGCGGCGAGGAGCTGAGCCGGGCCACGGGGTACTCGACGCTGACCTGCCTGCGGGGCCTGCGGTACCTGGCCGGCGCCGGGGCGCTTACCCGGCGTGCGGGCGGGCAGGGGCAGTTCCGTGTTCCGCTGGTCGCGGCTGACCCTGCGGTGCGGGTCCTGGTGGCGGCGGGTGACGCGCTGTCGGCGGGGCTCGCCGCGAGGCGGCGGGCGGCGGGGATGAGCCAGCCGGACCTGGCGGGCCTGACCTGTGTTTCCCTCACGGCGGTCAGGCACGCGGAGACGGGGCTGCTGTGGCAGGCGCCTGACTTCTGGGAGCGGGCTGACAGTGCCCTCGGGGCGGGCGGCGGGCTGCTGAGGCTGCATCACGCGTACCTGCTGGCGAAGGCGTGCGCGCCGTCGAGGTCGGCCGGGCTGCTCGGTACCGCGCTGACGCCGCGTGAGCGGGAGGTCGCGGTGCTGTACGCGCGGCGGCGGATGACGGCGGCGGAGATCGCCGGGGAGCTGGGGATCGCCGAGGGGACGGTGCGCGGTCACCTGGCCCGCGTTCACGCGAAGGCGGGCACCGGGGGCGTCAGGGAAGGCGCGCGGCTGCGGCTGGCGGCGTGGATGCGGCGGCAGGAGCCGCAGGCGGCGGCCGCCGGCGGGCGGTGAAATCAGGGCCGGGGCCCGGTTAAGGCCGGGCCGGGAACAGGCGGGGGTGAAATTGCGCGTGCACGTTCAGGTGCACTGTGCAATCTTCTGCTATTTGCCGTGGCGGCGGTAATTTGATGATTCCCGCACTCCCACCCAATGGGTGCGGGGAAGGGAAGCACCGGGCATTGTCCCAGGCGCGGGCTCCGATGGTGCTTTCCCCGGCCGGGCGGTGTCACCCATTCGGGGGTCACCGCCCGGCCGTTATTTGCTGTAATTATGAAAGGGAGCCGGTTTTGGCGGGGGTGGGGAGACGCGTGGGGGATTCAACGAAGATTGCCCTGGTGGTCGACGCGCTAAGAGGGGGGAACATCGCATTCGACGTTGAGAGGGAACTGGCGGCGGCGCTGCCGGGGGTGCGGCGCATGGTGACGTGGGCCGACAGGTTCAGCGCGCGGGCGGCGGAACTGGCCGTGCTCGGCGGTATCGGGTCGGTCCTGATCTGCGGGACGGGGTTCCCCGTGCGCGGCGACGCGCCGCACCGGCTGGCGGCGGCCGCGTCGCCGGCGGCACGGTTCGGTTACCCGAGCACGTCGCCGGTCGTGGCCGCGCTGCGCCAGCTCGCGCTTGACGGCGACCCGCGCGCCGTCGCGTTCCGGGCGACGATCGCGAACCCCGCGCAGATGGTCAGGCGGGCGGCGATGGCCGGCCTGGCGGGCCCGCTGCAGGTGCAGTGGGGCATCGGGTCGTGGCGGCTGGGCGCGGAGGACGGGGCGGCGCTCGCGGCGGCGCACGCGGAGGCGCTGCCGGCGGGGTCGCAGGTGGCGATGTCGGCCGCGGAGCGCGCCGGGGAGGTGGGGGTCCTGGCCGGGGACGAGATGTTCGGGCACTCCCCGGAGGTGCTGGCGGGGTGGGCGGCGGGGGCGGGGCTTGACGTCGTGCTCGAGGTGCCGGACGTGCGGGCGTGGGACCGCGGCGGCTGGGGGGATGTCCTGCGGCGGGACTGGCCGGCCGGCCGGGTGTCCGGGCTGGTCGCGGTTAAGCCCTTATTCAGCCAGGGGAGGGTGCGGACGAGGGCCAGGCGGGGGAAGCCGATGCTGCGGGCCTGCTCGCGGAGGTTGGCGCGGCGGATGCCCTCGGCGATGCCCGACTGTCGGCCGGCGTCCCATGCCTTTTTCAGGTCGGCCATGACTCTCTCGCGGCGGCCGTTGCGGTGCGCGGCGGCGTAGGTCTCCAGGCCGACCTCTTTCTTGGCGAGGGCGCCCCGCATCTCGTGGACGGCCCTGGCCGCGTAGACGACTTCGGGGGCGGTGTCGTCGGCGATTGCCGTGGCTAGCTGGAAGTACAGGCTGCGGGTTTCCTGGATGAGCCCGATTAGGTGCTGTACCTGTTCTGCTGCGTCGTCCATTCGGTTACCTCCGCCGGCCTAATTGGGTCACGAAAGGTTACCGGGAATCACTGTAAGTTACAAGATTTAAGCGCATCGCATCAACAGTGGTGAATGTCCGCTGGTCAGCCTGTCTTGCTTTCCCGGCCGTCCTCGTTCACCGGGTGGCTTTCCACCCATTCGAGGACACGGCGCACGCGCCGCTCGCGCGGGGCGAGCTTCATGTCGTTGCCCAGCTCGCCCCACAGGAACCCCAGGAACTCGCTGTCGGGGCGGCTGGCGATCAGCGCCTCGATCAGCCGGTCGTCGCCGCCCGTGCCGACGGGCGCGCCGGGCTGGCTTGCGGTCGCGGCCAGGATCTCGGCGGCGTCGTCGGGGCGGGCCTGTTCGAGTGCGCCCTGCTGGTCGCTCGTGAGGGGCGGCAGGACGGCGAGCATGCGGGCGATGGTGGCGGCGGGTGCGCGGAGGGGCTGCCCCTCGGGGCCTGTGGCCTTGTCGCGCTCGATCGCGCCCCAGTGGCTCGCGCTCATGCCGGCGCGGGCGGCGGCGGCTTCCATGCTCAGCTTCGGGGTGGCGCTGAGGCGTAGTGCGCGGATGAGGGCGCCGGTGGTGGGCGCCGGTGGTGCGGTCACTCCCGCACGTTATCACGCGGGATCGCGTGTTCCTTTGGGGCAAACCTTCGGGTTACGTATGCGAATCCCGGCGGTTCGCCTCTGAGACGCGTTTCCTCCCCGCGAGTAACACGTTTTCACGCGTGTTCGCGTTGCCATCACGCATGATCGCGTGTACCTTCACACGCATGACACACAACACCGCGCCGGCCACGGCCCCGCCAAGGCGGGGCGGCAAGTGGGTCGCAGGCGCCAAGCTCCGCAGCGCCCGCGAGGACGCCGGCCTCTCCCAGGGGCGGCTAGGCGACCTGGTCGGCACCACGCAGCAGACGATCGGCCACTACGAGGCCGAGGACGACGGCTGGGGGCCCGACCTCGAAATGACCGTCCTGCTCGCCCTCGCGCTCAAGCGGGCACCCGCGGACCTGATGCACGACGAGGGACGCGAGGCGTTCGGAAAGCTCGCCGCCGCTCTCAAAGCGGCATGACACGACGGAAGCCCCTGGCGGTAACGACGCCAGAGGCTCCCAGCCGGCACAGCGACCGGCACCCACAAAGGTACTCGAATCGGAGGACAGCACCGATGACAACAGCAACCACCCAAGAGTCCGGAACGCGGGCAGCGCAGCCGCGTCCCGCCGGATTCTCCGTAGTCCCGCGCGGACAGGGCGCCCCGCTCAAGTCCCCCGCGAGCCAGCTCCCGGCGCTGGGGAAGATCTGGAGGAAGCAGATCCGGCCAGGCACCTGGGAGGCCGTACAGGCAATCACCAGGGACGGGGAGTGGCTGTTCGAGCGCCACGGGCGCACATGGTCGGCCGGGCACTACCCGACACGCACCGCCCTGAAGACAAGGCTCCCGTCGCTGCGCGCCTGCCGCGCCTACGTGGGTAACGGGGAAGCACGGGCCGACCTTGAGCGGGCTACCGCTGCCACCGGGACTGGGGCAGGTGCCCTGTGAACGCCCCCGTGACCGCCTGCTCGACCGGCCGCGACGCGATGGAATACCTCCTGTCCAGCCTGAGGAAGCTCGACTTCAAGGCCGTTGACGAGGCCAAGCAGCAGGCCGGGGTGACCTACGCCGACACGGTGCGGAAGGTCCCCGTCCACGACGCGGCAGAGGGCGCGCTGCGCGGCCCCCGGTTCACGCCGCGCAGCGCGGCGGCCGACGTGGTCGCAGCGCTTGGCGGGCTGTACCCGGCCGCCGACGGGTTCTCGCCGCACGAGGCCGAGTACGCCGCGCTGATGGCCGAGGCCGACAAGCTCACCGGCACCCATTCGCAGTGGAAGCCCGGCGCGCCGATCGCCACGGGGGCTGAGCTGTGAGCGCCCTGACCGTGGTCCTCGCGGACTTCCTCGACTCCGCGCTAGCCGGCGTCGACGCGAAGCTCACCGGCCGGGAGGACTGCCGCGACTGCAAGGCGTCCGCCGGGTTCTGCCCCGAGTGCGGGCGGCTCGACGATCAGCGCGACGCGCTTAGCTGCGCGTTCAACGCCCTTACCCGGTCGGCCAGCGACGTCGAGGCCGTGGGGATCTTCACCAGGGCGGTATCCCGCGCGACAGGCCTTAACGAGGTCACGCCCGTGCTTGTGGTGACGGGGATGGTGGCACGGTGAGCGACGCGATCGACATGGCCGCGAAGCTGCTGGAACTCCGCGCCCAGTTCAAGCCGGAAGAGATCGGCAAGCTACCGCGCGTCAACTGCAACGACTGCCGCAACAGCAAGATCGGCCAGTGCGGCAACCACTCCAAAAAGAAGTGCGACGGCTGCAAGTCGTACATGACGACCGCGCACATACACATCGACTTCGTCGGACACGCGGACGTCACCGCCAGGCTGCTCAGCGTCGACCCGCTGTGGGGCTGGGACCCGCAGGCGACCGACCCGGACCCGGAGCTTCTCAGAGCCGCGATGGCTACGGGAAACGCGGCCATCGTCGAGCAGGTGGTCGCGAACGCGCCGCCGAAGTTCGAGCGGACCGCGACCGGCACCCCGGTCGGCCTGTGGATCTGGCTCACGGTCTGCGGGAAGAAGCGCGCCGGGTACGGGACGGTCCCGACCAACCAGTTCGAACCCGAGAAGGTGCTGATCGGTGACGCGCTCCGCAACGCCGCCATGCGGTTCGGGGTCGCGCTCGACCAGTGGGCCAAGGGTGACCGGGAGGACCCGACCGCCGAGAACAGCGCAGGGGCGGACGGTCACGCCGAACGGCACGTGCCGAGCCCCGAGCAGGGACGGCGCGGGAAGGTGACGAGGGCTGAGCAGCCGAAGGAGGCGACCCCGAAGGAGGCGACCCCGGCGGACGCGGCGGCGGGTGACACCGACTGGGGTGTCGCCCTGGCGGGGATCGTCACCGACGAGGACGCCGACCGGGTCGAGGGCGAGATCAAAGCCGCGCACGACGCGGGGCGGCTCAAGCCCGTCACGGCCAACGCGCTCCGCAAGGCGATCGCCGCCAAGCGCGGCAAGCTCGCCAGCAGTGACAAGGCGGCCACGGGATGACGTGGCTTGACAAGGCGATCGAGGGGGTGCGCGCCCATGACCGGGCGCGCCCCCGCGCGCAGCAGGCCGAGGTCGGCTGGTCGGAGGCGGGCGGCTGCCAGTCAGCGATCGGGTACCGCGTCGACGGGGCGTGGCCGGCCAGGCAACCAGGGTGGGCAGCGGTGCGCGGAACCGCGCTCCACGACTACCTCCTGCCGGTCATCGGCCAGGCGCTCGGCATCGCGTGGGAAGTCGAAACCGTGTACCGGGGCATCCCCGGCCACGCGGACCTGGTCGGCCCGAACGACGTCACCGACCTGAAAACCAAGACGCTCGACGCCGCGGCGACGTGGCGGGCGAACGTCCGGGCGATGTGGCAGCCGCGTGTCCAGGCCCACGGTTACGCCGCCGGCCTGGTCGACGCCGGGCGGCTCCGCGAGGACGCGACGGTGCGGATCCTCGTCGCCCCGGTCGACACACCCGATTTCGAGGGTGAGCTGAACACTGACGGCTGGTGGGCGTTCGAGGAACCGTTCGACCGGGACCTCGCCGACCAGGGAGCGGACAGGGTCGACCGGGTACGCGCTGAGGTCGCAGCCGGGCGCCTTGACCAGCTCCCGAAGGAGAAGCCGCCGCAGTGGTGCGCGAAGTTCTGCGAGTTCGCGCCGCTCTGCCGCCCCGACCTCGACGCCGAGCTTGCCGGCGAAGACTTCCCCGAGATCACCGACCCGGAACTAGCCACCGCTGTGCGCCGGTACGGGGAACTGCTCGCGGTCTGGTCGCCTGCCGAGGCGGAGAAGAAGGCACTCGCGCCGATGGTCCGCGGGCTGCGCGGCAGGACGGCCGACGGCTGGAAGGTCACCACGTCACGGCCGGGGGAGCCGGGCGAGGAACCAGACATGGACGCCGTCCGGGAGATCCTGGCCGACTTCGGCATCGAACTGCCCATGCGCAAGACGCCGGGAAGCTCGCCCCGGCTGAGCGTCACCCGAATCAAGGACAAGGAGGCGGCCAAGTGACCGCGCCGCACCGGCCAGTCGTGATCGTCGACTGCGAGACCACGTCGCTTACACCCGACTACGAGGGCGGCAGCGGGGTCATCTGGGAACTGGGCATGATCCGGCGCGACACCGGCCAGGAATGGCTGTACCGCGTCGGGCCCGTCGAGGCCCTGGCCGACCCGGAGGCGCTGAGGGTCGGCCGGTTCGAGGAACGGACTGCCGGGATGCGGCACCCGACGCCGGGTGAGGTCGCCGCCCGCCGGGCCGTGATGTACACCTGGGAGACCGCGCCCCGGAACATCTGGAACCTGACCCGCGGCGGCAAGTACCTCTGGTCTGACCCGTCTGACCTCGCCGCGCACCTGGCCGGCTTCCTTCATGACGTGATCCTGCTCGCGGCCAACCCCGTGTTCGACGCGGGGTTCCTGTCCGCGCTCCTGCAGCACGACGGGCAGGACCCGCAACCGTGGCACTACCGGCTGCGGGACATCGGGTCGATGGCGTACGGCTACCTGCGCAGCAGCGACAACCCCGGTTTCACCGTGCCGCCGATCGACGCCGGCACCGACGACCTGGCGATCGCGCTCGGCGTCGACCCGGACGCCTTCGTGCGGCACACCGCGCTCGGTGACTGCAAGCTGCTCGCCGCGATGCTCGACGTGATCGAGGGCGGTGCCGCGTCGTGAACCGTTCGGAGATGCGCCGCTGCGGCAGGCGGTACGCGACCGCCGACGCGGCCACGAGGTCGAAGGCCGGCCGTAACGACGGGACAACGCCCGAGCAGTGCAGTGACCCGAAGTGCGGCGGCTGGCACCTGCCCAAGCCGGCGGCGCCCCGCGCCGCCCCTGGCAGCATGGCGGCCGCGGTCGCCATGGTGCTCGCCGCGGAGTGCACCGTCACGCAGGCGGCACGGGAGCACCAGGTCGACCCCGGCCGCCTCGACGACGCGGCGTGGGACGGGGCCAAGCTGGTCGTCCTCGAGCGCGACGGGCGGACGTGCCGGGCCTGCGGTGAGCTGGCCGTGGACGTGCACCACATCATCCGCCGGGGCATCGGGGGCACGGCGGACCCGGTGGTGGCGTTCGGGACCGTCAATCTAGTAGCGCTCTGCCGCGCCGACCATGACCTGTGTCACGCGAAGGACCCCGGTATGTACGAGCGGGGTTTCTGGCGGTGGACGACGGAGACGCCCGGTGTGGTCCCGGTTCGTGTTCCGGGCCCGTTCGGCTCGTACCAGTCGCTGTGGCTGCTCGCCGACGGTGAGGTCAGCGTCACTGACCCGGCGGTGGCGGCATGACGGCGGCCGTGGCGATGACCGCCGCGGACGTGAACAGGTACGTCGGCGAGCAGGTCCGCAAGGCCCGCAAGCGGCGGGGCATGAGGCAAGGCGAGCTTGCCGCCCGTCTCGGCGTGTCGAGGGCATGGGTCTCGCTCGCGGAGGCCGGGAGCCGGGGACTGTCCGCTGTGCGCCTCGTGGCGGTCGCCGCGGTGCTCGGCGTGCAACCGGGTGACCTGCTGCCCGTGGTGGTGTCCGGTGGCTGACGACGTCCCTGAGTTCCCTGTTCTCCCCGCTGGCGGCGATGACCGCTCGCCAGCGGGGCCGCCCGGCCGGTCAACGGGGGCCGGCCGGGCATCCAACCTGCCCGCGAACCCAGGCGCGGGCAGCGGCGGCGCACCAGCGGACCCTTCACCCCTTGGGGTTCCCGTGCGCCGGGTCCCGGCCACACAGGCAGCCGGGACCGCCGGCCCGTCACCGCTTGAATGCGGCGGTGACGGGCCGGACCGGATCAGCCTCGCCGAGCTGGCCGCCGAGTTCGGGGTCAATCAGTGGCGGCTGCGGCACTGGGCGGCGCGCGGCTGGCTGCATCCCGTGAGCGAGGGGCGCGGGCTCGGGCGCGGCTCGGTGTTCTGGTGGCCGCCGGCCGAGCTCGTGGTCGCCCGGCGGATGGCGGCGCTCGTGGTGTCCGGGTTCACCCCGGAGGCCGCGGCCGGGATCGCCCGGCAGCGGAGGCGCACGGTGCGGCTCGCCGGGGGCGTCCTGGTGATCCTGCCCCACGATCGCAGGGGTGCCCTGTGATGACGGCCGTGGTGGTCGCGTTGTGCGTGGCGTTCGGCGCCGTCGGGTACCTGGCGCGGTCGGTGTTCGCGGCGATCGACCGGGGAGCGGAGCGGAGGGCCAGGGACGCTAGCCGGGAGCGGTGGCGGGCGCGCGTGCGTGAGCTGCAGGACCGGCTAGACGCGTCGCTGGCCGCTGACTACCTCCGTGACCGTCTCGGGCCCGACGGGTGGCTGTACGACGCGCTGGCCGCCGTCTACGCGGAGGCACGGCCAGGTGAGCGCGCCGAGAACCTGACCATTCAGGTCCGGTGGAAGGACAGCGAGGACGACACCACCCTGATCGGGATCAACCTCGGTGACGTCGCCGAGCGGGCCGCGATGCTGTCCGTAACCAACGGTGAGGCGTGTTGGCAGCAGCCGGAAGACATCGACCTGCCCGACCCGGACTCGCCACGGTGGGGCAGCAGCGGGTGAGCAGGCGGGAACTAGCCGGGCGGCGGCGGGAGCATCAGCTACCCGCCGCCGCTGCGGCATGTCCGGGGTCAGCTAGGGCGCTTGCGCGTCCTCTTCCGGGGCGGCTTGCCGCCGAGCTCGGGCACGGTCATGCGGCTGATCGTCCCCCGGTCGAAGTAACGGTCGGTCTCCCGCTCGATGTCGGCGGGCCCGTAGTCGTCTCCGCGTTCCTGGCGGACGCGGACGATCAGTTCCTTGACGTGCTCGTGGTCGCGGTCGGCGGTTTCGCGGCTCGCGCGCGCCGTCCGTACCGCTTCCTTCAGCTCGTCGATCACGTCCATCCCCCCATCATGTGCGATCCGAAGTCATGTTGCCAAGTCATGCGTCGCTATCACCCTAACACGTCGCCATGACTAGTAGACATGACGTGAGATCATGTTGTACCGTCATGACGTTGAGTCACAGAGGTATCCAGGTGGACCGGAGGGAGGACAGGTTGGGCTTCGAGCTGGTCACCGAGTGCATGGGTACCCCGTCCGATGACCTGACCTGGCGGGAACGGTTCGCGCTGCTCGTCCTGGCCCGCGAGGCCTGCGACGCGACGCGGCTCTGCCCACCTGGCATCGAGAGCGCCCCGGAGATCGTCGCCCGGCTTCGCCTGAGCAGGTCAGCCCGGTACGAGGTGCTGTCGGCACTGTGCGAGAAGGCGGCGCTTGTCCATGTTGAGAGGGGACGTAACGGGGTTGACGCGGTTTACGCGATCGCCCCGTTTGCCCCAGGCGGTCCGGAGCGGCCCGGGTATCCAGACGCTCCGCCTGTCACCGTGAAGGGTCCGGGTTTCACGGACGCTACAACCGGCGCGAAGGGTCCGGGTTTCACGGACGCTACAGCGTTGAAGGGTCCGGGTTTCACGACTCAAGCGTCCGGGGTTTCCGGACCCTTGGCCGCTGAAGGGTCCGGGTTTCACGTCGTGAAGGGTCCGGGTTCCACGGACGCCTCGCGCGCGCGTTCAGGGTCTTTGGGTTTTAAAGATCTTAAAACCAACCCCCCTACCCCCCCTACCCCCCCCGCCCCCTATCAGCCGCCGCTGCTCGCAGCCGTCGCGAACCCAGGGGAGGGAGGGAGGGAATTCCCGGCACAGGGAAACCCCGAACTGCTTGCCCTCGCCGCCGAGGTCGGCCGGGCGCGCCCCGAATGGTCGGCCCGGTCAGTCCGCCGCGTGCTCGAACGCCCCGGCATCGCTGCCCGGCCGTGGCCGCTCGTCGTCGCAGCGATGCGCCTCGTGGCCGCAGACCCAGGCACGAAGTACCCCGGACGACTTGAGCACGACGGCCCGTGGTGGGCCGATGCCGCCGCCGCTGCCCGCGCCAGCGCAGCACCCGCCGCGCAGCGGGACGCAGGCCACCAGTACGACGAGGACCCCGAAACGCGCCTCTGCCGGCACTGCCGGGGGACGGAAGTCGACAAGCGCCACACTCGAAGGAGAACCGCGTGAGCTTCAACCCCTGCCACGTCGAAACCAGCCTGACCGACACCGACCTAGCCGCAGTCATTCGCAGCGCCGCCGACGGGGACGGCATGAGCGGTCCCGTCAAGGTGTCCGTCGCCGGTGCCGCCTGCATGCTCGAGGCGGGCCACTCCCCCGACTGCGGCTCGTGGATCGCCAGCCTTGACGACGACGGCACCACCACGACGGCATGGCTCCGCTGGAACATCAACGGGCCGGCACCCCAGGACCCCGACATCGAGCCGGATTGCCCGCGCCGCCGCGTCGACTGGCTTGTTGACTGCCGGGTGCCCGGCTGCATCCTCTTCCGGGGTCACCCCGGAGCGTGCCGCCCGCTCACGGACGACGCCGGGGAGCCGACCCCGTGAGGCGCTTCAACTGCGACTGCGGCGCGCGGCTCCTGTGGGCGCGGACGGTCAACAACCGGTCGATCGCGCTCAACCCGAAGCCGGACCCGGACGGTAACCAGGCCGTGTACCGCGACGGGACCGGCACGTGGCTCAGCCGCCAGTTGAAGGACGGTGAGGAACCGTACGGCTACGAGCGCCGCCTGATGCCGCACGTGGCGACCTGCCCGCTTGAGAAGGAACGCCGCGAGCGGGCCAAGGAAGCCAGGCAGCCCGCCCCGGAGAACGTCGTCCCGCACAGCACGTTCCTCGCCAGGCTCCGCGCGCGGGGCCGCAGGTGAGCAACCCCCAAAGCCCCACGGGCGGCACAAGGGCCGCCCGTGGCCACGAAAGGAACAGCCCATGTCAGGAAGAAGCATCGCCAGCATGACGGTCGGGGAAATCCTGGAGCAGCCCGTCACGGGCATCCCCGGCAAGCGCACCGAGCGCGAGCGGTTCGAGCTGCCCAACACCGACCGCAAGAAGGAGCCGGGCGTGGTCCTCGACGCGTCCGGGTCCAACCAGGAGTACGCCGACCCCGAGGAGACGATCACGAAGGTCGAGCTGGTCGCCAGTGCCCTGCCGGAGTTCGTCACCGCGTTCGAGGGTGACGACGCGATGGCCAAGAAGGAAGAGGGCACCGGACGGGGCGGCGTGCGCGGCTTCGCGTTCTGCTACCCCGGCGAGATCAAGTTCGGTCTCGACGAGGACGGCGTGCCGGAAGACGAGTCCGACGACGAGCGGGACCTGCACGACCTGAACACCCTCAACGTCCTGGAGAAGGTCGAGATCTACAGGGGCCTGGTGTACCGGGGCCTTCAGACGTTCGTCGCCCCGGCGCTGGTCGCGGTCAGCACCGCGTTCGACAACGAGTTCCGCAACCCCAAGAGCCCGAACTACCTCCCCGACGACGAGTGCCCGGCACAGGTGATCCTCGGCGCCGGCGACGGCCGGTTCAACGACCCGCGCGCGTTCGACGAGTTCATGCTGACCTGCAGTGAGCGCAGGGTCGTCGCGTTCGCCGCGATCGGCTACGGCGACGCCCACGACGAGTTCGTCGAGCACCTCGGGGACATCAGCAGGAAGAACGAGTTCTTCACCTACGCCGCGCTGACCGGCGTGTCCAGCTTCCGGGAGATCGCGCTCGACCTGCGGCTCCTGTCCGGCACCGCCCCGCTGCACTAAACCCCGCCCGTCCTGCGGCCGTGACCCGGAAGCACCACCCCTGTTTCCGGGGCGCGGCGGGAGGACGAACACCAGCCCCCAAGCCCCGATTAAAGCGAGGACCATATGGAGCCTTTCGATTACCCCGACACCGCCGGCAGGCGCCTCAAGATCACGCGCGGCCGGGGAACCACCGCATGGCTCACGATCGACGACCACGGCAGTACCCGAGGCGTCGAGCTTGAGAAGTCCGCCGTGCCCGGTGCCGCCGCAGCGCTGTACGAGGCCACCGGGCTACCCGCGCCGCTGATCCTGCCCCGGCCGCTGGACCTGCCGATCGGCACCAGCGAGCACAACACCGCCGTAGCGGGCTACTACCTGTGGCTTGAGAACGGACGCGTCTGCACCGACGAGCGCGAGCTAGAACAGGGCATCGAACCGGGCGACGCCTGGCTGCTGGCCGCCGCGATCGCCGTGCACGCGGAGGCCGCCGTCGAGCCTGACCAGGACGAGGTTGACCGGCTGGCCGCTGCGATCCACGGTGCCCAGTGCAACACGAGCGTGGTCCCGGACCCGTGCGACAGGTGCCGTGAGGTTGCCCGCCTGGTCCTGCGCGGCGGCTGGAAGCGGGAGCCGGGCCAGTGAGCCGGGTACTCGCGGACCTGATCGACGCGCAGGGGCACCGCGTCACCGCCACCGAGGACGGCGACCTGCTGACGATCGTCACGCAGCCGGTCGCCACGAAGACGCCCAAGTGGATCGCGCCCGGGCACCCGTGCCTGACCCGCGACACCGACCAGGCCGTCAAGCTCCGCGACGCCCTCAACGAGTTCATCGACGGCGCCGGCGCTACGCAGGTGACCGGGTGACCCGCGACCTCCGCCGCACCGGCGGCCGGATGAACTACGAGTGGCAGACCGGCACGCGGGTCGAGCCCGTGGTCGACGTCGCCGCCCTCAAAACGCACGTGCTCCGCTACCTCGCGGACTGCCGCCGGTGGGCTCACATGCTCCGCGTATCCGACCACCCGACCCTCAAAGGCTGCCTCCAGGTCGTCTACACCCAGACCGACGAGCAGAAGCAGGCAGCTACCGACCTGTACTACCTGGCGACCCGCACCCGGCCGAAGCCCCCGGCCGGCGGGACAGGTGAGGCACCGTGACCGTCCGCAACCCCCCGACACCCGTCACCATCGCGTTCGGCCGCCGCGCCAGGGAACTCCGCCAGGAACGGGAATGGACCCTGAACAAGGGGGCCAGCCGTACCCAGCTCGCCCCCTCGACCCTGTGCCGGATCGAGCAGGGCATGGACACCACGCTCAGCACCGCTGAGAGGATCGCCGCCGCCTACTGGGTGCCCCTGGCCGTGATGCTGAGCCCGGAGACGTGCGCCAACTGCCACGACGCACCAGGCCGCGGTTTCACCTGCCAGGAGTGCGGGACGGCGGGCCCGGCGGTGACCCGGTGACCACCGCCCGGCAGTGGGCCCTCGTCGCCCTCGCGGTCATCGTGATGGCCGCGCTCGGCTGGTTCATGGGGATGGCATGACCGAAACCCCGCCGCCCGCCGACGTCGTCGACGAGCTTGACCGTGCCCTGTGGCGGGCCGTCTACGACTGGGCTGTTGCCCGCGCCAGGTGGGCGGCTGCCCGCGCCGCAGCGGACCCGGCCGCGCCCGCCGACCGTGAGCCCTGGGACGCGGTCGTCCTGCTCGGCGTCCTGGGCGGCTGCCGCAACGCCGGCGTCACCTACGACGAGGTCGAGCTGACCCTGTGGCGCCTCGCCCACGCGAGGGAAGGTCACCGGGACTTCGCCGAGCTGCGCGAGCTCACCCGCCGGCGCCGGCCGAAAGTCGCGTCGGCCCCGCCGCCCGCGATCGCCGCGGGGATCGCGGGGAACTTCGCGGCCGCGTACGCGGCCACCCACCCGACCACCTCCGCCGGCCAGGCGGAGGCGCATGTAACCGAAACCGAAACCAGTACCAACGGGGGAACCGAATGACAACCACAACCCTGATCCTGCCGTGGGCCGACGTCCAGGCCGACGACGTCGCGCTCTACGACCACGGCCTCGTGTACGTCACCGAGAACCGCGTCCTGCCGCAGGAAGGGCACCCGGAATTCCTGATCGCCTACGTCAGCGGCCTGCACGTCGACGACGACGGCACCGTCACCGACGCGGGCACCGGCATGTCACCGAACGCCGCGGCGCTCACCGCCGTCCGCCGCCCCGTCAAGCCCGGCGGGTGGGACGACCCGCACCCCGGCGTGTCCCCGGCGACGCTCACCGCCGCGCTGCGCGGCTGCTGGGTCACCGTCCACCCCGAAGACGGCAGCCGGGCCGCATCCGGGCACATGGCCCACCCTGACCGGGTCGCAGCCGCCTGCCTCGACTGGATCGGCACCGACGACGTCGGCGCACTCCGCGACGCCCCGGAGATCCCCGGTCACGACACCGAGCCGCCCGCCGAACTGCCCGCGATGGACATCGGCCACCTCACCGAGATCATCGCCAGGGCACTCACCAGCCGCAAGGTCGCCGTGTCCGGCCTGGTCCGCCCGGAGGACGGCGTCGGGGTCGCCGTCGGGACGCTCCGTGACGCGGAGCACCTGGTCGGCGCGGGACTGCGCGCCGCCGCCTACGAGGCCGCGGTCGAGGCGAGGATCCGCCGGGAAATGGGCCGGCTCGACTACCTCGGCCGGGCCCGCATCCTGGCCAGCCTCACCCGCGCGTCCCGCCTGCAGCGGGAACTGGCAGAGACCGAAACCACGGAGGCGAACTAAATGAAGATCACCGTCTACTCACGCGGCAAGACGCAGATCGACGCCGACACCGAGTACCAGGACCCGATGATCCGCGAGGCGATCGACCAGCGCGGCGACGTCGCCGGCGTCATCGTCGACTACACCGAAACCGAGCGGTCGGGCATCACCTGCGACGACTACGCGATCGTCACCGGCGACAACGGCAGGGAACTGTGGCACGGGTGGCTCACCGGGAACCGCGACGCCCCGCCGCCCGGCGAAGCGCTCACCGGCTTCTACCCCCTCGCACACGGCCCGGCCCATGACGGCGACTGGCTCGCCATCGCAGCGTTCGCCGCGGACGAGGGCATCACCGACCCCGCCAAGGCCTACGCCCGGTGGGGGCTGTCCACCGACCGCACGCGTGACGGCTGGCGGGCCGTCGCCGACACCGTCCTGACGCTCTCCGCCCTGATGGGCGCCCGGTGAACGGCCCGGCACCGGCGCCGGGGCCGCCGGCGCGCTTCCGCATGAAGCCCGTTACCGTCGAGGCGGTCCGCTGGACCGGCGACAACCTCGACGAGGTTTACGAGCTGACCGGCTGCGAGAACTTCGACGTCCTCGACGAGCAGGACCGCGCGAACTGCGACGACCCCGAGGCCACCGCGACCGTCTTCGGCAAGCTCCACTCGACCTGGACCCTCGTCTACACCGGCCAGTGGGTCATCAAGGGCATCAGGGGCGAGTTCTTCCGGCTTGCCGACGACCTGTTCCGCGAGGCGTACGAGGCCGAGCAGGAGCCGCAGCAGGGACAGGCGGCCGACTGGACAGCGGACCCTGAGACGGGGCGCTCGAACGCGTCTCCCGTGTTCCGCGGTCTCGTCGAGGACGTCGACCGGCTACTCAGGGGCGGCGCGGGAGGGATGGTGCTGCGTGAGTCATGGACCAGCGGGACCGCCGCCCTGATCGTCGCGCAACTCGCCCACGTGCACCAGCTCGCGCCCGCCGGCCCGCAGCCCGGCCCCGACCTGGCCGCCGCGGTACAGGCAGCCCGCGACGCTGAGCGCGAGCGAATCCGCCAGCTCGCCATCGACTACCACGCGATGACCGTGAGCCAGACCGAGCGCATGATGCCGTTCGAGGAAATGCTCAGGCGCTCACCCGAGGAAAACGCGGCCGCGCTGCTGACGGTCGTTTCCGGCGCGGGCGAGACGCCAGCGGGGCGGCCGGCGACCGACCTGGAAAACGCGATGCTCCGCAACGTTGACGGGCTGAACGGCCTTGTCCGCGACATGCTCCAGTCGTTCCCCGATACCGCCGACGAGCAGGAGTGGCGCGACCGCGCCGGGGCGCTCGACGTGCGCGACCCCGACGGGCAGCCGTACGCCGCGTGCACCGAGGCCGACCTGTGAGCGCGGACCGCGTGCAGGCCGAGCGGGACTGGCTCGCTGCCGCGCTACGGCGGCTCGCGTCCGAAGAATGGCTCGGCACCGAGGGTTACAGCGGGAACGAGCTTGAGCGCCGGGTGGACTTCGCCCGCGACAAACTGGCCGCCGTCGCGCCGCTGCCACTGCCCGGCGAGGCGCAGTCGCGCACCCTGGCCGAAGTCACGCAGCAGCGCGACGACCTCCGCGAGCTGGCCGCCGAGCTGCTGAACGACGCCATCGCGTCCCCCGCGCTTGACGGGCGGATCGAGCGCGCCCAGGCGCTCGGCGTGAAGGGCTGGGACGGCGACCCCATCGGCGCGTCCCTCAGCGACGCGATCGAGGAGCGGGACCAGTGACCGCCGCAGCGAAGGGCCGCACCCTGTACGAGCTGAGCGGCAAGGCGTGGCTCGGCCTCGGCCTGGTGCCGTGGGAAGAGATCAGGCCCGAAGACAAGGAGACGTTCGGGGCGATCGAGGACGCCCTGCTGGCGCCCCTGCGTGACGCGAACGCGGCCCTCACTGCCCGCGTTACCGAGCTTGAACAGCAACTAGCCACCCTGCAACCCGAAGGAGTCGACAGTTGACCGAGACCGCCGTCACCGAAGACCCGAGCACCGCGTTCCTGACTCCCGAGCGGGTCCGCGCCGCGCTCGCCGCCCCGATGCCCCAGGTCTACGCGGGCGCGTCGACCGTCGGCGCGTTCCTCGCCGCCGTCCTGTCCGGGGTGTGGTTCGACGGTACCGGGTTCGACGTGGGTTCACCGCTCGGGAACGGCGCCTGGCGCAGCGACATCTACCATGCGCTGATCGCGGCCGGGCTCACGCCGTACAGCGCGGTCAGCCCCACAACCGGGCCGGCCGACCCCGCGGCCAAGGCGGAGGCGGACGCGCTGATCACGGCCGCGATCCACCAGATATGCCAGCCGCAGCCCGCACCAGGGCCATTGACCGCCCGCATGGAAAAGGTCGCGAAGGCGCTCGACGACTCCGGTGAGGCGGTGGGCGCTGCGGTCAGCGACTTCATCGCGAAGGCGATGGACCTGACCGACCTCGGCCGCGCGATCGCCGCCGAGGCGGACGAGCTGCGCGCCGGCGCCGGTGCCGTGGTGCTCGCCGAAGCGCTCGGCACCCCGGACCCGGCAGCCCTAGACGGCACCCGGTGACCGCCGCGCTTCTCTGGGTTGCCGTCGACCTCGACACCGAGGCGAAGGCGATCCACGCGGCCAGCGCCGACCCGGCGGTGACCCGCAAGGCCAGGGCCTGCGCCAGGGCCCGCGCGGAGGCGTTCCGCGAAGCCGCCGCCAGGATCAGGACCGCACTCAAGGGAGACAGCCAGTCATGACAACCGAACCGCTCGCGGGCGAGCCGGCCGGCACCTGCGTGGAGCCCGTCGAAGAGCAGCCTGAGGGGCAGTGGCTCCGCATCGCGTTTCTCGGTCACGTCGAGCTGACCGGCTACGTCACCGAGATCACGCTGGCCGGGCAGGCCGCGTTCCACGTCGACCTGCCGGAAAAGATCTGGGGCGGCAACCCGCACGCGTGGCAGGAGTACGCGGGCACCGCCCTGTACTCGAGGCGGCCGGTCACCGAGGAATCGGTACGCGCGGCGTGGGAGGCGGCCCGCGCGCGACGCGTCGCCATGGAGGAACAGCAGCGGCGGTACGAGCTCGAAGCGGCCGGGGACGACGCCGGCGACCCGGACGACGAGGACCCGTTCTGATGGCGGCCAGGCCGGCGCCGGTCTTGTGGGTGCCGTTGCCGGATGTCAAGGGCACCTGCGCGGCATGCCGGGTCGTGCTCCCGTTCGGGGCGCTTGAGGTGGTTCCGACGCGGCCGGACCTGGACCGCTGCCGTGATTCGGGTGCCTGCGCGGAGCGGTTCCGGCCGCGGGCGCTCGCCCGGTCGGTGCGGCGGCTGCCGTGATCAGCGACGAGGGGCTGCTGCGCTTGTGCCGGTCTGCGGAGGCGGGCGTGGCGGGGGCGCAGCAGGCCGCGTGGGGCGCTTACCTGCGGTCGGTAGTCGAGTGGCGGGAGCGTGACGCGGCGTGGCAGTTGGCGCGGGCGGAGCGGGTGGTCGGCGCGAAGGTTGCGGAGGTTGCGGAGGTGTTCTGGCTGTCGGTGCTCGTGGGGCGCGCGACACGCCCATTTAAATTGACAACACTGTTAGCTAGCTATAATGTTGTCCTTGTAAGCAACGGCGCTCACAGGGGGAACCACCGATGACCACCACCACCGCGATCACCGAAACCGACGAGCACCGCTGCCAGCGCCCCGGATGCGGCCGCAAGCTCACCAGCCCCCTTAGCAAGCGCCGCGGATACGGCCCCACCTGCTGGCGCAAGATGTCCGCCGCCCTCGCAGGCCTGTCCGACGACCAGGTCGACGAGGCAATCGAGATCGTCGAACTCGGCGCGGTCCGCCCGAGCAGCCGCCCCGGAATCTGGATCGTCGACAGCACCGACTTCGACGCCACATACCGCGTCACCCCCGACGGCATGTGCAACTGCCGCCACGGCGTCGGGCGCCTCACCGCCGACGAGCAGCCCTGCAAGCACGCCGGCGCCCTGCGCCTCGTGATCGCGATCACCCCCCGCCCGCTCGCCCTCCCGTTCGCCGCCTGAACCGCCCGACGCCAGAAAGGAGCAACCCCGATGCGCAGGGACATCACCGAAGAGCAGCAGATCGCCGCAGGCTGTTTCTTCACCGAGGCGGAACTGAACGCGAAGCCGCACCTCCGCCGCCTCCAGGTAGCAGCCAGCCCCGCCGCCAGCGACCCCAACAGCAGGCCGCCGTCCAGGGAAGCCCGGCAGATGGTCCCCGTCTGCGCCTACTGCTACCAGCCCGGCGACGAGCGGTCAGCCCTCGTTCAGACCGCACGGAACGACCACATGCACCCCGAGTGCGACGCGGCGCGGACCGCTGAACTGGCCGCCCGGAAGCCGGGGGCCTGACATGCCGCACCTGCTCGTGACCCCGAAACCATGAAGGCCCACCGTGGCCGCTGGTTCGTGTGGGTGGGCGACGGCAGCGCCGCGTACCCGCGCGAGAAGATCCCGCACGCCAGCACCATGTCCGGCTCCTGGCCCGGCTGGGACGTCGCCTGCTCATGCGGCCAGTGGGAATCCAAGACCGGCGGCGCGACCCGCGCGAGCGTCCAACGCGACCTCGACGACCACCGCATCGACGCACAGCTAGGGAGCGCCCTGTGAACGAGACCATCGAGCTTGCCCGCAAGGGTGACCTGATCACCGTCCCCGGCCTGCACACCGGCCCCGTCCGCGTCGAGTCGCTGACAGATGAACCGTGGGACGGCTTCCACGCCCCCGGCGACTACGTGCGCCTCGTGTGGGCCGCCGACGGGGCGAGCGGGTCGACCACGCTCCGCATTGACGCCCTCGCCACCGTCGAGTCCCGCGAACTGTCCGACGCCGACCACGCCGCCGCTGAAGCCGCAGAAGCGCAGCGGCGCCAAGCCGAAACCGAACGGATCCTCGCCCAGATGCTCGCCCAGTCGAAGGAGTACGACCTATGACCACCACCGACCCTGACCGCATGCAGTTCGCCGGGTACCTGCCCGACGTCGACCCGTCCGCCGAGGACCGCCCCCGGACGAACCGGGCGGCCCGCCGCGACTATGACTTGCTGCTCTTGCCTTCCGTCACGGTCGACCGCGACGGCATCGACGCGACCCGCACGGTCCTCGACAAGGCAGAACTGGACATCGCCGAGTACCAGGCACGCGAGAGCGACGACCCCGCCGCGACCGCGAAGGCGCTGGCCGGGCTCGCGGGCAGGCGCATCGGCAGGGCGCTCGGCGCGATCGCGGAGGCCCGCGCGCTGCTGTACCCGCTGCTCGACGACGAGGGCAGCGGCCTCACCGCCGCGGACCGGGACGCGCTGGCCGCCGCCCTGGACATTCCCCTCTCAGCGGCGGGCCTGCGCAAGCTACGCCGGGCGTGCGCCGTGATCGAGGGCACCGCGCCGAAGCCGGGCCCGGCCGTACCTGACAGCCCCGCCCCCGTGCTCAAGTACCCGGACATCACCCTCGCCGAAGCCGCCAAGGCGGTCCGCGCCGACATCAAGGCGGCCCTCGCCGGCAAGACGCTGCCCCACTGCCCCGACGGCATCAAGATCCGCGTGCGGGGCGAGCACGCCTCCCTGATGACCTCGATCGACATCCACGTCGACAACGCCCCGGCGACGTGGACGATCGCCAGTCCCGAGCGGCGCGCCATGGACAAGGCGCTGACCGAGATCGCCAGCCGTTACTACACCCCGGACAACCGGGGCTCCTTCATCTCCGTCTACACGCACCGGAAGGACGCCGGCAATGCCTGACGCGACCCTGTACACGGTCACCTTCCGCATGACCGCCGACGGCGAGTGGAAGACAGCACAGGACCCCGCGCCCGGTTACCCGGCGGCGATGGCCCACGCCGACGCCCTCGCCTGCGTCCGGTACGGCGTCCGGGTCAGCGACCCGTCGATGCTACTGGCCGAGTGGTCCTGCGGCACCCGCCAGCACATCCGCACCGAGGCACCCGGCCACCCCGGAGATTGCTCCTGCGGTGCGTGCGCGATCCGGGCCGCCCACTTCGCCGGCAAGCATGAGGGCAAGATCTGCGCTCACGAGGTCTGCGAGCTGTGCGCCGCCTGCGAAGACTGCGACTACGCGCGCGGGTGGCTCGCCACGGTGACCAGCCAGCAGGAACTGACACGCCGGCTGCTGACCGCCCTGGGGGACGCCGAGTCGGCGCTGCGCGAGGCGCGGACGGCGCTGCAGGTGCTGGACCAGCTCGACGGCGTCCCGCTTGGCCGCGCCGGCCACGTCGACATCACCGCGGACCTCGCTGACGCCGCGAGGGCGACCCGGAGCGCCACCAGGATCGGCCAGGCGCATGAGGCCGAGGTGTCCGGCGAGCTGGCCGCGCTGGCGGACGGCACGGCTGGCCGTGGCTGACGACGGGGCGCTGTTCGACGCGGCTCCCGTGCGCGCCCCGGTGACGGTGCCGAACCCGGCTTACCAGCCGTCCCTGTCGCACGCCGTGGCGGCCCGCGACCAGGCCGCGGCGCGGTTCTGGGCGCACCGGGCGGGCTGCGCGCGCTGTTCCCTGGTGGCGGCTGACATTCCGGTCGGCCGGGAGAAGCTGCTCGATTACGAGCTCGCGCTGTGCCTTGACGGGGCGCTTGACGCGCGGCTGGCGTCGAGGTGGGAGCGGGGTCTCCGGCTTGGCTGGTTTCCCGATCGCGACCCGGCGCCGGCTGCCGCTGGCGGGGGCGGGGCGGCGCTGGTGCAGGGGGACTTGCTTGGCGACACGCCCTGATTAAGTTGACATCTTTAACCGTCACACATAATGTTGTCTCTGTAAGCAACCGGGGACCACAGGGGGAACACGATGGACACGAACGACAGGCGGACCGGCTACTACCAGGACTGGATCGACAGCGCCGCGTACCACATCACCGCCGTCACCTACCGCGACGGCGGCTTCAGCATCCACGCGACCCTGATCACCGAGACGATCGAGCAGGCCAGGGAAGCCGCCGCCCGGTTCCCCAAGAGCACCGGCGCCCGCGCGAACACCCTCACCGGACACGACGCCCTCGACCACGAAAGCGACGACCCCCGCTACACCCCCGAAACCACGCGCACCCACCTCGACGGCGGCCGCTACTACCACGGCTGGACAACCGGCCACGTGAGTATCACTTTCCACCTCACCTCCAACGGCGTGACCGGGACCCGCAACGAAACCGCGCTCAAGCGCTACCGCTCATTCCGCAAGAACGCCGGCAAGCTCGAAATCCCCGTGGTCTTCGACGGCGGCCTGTACGGCAACTCGGTCCCGACCGAAGCCGACCTTGACGCCCTGCTAGCCGCCTACTAGCCACCCCGGCGCCGCCGGCACCCGCCGGCGGCGCCCGCCCCCGATCGCCGAAGGAGAAACCCCGTGCGAATCCAGGTCCCGATCGTCATCGAAATGACCGAGCAGCAAGTCCAGCAGTACGCCAACAAGTACGGGCTACCCGCCGCCGGCGGCAAGCTCTACGCCCGCGAGGTAGTCGAGAACGTCCGCAGCGACGTCCTGACCAGCATCCAGGGCTCGCCCGCGTTCGGTGAGATCGGCGACGGCAACGGCACCCGTGGCGCCGAAGTGACCATCAAGCGCTAGCTACCCGGCCCCGCAGGCGACCTGCCTGCGGGGCCCGTCCCCAAGCAGACCGGGCGGCCCGGCCACCGTAAGCACCAAGCGACAGGAGGACCAAATGTCACCCGAGGACATCGAGCCGGGAGTCGAGATCATCGTTCCCGCCGGCGCGGACTGGGTCAGGAAGCTGCCCTACCGGCTCCGGGTCACCCACGCCAGCGTGAGCAAGGCAACCGGGGCGGTGACGGTTACCGGCCGCCTGCAGCGCATGAACGGAGCGCCCACCGCGAAGAAGCGCACCGCCGCCGTGCGGACGGTCACGATCAACCCGGCGAAGCTCCTCCTGGCGGCCGGAGGGGACCAGGAGAAGACCCCAGAGCAGCCCCAGAGCCTGATCATCACTGAACTGTCCGAGCAGCCCGTCCCGCACCACCTGGCCGTGAACATGACCGGCGTCGAGCTTGAGCGCCACGAGCAGGCCGACATCGAGGCCGGCGGGACCGGCTGGCTCGACATGCCGATCGAGGGCCCCGCGCCGGTCGCCGTCGGTCACCGCGTCGAGATCGAGGTCACCGACGCAGAGCCCGGAATCCCGTACGTAGGGCACGTCGCCGCGATCACCGGCAACACCGCCCACGTCCAGCTCGACTAGCCACCCCACGGCCCCGCAGGCACCCGCCCGCGGGGCCACCACCACAACACACACCGATCAGACAGGACACTCAATGCCGAAGACCGCATCAGTGAAGACACCCGCGATGACGCTCGAAGTGCTCGACCCCGCGGCGATCACCGTCGTGGGCAACATCCGCGACGCGCAGCCCAGCAAGGAACTCATCGACTCCATCCGCGCGAACTGGGTCCGGCAGCCGATCGGCGTCCTCCGGACCCCGGACGGCGAACTCGTCTTGCGGTTCGGGGCACGCCGCCGGCTGGCCTGCATCGAGGTCGGATGCCAGGTCCCGGCCGTCGTCGTCGAGGGCACCGCCGGAACCACAGAAGCGGAGATCGCGCGGATCCTCGAGCAATGGGACGAGAACGAGAACCGCGAGGGCCTGACCACGGCCGACCGCGCCGCCGCCGTCGCCCAGCTATTCGACCTCGGCGCGAACGCCGTCACGGTCAAGAAAATGACCGGCTACGAGCGGACCGAGATCGCCGCCGCCCGCAAGACTCACGCCTCCGACACCGCGCGCACCCTGGCCCACCAGTACCCGCTCGACATGCTCCAGGCCGCGGCGATCGCCGAGTTCGACGACGAGCCCGCGATCGCCAAGCACCTCGCCGTGACCGCCGTCGACCAGCCCGGCCAGTTCGACCACCAGGTTCAGCAGTGCCGCGACAAGCGCACCGAGCGGGCCATGAAGGCCGCCCGAGCCGCCGAGCTGGACGGGCAGGGCATCAAGGTCAGCGACGACGCAATCCACTACGAGAACGGGCTGAATTACTGGGTGGACACTGACGGGAACCGGCTCGACCCCGCAAGCCACAAGGACTGCCCGGGCAACGTAGTTGTCCTGTACGTGATGGGCCACGGCGACAACAGGTACGTCGACGAGTCGTGGTACTGCACCGACCCGAAGGCCAACGGCCACAAGAAGCGCCACGACAGCGGGCAGCCCGAGACGTCACCCGAGGACAAGAGGCGGGTACGCGAGGGTAACAGCGCCTGGCGGTCCGCGACGACCGTCCGCCAGCGGTGGCTGACAGACGTGCTGCTGCACGGCAAGGACCTGCCCGCGGGTGCCGCCCTGTTCACCGTCAAGGCGCTCGCCGCGGCGGACAGCTACCTGATCCGGTCGTTCACCAGCATGAGCGGCGGCAGGCACAAGACCGCGCGGGCCCTGCTCGGCGGCATCGAGGCCGACAGCGGCTACAGCGGCTACGGCGACTACAAGTCACCGCTCGCCGACAGCCTCACCGGGGCGTCCGAGCAGCGCGCCCACCTGGTCACCTTCGCGCTGGTGATAGGGGCGTGCGAGTGGCTGACCGCCGACACCATGACGTGGCGCACCCCGCAGCGCGCATCGGCTGAGTACCTGACTGCGCTCGCCGGGTGGGGATACGACCTGGCGCCGTGCGAGCAGGCCGTAGTCGACGCCGTGCGGGCCAAGGCCGAAGCGGTCGCCGAGGCCGCCGCCGTGGACGCCGCCGAGGTCGCAGCCCGCACCGCCGCCGAGGCCGCCGCCGGGACCGGAGAGGACGGGGAAGGGTTCGCCGACACGCCCTGAATAAGTTGACGACATTATTATGAACGGATAATGTTGTCTCCGTAAGCATCTACCGAGACCACCGGGGGACACGATGACCACCGCCACGACGCAACCCGCCACCGCCGAGCCGCAGTTCGCCGACCCGGAAGACGTCACGTTCACCGAACTGCGGCACGGCGACTTCGTGGTCTCGTTCCCCGCGCAGCGGGGAATCCGCGGCGCCGTCATCAACAGCGGCATCAAGGCCATCGTCAGCGACTGGCACGCCATGTACGAGACCAGCCGTCCGCGCGGGCCGCGCATGCCGATCGAGGCTAAGAGGGTTTGGTTCCTGTCCGGCACCACGATCGCCATTCCCGCCAGCTTCACCGTCACCGTCCGCCGCCGCCTCGCCTGACCACCGGGCCCCGCAGGCAACCGCCTGCGGGGCCACCCGCCACAGCAAAGGAAACCTGATGGCTGACATCCCGTTCGACATCCCCGACCTGGCCGCGATCAGGAGGGCGCTGGTGCGCTCCCCCGACGTGGCGCTCCGCGACGGCGCCCCCATGGTGTCAACGCTCAACCTGCTCGACGGCGACCCGGCGGACGCGGCGTTCACCGTGACCCTCCAGTCGGGGCGGGTGGTTACCCTCCACCTCTTCCTCGACCCGCCCGACGCCGCGACCGCGACCGAGTGGCGGGTCGGGATGGCCGCACGCCTGGTGCGGTGCGACGAGACCACCGGCCAGCCGCTCCAGGGCGTAATAGTGCAGCCCGCGACGGTAACCGCGCTCGGCGCGGACGGGTCCGATGTCTTCGCCACGGCGGAGGCGGACGTCCCGATGCGGTTCGACGCGGAGACCGGGTTCTCCACCGGAACCCGCAAGCGCCATTGGCGGCTCCTGCCGGGCACCGGCGACGAGGCCGCCGTCAGCGGCACGATCCTCGGGGCCGGCACGTACGACGCCGGGCTCAAGCCGGCCAGCCTGGCCGACCACGTCGCCACGGCGACCGGAGAGGACAAGCGGTGACCGTGAACGACCCGCTGCCCACCGGGCTCGACGAGGAACCCCCGACCGGCTCCGTGGTCGCGATCGACTGGGGCGAGTCACACCAGGAGGTCTGGGTGTCGAACAAGTCGAACATCGGCAACTGGTACACCACCGACGCCCGGATAGACGAGCGCTGGCACCCGACCTGGTACGACGTCAAGCGCCGCGCGGAGGGCCGCACCCTGACCCTCCTGGTCCCCGGTGACCCGGACACGTACGCGGCCGGGTTCGACGCCGGCGTAGCGCGTGTCAGCACCGCGATCGTGAACACCACCGACGAGATGCGGCTGTACGCCAACGGCAACTACCCGGATGCTGAGGCACCCGGAAAGGACGGCAACGATGCCTAAGACCGGGCACCTGATCGCGGCCGCGGCCGCCGTAACCGCCGTGGCGCTCACGCCCGCGACAGCGCACGCCGGGGCCTTCAAGACCCTGACCGTGTCGGTCAAGCTCGCCCACGCCAGCGTCCGCGAGCCCGTCAAGCTCGGCCTGGCCGTCCGCGTCAGCGCCTGCGCCGACGACATCCAGGCGACAGCGGTCAACGAGCAGACCGGCGCGGTCATACGGAGCACCGTGGCCAAGCAGGACGCTAAGGCGTTCAGCCTCGCGTTCACCTTCACCACCCGTAACCCGGCCGGTACCTGGGTCGTCGGCGACGTGTTCGGCCGCCCCTGCGGTACGGCCGGCGGCCAGGTCGCATTCAACCCGGCAGGCGGCTACTTCCCGGCGTTCCACGTCGCGCGCTGAAGGACAGCAACCATGAGCCAGCTGAACGAGACCGCGAGGGCGGTTCTGCGCCGCGCCGGCGTCACCCCGGCCGAGTGGGACCGGGCCAACTGGGGCAACGGCACCACCTGGACCGGGGACTCCTGCGGGTGCCCCGACAATAGGTGTGCCAACGGCTTTCACCACATGGGCGCCGACGACTGCGGGTGCCTGCCGACGCTGCTTGACCTGTACCTGCGCGACGACGGCGGGGCCTTCGCCATCAGGCGCGCGGACCAGCGGCCCGTGTGCACGGCCGACGTCGAGGGCGACGTCGAGGACGGGGACGGCCGCCGTTACGCCGAGCCGTGCGGGGCGCCGTCCCGCTTCATCGTGGAACGGTCCGACCTGGACCCGTCCTGGGGTGCCGAGGCCGGGGCCGAAGAAGCCTGCGCCGGGCACCTGGCCGGCATGGTCCTCGGCATGATCAGCGGCGACACGAACGTAAGCGCGATCGTCACCGTCCGCTGGGACGGCCCCGGTGAGAGCACCGCAACCGGCAGCCGCGCCGCGATGGGTGAGGCCCCCGCCGACGACCTCCGGGCCCGTATCCGCGAGCACCTGACGACGTACCCCGGCCTGACCGAGTGCTCGATCGCCCGCGCGCTCGGGGTCGCGAAGTCCAGCGTCAAGTACCGCCTGAAGGCCATGCGCGAGGACGGCGAGGCGGTACCGGAGACCACCCCGAAAACGGCGACCACCAAAGGGCCGGTCACTACGTGGACGGTCACATGAGCGGCACCGCAGGCACACCGCTGACCCCGCGCGAGCAGGAAATCACGGCCCTGATCGTGGAGGGCTTGTCAAACACCCAGATCGCCAACCGCCTGCACCTGTCATCAAGAACCGTCACGGTGGCGATCGGCCACCTGTACCGCAAGGCAGGCGTCAAGTACCGCGCCGAGTTCGTAGAGCAAGCGCAACAGCACGCCAGCACAGACGCCGCCACGGCGGCACGAAAGGACCCGTCATGAGGATCAGGTTCCGCCTGTCGGAGTCGGAGTCATTCCGCATCGGCCCGTTCCGCTTCCGCTTCCGCCAGTCCGTCCCGATCGGCCGGGGCCGCGCCTGGCAGTCGGGCACCGTCCGCCTCGGCCCGCTGTCGCTCCGCGAGTCAGGCCCGGTCGGCGGGAACCACCGCCGCAGGAGCCGGCGGTGACCGCTGACAAGCCGTCCGTCAAAGACGTGATGGCCCACCTCGACGAGCTCGCTTCCAAGGTCGGCCTCGCGCGGGCGGGCATGTGGGGCGCTGTCCGGGCCACCGCGCCCGCCGACCGCTGGGACGGCGCCAAGGCCGACCTCGAAGCCGCAGCCGTCAGCCTTGCCGCCGCGCTCGAAGCACTGGCCGCCATGGAAAAGACGGAAGCGTACTGCACCGTCTGCGGTGAGCCGATCCTGGACCTGATGGCGGGCTGGTCCCACTTCACCGGCGACGGCCGCGCAGTCAACGCGGCCAGCGCCGGCCACAAGCCCGCGCTTGACTGGCGGCAGGTCGGAACCCCCGGCGAGCGCACCCCTCTGTGCCCGAACTGCCATGCCGAGCCGACGGGCGAGGACGGACTGTGCTGGGAGTGCGCGGATGACGGCGATGGCTGACCGTCGCGGCCGGACGTTCGCCCCGCTACCGCCCGGCGTCGTCCGCGTACGACTCCAAGGCGGGTCAGCCGGGGACCTGGCCAGCCAGTTGACCAGCATGCCGGGCGTGCGCGTAGTCACCGGGCCCGACGCCTACGACGGTGACCGCCTGTACCTGACCGTCGCGCTCGAGGACGGCGCGGGCACGACCTCAACCGAGCAGCCGAAAGAGGAAGCCGAATGAGCACCTACGCCCAGGGCACCGAAGTGTCCAGCGAGAAGTCACGCGCGGAGATCGAGCGGACGCTACGGCGCTACGGCGCCAAGGCGTTCGCTTACGCGTGGGACGACGACGACGCGACCGCCTCGATCGCGTTCAAGCTCGCCGACCGGCACATCCGGTTCCGGCTACCCATGCCGAACCCAGGCGACCCGGAGTTCACCCGCACCCCGACCGGCAAGACCCGTTCGGCGGCATCCGCCCAAGTCGCCTACGAGCAGGGAACCCGCCAGCGGTGGCGCGCCCTCGCCCTGGTCGTCAAGGCCAAACTCGAAGCGGTTGAGGCCGGGATCTCCACGGTCGAGCGCGAGTTCCTTGACTCCGTCGTCCTCCCCGACGGCTCCACGGTCGGCGAGTGGGCCGCACCGCAGCTCGCCGCGGTCTACGGGCGCGGCGTGATGCCCGCGCTCCTGCCCGGTGCCACGTCATGAGCGGCGACCTGGTGACGGTGTACGACGTCGACGCCGGCGTAATGCGGGAAGTCCCGAAGGCGGAGGCGGCTGCCGGGCTGGCCCGGTACGCGTCCCGTTTCGAGCCCGGTAGCGCTACCCGTGGGGCGTGGGACGAAAAGGCGATCCGGCTGGCTGCAGGCGACGAGTGACCCCGCCTAGCCGGGCAGCGTGGGCATGGACAGCGCGACCATCGGCCCGGTGATGTCCGCGCGGACGACCCGTGACCCGTACAGCCACGCGACACCGGGCAGCGCCGTCGCCGGGATCACGAACGCGATCCGGTCCTCGGACAGGCCGGCCTCGGCGGCGAGGGCGCCACGGCAGGCCAGCAGCATCGCGACCGCCGCGTCACCCAGGGACCTGAGCACGGTGCCGGATGCGGGCAGGTCAGGAGTGTTTCCAGAGTTCATGCGCTGACCGTACGCCCCGGCCGGGCGGCCGGGCACGGAAAGTGATCATGCGTGCGACTCTGCGTGAAACGCCCTGTTCGCTGGTGCCAGGCGGGCCGGGGCCGCCCCATACCCGCGCACATGCCAGCTAGCTTGCTCACTAGCCGCTAGCTCGCATGTCGCTGACGTTACCGGCCCCGACCTCCTAGATTGGAACTCATGGTCTGCAAGCGCTGCGGCACCGTGTTCTGCGTCGACACCGAGGATGATTCCTTCTGGCTATGCGACAAGCCGGCGCTCTACTGCTCAAAGACCTGCCGGAAACGAAGCCAGCAGAACCGTCACAGGAGAGAGGCACGGCACGCGGCGGCTGCGGCGGCGGTATGCGCCCGGAACAACAAAAGCGGCAGCTACCCTACGTCCGAGCGGGCCCGGCAGATGGCCGGGCATATCAAGGCTCAGCGCGGCGTCGAGCTCCGGCCCTATGAATGCCCCGGCTGCGGCTTCTGGCATCTGACCAGTGACCTGACCGGGGAGACACAGGCGGCGAGCGGGCAGGATCCTTCCGTGGTCGTGCGCTGACCGTACCGGGCAGACCTGAACCGGACGGCCTGTGAGCCGTGTACCGCAAACGACCGTTTACGGACGCACCCCGCCCGGTCGGCATCGTGCCTGTTAACAAGTGTCCGAAACTCGCGTCCGGAATCTACGTTCCACGACCACCGTTTGCGTTACGGTTAAGTGGCGGCCGTGCCACCGGGGCAGGCCGCGAACGGGGGGCAGTCCTTTATGGCCAACATCGGCTACGCGCGCGTAAGCACCCGCGGCCAGAGCGACGACAGCCAGGTCGACGAACTGAACGCCTACGGCTGCGAACGGATCTTCATCGACCACGGGGTCAGCGGCAAGCACGCCAGCCGGCCCGAGCTCGACGCCTGCATGGCGTACCTCCGCGAAGGCGACGCCCTGGTGATTACCAGGCTGTCCCGCGCGATGCGGTCGCTGGCCGACCTGCTCGCGATCGCCAAGCAGCTCCAGGCGCGCGGAATCGGCCTGGTGGTACTCAAGCAGGACATCGACACGACCACCGCGACCGGCCGCCTGGTCTTCCACATCCTCGCCGCGATCGACGAGTGGCTGCGCGAGCTGATCGTGGAGGGCACTCACGAAGGCCTCGCCGCGGCGCGGGCCCGCGGCCGCACCGGCGGACGCAAGTCGAAGATGACCGACGCGAAGCGGGCCCACGCCCGCCAGCTCTACGACGCCAAGACGCCGGTCTCCGAGATCGCCGCGCTGCTAGGCGTCTCCCGTCAGACCATCTACCGGGCGCTCGAACCCGAGGCGGTGCGCGGCCAGTGATTACGGAGATGACGTGCCACGGACCCGGCGACGAAGACGAGGAGGGGGAAGACCCGGCGGCCTGGCGCGCCTTGCCTCCGGGTGACTGCCTCTACGAGAACGGCAAGCCGCACCGCGGCGAACCCCGCCGGGTCGAGTACATGTGCGTGCATGAGCATTGGACCGGCAACGTGTTCTGTGACGGCCACCTCGAAGACCCCGAGGCGACGTGGTGGCCCTGCGGGCGCTGCGCGCACGACGGCGGCCGGTGCCCGTCGGTGGTCCGGGTCATTGGCACGGGCCGGCTGTTGCGGTTCCCCGGCGCGGTGCCGGTGGTCTGACCATCCGTCAGACCGTTTGCACCGACGGTCAGACTTTGGTCAGACCTGGCCCCTAAACGGAACTCCCTGGCACCTCAATGAATCGGGTGCCGGGGAGTTTCTGCTGTTCGGGGGGCGGAGGATCGGGGATTTGAACCCCGGATGGGATCACTCCCAAACCGCATTAGCAGTGTGATACGGCCCGTGATCCGGTGTTTCCGCGCGTGACCCCGGATGACCCGATACCAGGTCAGCGGCCTGACCGCGTGTCCCCCAGTATCCGCCCGGACCCCCCGGTGCTCGCGAGTGCGGTCAGACTCTGGTCAGACCGCAGACCCGCCCGGCGTGCTTTCGCCCGGCATGCGGCTCTTGCGCGGCACCACCGCGGCGGCGGCCTCCGCAGCCGCCGCCTGGACCTCGGGGAACAGCGTCACGTACACCCGGTCAGTGAAGTCCGACCGGGCGTGCCCGAGCACCGCGGCGATCATCTTCGAATCAGCCCCCGACGCCTTCAAGATCGACGCGGTGCCGTGCCGCAGGTCATGGAACCGCACCGGCGGCATACCCGACCGGTACGCCAGCACCTCGAACCGGGTACTCACCCACTGGCCGCTCAGCGGCAGCCCCGTCTCGTGCGTGAACACCAGGTCGGTATCAGGCCACTCCGACGCGCGGACGCTCCGCTCGAGGTCCTGCACCTCGGCCCACGCCGCCAGCGCGTCCCTGACGACCGCCGCCATCGGGACGGGCCGCGTGCCCGCGTTCGACTTCGGCCCGCTGCCCGACCCGGTTTCCCGCACCCAGATCACGCCCTCGCCGACGTCGACCTCAGCCCACCTCAGGCCGGTGATCTCGTCGCGGCGCAGACCGCAGTAGCACGCCACCGCGAACAGCGCCGCGAGCCGTTCCCGCGCGACGTCGACGTAGTCGAGGAAGGTGCCGGCGTGCGCCGGCAGCCACACCATGACCTTGCCGGGCCGCAGGTCCCTCGCCGCCCACAGCGCCTGCCGCTGGACCGTCGTCACCACCCGGCCCGCCGGGGCGGCCTTCTCAGCCGCCGTGACCCGCTTCGCCAGCTGGGCGCGGAACTTCGCCTCACGGGCGGGCGTCCAGGCCAGCGCCAGCTCCTTGCGCGCCCGTTCGAGCTCGACACCGGTGCACGGGCTGAGCCCGATCTTCTTCGTCCTCACCGCGGCGTTCATCGCGGCCCGGAACGGGGCGAACATCCGCTCGACCCGCGCCGGCGACAGCGGTTTGGCGGACTTCTTGTGCCGCTTCTCGCCGGCGGGCAGCTCGCGCCGCTCGTCGTCGGCACGCGCGGCGGTCATGCGGCGAAGCATCTCCGACGGCTCCCCGCCGTCGGGCAGCGGCCGGTTCACCTGGCTCATGGCGGTGAGGACCTGGCCGACGTGGTGGTCCCGCAGCTCGGCCAGCCGCAGTGACCCGAGCGCGGGAATCCAGTACAGGCGGAACGCCTCGTCGTCGGTCGCGCGGGTGCTGTCCTTCAGGTTCCGCTTGCCCGCCTGGTAGGCGAGCAGGTAGGGGCCGACCTTCAGCGAGCGGTCGGCCAGGGCGACGCCCGTCCCCGCCTCGGCGAGCGCCTTGGCCAGCTTTTCATCGGCTTCCTTCTTGGTGCCGAACGGGCCGGTCTCGGGACGCCGCCGGCTCTCGCCCGGAGCGGCCGGGGCGTCGTACTTGAAGTACCACCTGCCGTGGCTGCGCTTGCCCCAGTCGGGGCACTTGCCGCGCCTGTAGCGCCGCTTCGTCTGAGGGTCACGGCAGAAGCACTGCCGGTAAACGCTGCCCTTCATGAATCCAAGGTAACCGCAGCGGGGCACGCGGGGACACGAACGCGGACTAGCGGTGACAGGCGGCAACTAGCGGGGATTCTGGTGTACGTTAAAACGCGTCATCACGCACTAGAAACGCGTTATCACGTGTGACCATTCAGCGGCATCACGGAGGGGAACGTGCATGGCAGTTCAGAGGCTCACCCTGGAAGAGCTACAGGCGCTGCCCGTCACGGTCGATGTAGTGACCGCGGGTAAGGCGTGGGGGCACGGCCGGCGCAAGTCGTACGAGCTGGCGAAGTCGGACGGGTTCCCTTTCCCTGTGCACCGGGACGGCGTGGGACGCGGGCGGCTGACCGTCGCCAAGGCCGACCTGATGCGGTCCCTCGGCTACGAGGTCGCGGCGTGACCCTCCCGGCCACGCGCACCGGCCCCGACACCGGCGCCCAGTTCTCAGCGCTCGACGTCCTCAACGGCATCGCGGCCAAGCAGGCAGCGGCAGCGCTCACCGAGGCAATCCCGAAGGTGCCGACGCTCCCGATGAGACAGGTGGCGGGCACCTCGCCCGCCACCGTCTACCCCCGAACAGCCGTAATGGAAAGGACCCCCGATGCACCTGGTAACCCACTGCCTGGCCATGCTGGAAGGACCCGGCATCGCCGCCGCCACGGTAGCCGCGTGGGCGGCGTCAGTGAGGCTCGGGTGGCGGCAGGGCAAGACGGCACTGGTGCCGTAGCCCGCTCAGCGTCCCGCCACCCGCTCAGGCAGGCCCTCGCCTCAGCCGTCCTGCTGGCCGGCTCCGCCGCATGGGGCGCCCGTCACCTAGCCGCGGCCCGCGCGGTCCTCGACGGTCACGGGACGCCGCTCGGCGAGCTGTACGCGCTGACGTTCCTCGCGCTGGCCTGGCAGGTCACCCTCTACGCGGTCGACCGCCCGTTCCGCGTCACCCCGCTCGGGCAGGCGGTGCTCGACACGCTGAACCTGACAATCGCGGTTCCCCTGTACAACGAGGACGTCGCGATCGCGCGGCGGTCCCTGATGTCGATGCTGAGGCAGTCACGGCGCGTCGATCACGTCATCGTCGTCGACGACGGGTCCGACGACCCGAAGGCGGACTACTCGCTGCTGCGCCACGAATTCGGGCGGCTAGCCGAACTGGCGGGCACCCGGTTCACCTGGATACGCATTGAGCACGCCGGCAAGCGGCACGCCCAGGCCGCCGCGGTCGAGGCGTCTCCCGACGCCGACGTGTACGTCACCGTCGACTCCGACAGTGAGCTCGACGAGCACGCGGCCGCCGAGCTGATCGCCCCGTTCGCCGACCCGCGGGTCATGAGCGTCGCCGGGGTGTTCCTCGCCGCGAACAACACGACGACGCTGCTCGCCCGCCTCACGGACCTGATCTACCTGCCGTCGCAGCTGATGGTCCGCGGCGGCATGAGCGTCATGCGGTCGGTCCTGGTGAACTCCGGGGCGATCGCCGCCTACCGTGCCGGCGCGGTGCGGGAGGCGCTGCCGGTGTACCTCGGGGAGACGTTCTTCGGGGTGCCGGTCGGGTTCAGCGACGACTCGATGCTGACGCTGCTCGCCTACCTGAAAGGCCGGGCGGTGCACCAGCCGTCCGCGTTCGCGTTCGCCGCGATGCCCGAGACGTTCAGCCACCACAAGCGCCAGTACCTCCGGTGGATGCGCGGGTCGTTCATCCGTTCCTGGTGGCGGTTCCGGTACCTGCCGCTGTCGTCCTACGCGTTCTGGTGGCACCTGGCCGGGTGGGTCCTGTCGGCCGTCTCCGCGTGGGCGTTCGCCGACGTCCTCGTGTCCGCCGTGGTGCGGGGCGACTGGTCGTGGTCGGTCCTGCTCGTCCCGGCGATCGCCGGGTACGGCCTCGGCCTGCCCTACCTGACGGTGAGCCGGTCCGACGAGACATGGCGGTCCCGGCTGCTCACGTGGTCGCTCGCCCCGCTGGCCGTGCTCTGGTCCCTGACCGTCCTGCGCGCCTGGCGCTGGTACGGGGCGGCGACGTGCAGGACGACCGGATGGGGAACACGGCAGAACATCGAGGTCACGATGGAGGAACCGGATGCCTAGGATCAGCCGCCCGCTGGCGGTGCTCACCTTGTGCGCGCTGCTGGCCGCCTGCTCGGCCGTGACCGCCGCGCCGCGCCCGGTGGCCTCGACCCTGCGGCCGGGTCACCTCCTGGTCGGCGCCGCTGATTCCAGCTACCAGGCGTTCGTGACCGCGACCGGGGTACGGCCCGCGATCGTCGAGCACTACATTCCCCTCTGGGACCCGCTGCCCGTCGCGTTCGCGGGCCCCGCCGAGCCGCTGGTGCAGGTCCTTCCGCGCCGCACCCCGCTCGCCGGCGTCGCCGCCGGGAAGTACGACGACCGGCTCCGCAACCTCGCCGCGGACGCGAAGGCCTACGGCAAGCCGCTGATCCTCGGGTTCGCCCCGGAAATGAACGGCCCCTGGTACACGTGGGGATACAAGCACGTCACCCCGGCGCTCTACGTCGACGCCTGGCAGCACGTCGTGACGCTGTTCCGGCAGGCCGGGGCGGCGAACGTGGCCTGGCTGTGGACCGTGAACGTGGCGAGCCCCGGTGTCAGCGCGCCCGCCGACTGGTGGCCCGGGCAGGCCTACGTCGGCATGGTCGGCCTCGATGGGTATTTCGACACCGCGTCCATGACCTACGGCAACCGGATAGCGCCCACGGTCGCCGCGGTGCGCAAGTTCTGGGGCGGCCCGGTGATCCTGTCGGAAACCGCGGCCGCACCTGCCGCAGGGCAGGCAGCCAAGATCAGGGGCCTGTTCGCCGGCGCAAAAGCTGGCCACCTCGCGGCGGTGGTCCTGTTCGACTTGCCCGGCAACAAGCAGTGGAGCATCGACGGCAACCCGGCGGCGCTCGCCGCGTTCAGGAAGGCGGCAGGGAGTGCCTGAGATCACCGGCGACGAGACGGAGTTCAAGGGGCACTACGGGCGCGCCCGGCTTATCCCGCTGCCCGACGTCCCAGAGTCGGCCGAGACGGTGTGCTCGTGGCTGCTCACCGCACCGCACGCCCACCCGTTGTGGGCTCAGTACCTGCTCGGCATGGTGCGGCTCCGCGACGGCATCCCCGGCTTCAAGCCGCCGGCCCGCCAGTTCATCGGCGCGACCCACGAACTGTTCGTCTTCGCGCTCAACCCCGAGCACGGGCCGTACACCGTCGAGAAGATGCAGGCCTACGGGTCGGGCGGCGGGAGCATCCCGTGCCTGACGCCGGTCAACGTCGTGCACCAGGTCGAGGGGACCGACGAGGAAGCGCGGCTCCTGGCCAGCTTCGCCGCCGTCGGTGTGGTGCACGGCATGCTGTGGCCCGAGACCGGCGACGCGCCCCGGCGTATCCGTGAGGACTGGCTGGTCAGCATGGTCAAGTCGCTGGCACACATCAGAGGTGAAGAGCACGCCCCGTAACGCCCCGGAGGGGACGCGGCCAGGTCCCGTCAACTCAGGGTGCCTGGCCGCTGCACAACCCCCACAGGAACGCTACCGCACTCTGTGACCGCAGTGTCACGGCACGCGAAAAGCGGGGCCCCTGGCCGCCGGTGAAGGCAGCCAGGGGCCCCGCTATGTCAGGCCAGGCCGGACGCTACAGCGCGGCGAGGTCCGCCGCGATCTCCCGCAGCGCCGCCGCGCTCGCGGTCAGCTGGGAGGCCAGCGCCGGGTCCGCGGCCTCGACGACCGCCTCAAGCTTCTGCGCCTCGCTGATGACCCGCTCCGCGGCGGCGTCCACGGACTTCAGCGCCGGGACGACATGGGATTCGAGCCAGTGCACGGCACGGGTAACCGGGTTGGCCCCGGCCGGGGGCGCCGGGCTTGCCGGGGCGGCGGGGGTGACTGGGGTCGGCTCAGGGGCCGGCGTGGTGGTCATCTGTGATGCCTTTCTGGTGGTCTGCTTAATCGGTCTGCCTGGGGCCGCGCGAGAAGCGCGGCGATCGGTAAAGCCTTGGTCAGGTGTGCAGGGCGGCGGTGTACGTCGCCTTGTCGACGACCCCGGTAGCCGGGAGGTGCGCCGACGCCTGGAGGTGGCGGGTCGCGGTGTCGGTCCCGTCACCGAACACGCCGTCGACCCCGTCCTTCCGCAGGCCGCTGGTCCCGAGGTCGTACCCGCGGGCGATCAGGAGCCCCTGCCAGTTCTTCACCGCCTGGCCGGTGCTGCCCTTCTGTACCGACGTGATGGACACCGAGACGGCTTCCTTGACAACCGGCTTCGGCGGGACCGGCACGGGCGCCGGGGCGGTCTTGGTGTACGAAGCGATCCACGCGTTGAGGTCGGCCGCGGTGCCGTTGAACGCGTCCTTGTCGCCGCCGTCCGCGCCGCCGCCGGGCGCGTACTGCCAGAACACCCACTTGTGCCACGGGGCGACGTCGGTGGGGGCGCTCGCCCGCCATTCGGCCGCCCACAGCGGGTAGGCGGAGGCCTCGCCGAGGGCCGGGAGCTTGCCCGTGGACGCGTACACGAGCACCGGGCAGTGCGGCCCGACGCGCCGCGCGACCTCGTCGCAGCACGCTTTCAGGTTCCGGCCGCTGACCTGGTAGTCGGTGGCGACGATCGCGAGCATGTCACCCGGCCGGATTCCGCGCCCCGCGACCACGGCGACGAAGTCACGGGCCTGCGCGACCGGGTCAGCCCCGGTCATCTCGTGATAGGCGCCGCGGTGCACGCCGGCGGTGAGCAGCGTCTCCCACGACGCCGCGAACTCCGGATCCTCGCCGCTGAGACCGTTCGTCGCCTTGGCCCACCCGAAGTCGTGCCCGGCCGCGCGGATCGCGGCCACGTCAAGCCGAGGCTGATACGAACTGATGTCGAAGCCCTGCGCGCTTGCTGTCATGACTCCCCCGTTCCCTTTGTCACCCCGGCCTGGTTGCCGGGCCGCCTTCGCTGCCTCGTGCAGGCGCAGCGCTTCCAGGTGCTGGGCAACGGCGTGCGGCCCGTGGTGGAACGCCCACCACGCGGCCAGCCGCTTCCCGATCTTGTGCCGCAGCAGGAACGCCGCGGCACCGCCGATCGCCCCGCACAGCACCCAGGCGACCATGTTTCCGCCGGTGCCCCACGTGCCCGGCCCGAACAGGTCGTCCAAGATGCCGCGCAAGGCTGCCCCCTAGCCGTCGCAGCAGACGCAGCCGCTCGGCTCCGCGCCGGGCCATTCCTCGAGCACGTACGACCGCTTGACGGCGGTCAGCCCGGCGCGTGACGGGTGAGGGTCCCAGACGATCCGCCCGTCATCACCGACGACCGCGTGCTCTCCGGTTTCCCGGACGGTCGGGCCGACCACGATCGACCGGCCCGGCGGGATACCGCTAACCATGCGCCAGTCAAGGCCCCGGCCACGGAGCCACAGCCGCGCCGCCGGCTCCCACCAGGCGAACGCCCCGAAGTGCGGCACCGCGTCCAGGTCCACGCCGAGCGCGCTCGCTACAGCCGCCTGGAGGCAATTCCCGTAGACACCCCGCGCGTTGAGCTCGGGCGTGTAGAGGATCGTCTGGGTGACTTCCCCGACGTCGCCTAGCCGGTTCACCTGGCCGCCCCTTCCCCGTGGATCTCGATCAGGTGCGTGACCAGGAACCGGGCGTGGGCGAACGGGCGATCGCAGCGGTAACAGCGCCAGGTCACTTGGGCGCGGCCGTGATCAGGCCCTGCACGTACTGCGAGGCCTCCCAGTCACTGTGCGACGCGGTGTGGGCCCCGGCCGCGCCGCGATGATGCCAGGCGCAGAGCCAGCGGAAGTTCGCATCCGACTCGACCCATGCCCCGACCTGCGACGGGTCGGAGATGCCGGGGTAGTCCTTCTCCAGTGCCGCGAGGTCAACGCCGTTCTGAAGGCTGAACTCGACGTGCGCGTGATGGAGTTCCAGACCCGGCTGCTCGCCGCCGCCGGCGGGTGGCGGGCACGGCTTGCACTGGGCGTCCTTGCAGTCACCGAACCCGATCCGCTCGCCGATGAAGCACCGCGCGGCTGCCCGCGTCTTGCGGTGATAGTGGTCGAAGTCGGCGTAGTGCGGGTCGTCCTCGCGCGCCGGGTGCGGCGGGAAGTGCATCAGGTAGTGATGCCCCTCGGCCTGGTCGTGCGCGGCGACGTCGTCACTTGGCACTAGCGGTCTCCTTCGGCTTGGGTAGCGAGTAGGAGGCCGCGCAGTCCCTCGGCTCGTTCTTCGACAGCACGTACCGCTCGTAGCCGACGGCTGCCTTCCGTATCACGGCGGTGGGGTGGGGGCCTTCAAGGAGCATCACCAGCCGGTCCAGTGAGACGACCACCCCGGCGCGGTACTGATTGCCGCTCACGCACCCGCTGACCGCCTCGGCGTGCTGCGCCTGCTCGACGGCGGTCACCGCGGCGGCCCTCGCGTTGGCCGCCGCCGCGCTGGTGCTCGCCGAGCTGGCCCGCTCCGACGTGCTGCTCACCCAGAAGCCCATCCCGGCGAGCGCGAGGGTCAGGAAGACGTCGATGCAGATGTACAGGCGGCTGCGGCGCGCGTACCGGTCAAGCTTCGCGTCACGGTCCTCGCTCGCCGTCGTCGACGCTTTCAGCTGCGCCGCCATGCGGATCATTGACGCGCCGAGGTACCGGGCGGTGGCCAGCGGGTCCGACGGGTCCGGTGGCAGCAGCTCGGTTTCCGTGGTGTCCGGGTCAGGCTCTGGCGTCATCGGGCACCTCCGGTTCGGTCAGGATGGCCTGCAGCGTGTCGACGTTGACCCGCAGTGAGCCCATGAGCGTTTCGAGTTCGGCGAGGACGTCCTTGAGCTCGGCGCCGCCCTTGACATCGGCTGCGCTCACTGGTCACCCCCCGGCGGCTGGGGCGGTGCGAGCAAGGCCGACAGGCGCTCAAGCAGGGCCGTCACGCTCCTGGCCTGCTCAACGGCGGTCCTGGCGAGGTCGCGGACCTCACCGATAGGCATGTCCGGGGTCCCGCCGTGGGCCACGGCCTGGGCGGCGAGCTCGGCGACACCTTCGAGGTTCAACCCGGCGGCTTGAGCCTGCACCCGTTCGGCTTTCTCGAGGTCTTCGGGATCGGTCAAGGGGTGCCGCCTCCCCGTCCGCGCCCGGTGGCGATGATGCCCTGGAGGATCGGGATCAGCGCGCCCGTGCTCGCGATGAATGACGACAGCAGCGGGGCGAGGTCACGGGCCACCTTGGACGCCTCGTCACGCTCCCGCTCGGCGGCGTGCTTCTCGTCTAGCAGGCGGTCCCGTTCGGCGATCAGGTCCGCGCGGCCTTCCGCCCGGATCGTGGCCGCCCCTTCGGGTGACACGAGCCGCCAGCCGCGGAACAGCAGCCATGCCAGGGCGAGGGCGATAATCCCGAGCGGCCCGAAACCGAGGATGTACCCGGTGATGCTGTCGGATGCCGTGTCGATCGGGGTGACGCTCGTTCCGGGGCCGGTGACGGCCAGCCACAGCAGCACACGCGCGCCTCCCGCCTTACGCGATGATCATCAGGTGATACGTGCCGTGAGCGGCGGCGGGTCGTCAGTTGCCCCACAGCTCCGCGACCAAGGTTGCGGCGCCCGCGGTGAGCGCCGCGGTCTGCTGGATAGTGACGGTGGTCCCCGGCTGGACAAGCGCGAAGATCGTGGTGCCGGTCTGCCCGTTGACGTCGGTACCGAGGCCGCCGGCGAGGAGCTGCGAGAAGTGGTTGCCGGCCCCGGAGGTCGGCGACTGGTAGATGACCTGGATCGTGCCGCCCGTTTCAGCACTGGTCACGTGCACCACGCTGACCGCGACGAACATGTGCACGGCGCCGTCGTTTGGTGCCGTCCAGGAGATGACGTTCGGGGTGGCGTTCTGCAGCGCGAACCCTGCGGTCCCCGTCGTGGCGAGCTTGGCGAAGCCCTTGTGCACGTGGCCGGCGTCGGCCACCTTGCCGACCGCCCCGGCCGCCGCCGCCGTGCCTACCGGCTGGATGTCGCCAGCGGTTGAGTCGACCACCGGGATCTGCCCGAACGCGGCCGAGTCGGTAGCCGCGGAGCCGTTGGCCACGCCGGTGAACTTCTTGCTGTTCATCGGCACGTTCGCGGCTGCAGGGTTGGCGTTCGCGATCGCGGACAGGTCATCGGTTGAGGGCAGTGATGCCGCCTCAGCCGCCGCCTGCGCCGCTGCGGCGGCCCCGGCCGCGTCGAAAGCGCCGCTGTTCTGCGTCGCCGCGGTGCCGAGCCCGAGGTTCGTCCTGGAGGTCGCGGCGCTGGCCAGGTCGGAAAGGTTCGCCGACTTCTGAAGGCTCGCGGCCTGTGCCGTTGCCGCCGCCCCGGCCGTGTCGAACGCGCTGCTGGGCTGCGTCGCCGCCGACCCGAGACCGAGGTTCCCGCGTGCCGTGGCGGCGTTCGCGAGGTCGCTGAGGTTGTTGCCGGCGAGCAGCGCGCCGACGGCGGCCACGATCGCCGCGGTGAGTTGCGAGGCGGTCAGGTGGCCGGAGACGTCCAGTGTGGCGATGCCGCTGGCGGCACCGAGCTCGGCCGCGATAGCGCTTGCCACCGCCGCCGCAGCCCCGGCCACGTCGAAGTCCGTCGCCGGGTGCACAGCGGCTGACCCGAGCCCGAGGTTCGTCCTGGAGGTTGCCGTGCTTGCCAGGTCAGACAGGTTGGCCAGCTTCTGGAGGCTCGCGGCCTGTGCCGTCGAGGCGGAACCCGCCGGGTCCGATGCGGCCTCGGCTGCGGACTGTGCCGCTGCGGCGGCCCCCGCCGCGTCGAACGCGCTAGACGGCTGCGTGGCGGCCGACCCGAGACCGAGGTTCCCGCGTGCCGTCGCGGCGTTCGCCAGGTCGGACAGGTTCGCCGACTTCTGGAGGCTGGCCGCCTGCGCTGCGCCGGCAGACCCGGCGGGGTCCGATGCCGCCTCGGCGGCCGACTGCGCCGCCGATGCCGCGCCCGCCGCGTAGGTCTCCGCGGCTGACTGCGCGGCGGCAGCGGCACCCGACGCGTCCGCGCCGACCTGGGCGGCCGTGAGGGTGACGTTGCCCGACCCGTCGGGGCCGACGTGGTTGACGCTGGTGACGGTGCCCGATCCGCCGCCGCCGCCCCCGGAGCCGGTATCGGCAAGTGAGTACAGGTCAACGGGCGTAGCGGAATGCTCGAGGAAGAAACTCCACGGCGGGAGCACCTGCCCGGCGACGGTAACGCAGGCGGTCCAGAACCAGAACCCGGTTTGCCCGGCCATTTCCAGGCCCGCGCTGGCCAGGTCAAGGAGCCGGAGCGGGCCCCCTGACAGCGACTGGAGCTCGCCGCCGGTGATCACCGCCTGAATCGGGACGTCCGGCTGGAACACCGGCCCGCCCGGGGAGTAGAGCGTCGTGTTCACGGTGAACTCGGCGGTACCGGATAGCCGGTTGCCGCCGCCGTCGGCGAACGTCCCGGTTATCTCCGTGTAGGAAAGCACGTGCGGCGCCTCCCGCCTAGAGTGCCCAGATCGCGGCCCACAGCGTCGCCGCGCCTGCGGTGAGCGCGGTCGTCTGCTGTAGCGTCACGGTCGTGTTCGGCTCGACGAAGTACGCCATGGTGAAGTAGGCGAACCCTGCGCTGAGGCCGGCGGCGTAGACACCGGGAACGTGCGTTACACCGTTCGGTGACGTGAGCGAGACACCGATCGCGCCGCCCGTCTCATTTGAGGTGACGTCTATGTTGGCGGTCACCAGGATCATGTGCATCTGGCCGTCGTTCGGCGACGTCCACGTCATGCCCGACACGGTGCCGGTGCCGTTGACCAGCGTGTAGCCGGCCAGGGGCGTCGCGGTGACCTTGGACAGGCCCGCGTGGACGTGCCCGGCGTCGGCCACCTTGCCGACCGATCCGGCCGCGGCCGCGGTGCCTACCGGCTGGATGTCGCCCGCGGTCCCGTCGAGCTGCACCGCGCCCTGCGCGCCGGTCGTCGCGGCGGGAAGCTGCCCGGTGGGAACGTGACCGCCGGTGTCGAGCGTGGCGACACCGGAGTTAGCGCCTCGCTGCGTCAGGGGGATCAGCAGTCCCTCGGCCGTCTCAGCGCGCGTCGTCTCGGCCGAGACCGCCCCGGCCGCGTACGTCTCCGCGTTCGCCTGGGCTGTCGCGGCGGCCCCGGCCGGGTCCGATGCGGCTTCGGCCGCGGACTGCGCGGCGCTGGCCTGCGCCGCCGCGTAAGTCTCCGCGTTGGACTGCGCCGCCGACGCCACGCCGGCCGCGTACGTCTCGGCGGCCGACAGCGCTGCCGCCGCCGCACCGGAGGCGTCCGCGCCGACCTGGGCGGCCGTGAGGGTGACGTTGCCCGACCCGTCGGGGTCGACGTGGTTGACGCTGGTGACCGTGCCGGAGCCGCCGCCGCTGGCCGGCGAGTTCACCAGTGACGTCAGGTCAACCGGGGAGGACGAGTAAGGCAGGAAGAACGACCAGGGCGGCTGTACCTGCCCGCTCACCGTGACCTGGGCGTTCCACGCCCACCATCCCGTCAGCCCCTCCACCGTCAGGCCGTCGTTGTCGGTCGCGGTCAGCGTCAGCGGGTCACCCGACGGCGCCTTGAGCTGCCCGTCCGTGATCTGCGCGGTAACGGGAGCGTCTGGCTGCAGGACCGGCACGCCGCCCGCGTAGACCGTCGACGTCGGCGTGAACGTGGCAGTGCCCGCAAGCGGCTCGCCGCTCCCGTCGGTGAACGTGCCCGTCACCTCGACTGTTAGCAGCGCCACGCGCGGTCACCCCCGGTCAGTTTGAGTACCACGTGATCTCGCAGGTGCATTCCTCGCCGGCGAGGGTGCCCACGTTGACGGCTACCGTGGAGTAACCGATCACGGATACCTGGTCCTGCCCCCCGACGAGCTGCACGGGCGCTTCCCCGCACGCGGAGTTCGCGACGCTGGTCGAAGTCCATATGGTGTCCAGCGTGTAGAGGGCGCTGCCGTTGAGGCCGACGAGGACGCCTATGCGGCCCCCGGCGGTGCCCCCGGTGACGATCCCGGCCCTGACGACGTAGGTTCCCGACCAGGCCGCCGGCGGCGTCCACGTGAACGTGGAGGGGTTCCAGCCGCTGTAGGGGTCTTCCAGGATGCTGTTGAACTGGATCGTGTTGTTGCCGGCGGCGAGGGTCTGCGAGCTGGTTTTCACCGCACGGAACACGACCCGTGACGTCAGCGCGGCGAGCGGCGCCTGAACCCAGTTGTTGAAGTCGGCGGGCAGCGGCCCGTACCCGGCGGGGAATGACGGGACGACAGGAGCTGAGAGCGTCATCGCCGGCCGCCCTGACCGCCCGGCATCACGCGGACTCCCACACGATGATCAGCTTGTTGAAGACAGCGGCGGTGCCCGATCCTTCCAGCGCCAGGCTGCTTCCGGAGTTCTGCGATCCCACGAGCTGCACCCTGTCGCCGGCGCTGAGCCTGATTTTCCGGGCGGCCAGCGCCGAACGGGGAACCGCGGCGGTCTGGGTGAAGTACGACTTGAGCCACTGGGCGGTCCCGTTGACGGAGAACCCGGCGGCTAGCGTGCCGTTCGCCGCGAAGGTCGACACCGCGACCTGCCCGTAGACGGCGTAAACGCCGGCGACGGGTGCGGTCCAGTAGTTGCCGCCGGAATTCCAGCCGCTGTAGTTGTCGACCGCAGGGCCGCCGGCGACGGTGCTGCCCGTGGTGGTGTCGAGGGGGATCACGGTCCCGGCGGGGAACGCCTGCGACGGGAGGGTGTTGCCTGACCCGGCGTAGTAGCCCCGGAAAATCGGCGGGTAGGTGAGGAACCTGATCGCGTCGCGGATGTTCGCGTTCAGGAACGCGCTCGTGACGTACGCCGGCGGCACCGGCCACGCCGCGTTCGCGGGGACGGCCAGCCCGGCGGTCCCCGAGTTCGCGCACACCCAGCGGGCCGACATGTACGGGTTCCCGGCCAGCGCCGACGCGCTGCCGCTGTCCTGCCGTCCTGCCATCTGAACGAAGTCCGCGCCGACGTTGACGAGCTGCACGAGGTCGGCGGCGCTCGCGCACGGGTTCTGGCCGGACCCGCCGGCGACCTGCTCGCCCTGGAGGGTGAGCGACACGGTCACCCCGTTGCCCGCCTGGAGGAGCACGGAGAAGTCCTTCGCGGTCGCGGTCGTGTAGGTGAACTGGGCGGCGGCGGTGACCAGGTGCCAGCCAGGCGCACAGCAGAAGTAGGGGGCTCCCGGCGGCGTGTGCCCGCCCCACGTGTCCACCGCCTCGGTGTCCAGGGTCACGGGCGTGGTCGGGCCGGTCGGCACGCTGAACGACGTGCTGTAGCCCATGAACAGCGGCGGCCCGGACAGGAAGCTGACGGCGTTGGAGACGTCGCGCAGCCCCCACACGGGGACAGGCCCGGGCACCCACGTAAACGGGCTGGGGACGGTCGGGTTACCCATCTTTCACCGCCCCCCGCCGTTCACCAGGAAAGCCGGTTCGACCCGTTCAGCAGCCCGCGGACGCTGTCGTCTGCGGTCAGGACGACGCCGGGGTAGGTGACCAGCGTCAGTTTCGTCTGCCAGCGTCGCCCCTGAACGGTGTGGGCGACGCTCATGACCTGGAACTCGCCCGTGATGACGACCTGGGTTCCGCCTAGCCGCCGGTTGACGGTGTACACCTGCCCGACCTCGACGCCGAGCGCGACCGGCCACAGGGCGGGGTTCGCGCCGGGGTCGAGGGTCAGCTGCGCCACGCGGATCTGCGGGGTGCCGTTGGTCCAGAAAATCCAGTTGGCGCTGTCCTGGATGATCGGCAGGTCGAACAGGTAGCTGGTCTGCTGCAGCGTCTGGTCACCGTACTGCTCGACGCTCGCGGCAACCGCGGCGGTGCTGACCGGGGTGACGACAGCGGACACGTCCGCGGCGCCGATCACCTGCGGCGCCGACAACTGGGTCAGGGTGATGTCGTTGTAAACCTGGGCGGGGTCGTCGTCGAACCCGATGTCGTCGAGGTACGGGTACTCGCCGGCCGCCGTGTTCTCCCCGAACGTGCCCGTGACCGGCAGGTTGTACCCGGCGCCCCGGCCCATGTAGAACACGTAACCGGGGCCGTCGACGAACAGCAGCCCGCCGTCGGACTCCGCCATGTTCACGATGTTCTGCGCGAGCTGCTGCCCCTGCTGGTCGACCGCGCCCTGTATCCCGTTGGTGGTCGCGGTGATGACGCGCGGGTACCCGCAGCCCGACTCGAGCATCAGGCGGTCGATGCGCCGGCCGGCCGTGTCGGTGGCGGCCAGCCCGAGCAGCGTCGCCCAGTAGTGGGTGACGATCCGGTCCTGGCCCAGTACCTCGGGGAACAGGACGAGCTCGCTGAGGACCCCGTTGAACATCGCCCCGGTCGCGGCCCTTGTCGCCTGCCCGTTGAACGACAGCGTGTACCAGCCGGGGGCGAGGTTGCAGGACCCGGTGGCGCCGGGGAAGGCCCCGGCGTTGATGTAAACCTGCCAGCCCGTCTGCGTGAGGGTCAGGGCAAGGTGGAACCCGACGCTGCTCGCGAAGCTCGTCAGGTTGCTGACGAGCGTCTGCGTCATGGCGCGGGTGACCTTGTCGTACGCGCGGACGTAAAGGAACCCCGTGCTCTGGGCGAGGATCACCTGGAACACGGGCCCGGCCGGCCCGGTGAGCGACATGAGCAGGTTGACCGTGGCGGGCTGGACGGTGTTATCGACGGTGAACCAGCCCTCAAGGGTGACACCGGCCGCCAGCGACGGCATGCTGCCGGAGGTGACCTGGAGGGTGTAGCCCTGGGTGGTTTCCCCGGCGCCGAGGCCGGACTGGGACCAGGAGGTGGCGCCGCCGTCGCCGCACAGGCTCGCCGATGACGCGCCGAACGCCTGCGTGGCGCCCCCGTTGCCGCCTTTCGCCTGCGTGACCTGCATGACGAGCTGGGAACCCTGGGCGAGGTTCTGCACGGTCGTGTTGCCGGCCGGGTCACCGCACGGCCAGTACCCGGCGGGGTTGTCCAGCAGGATTTCCGCGCGGGTGACGGTCAGCGACAGCGGGGTGAGCTGCGCGAGGACGTCACTGGCGACCGCGTTGGTCACCTGGTAGCGGGTCTTGGTGATCGCCTGCGGCCAGCGTTCCATGTAGCCGCGGAACACCGCGTACGGCCGCGCCGCGGCGTTCGGAGGCGGCGGCCAGGTGACCAGCACGAGGACCGGCGTGTACACCTCAGGCTGGTACGGGGAACTGGCGTAGCCGGGTGTCAGCGCCCCGTCGTTATTGCTGAGCGCGAAGTTGACCGTCCCGGCCTGCGCCGTATCCAATTCGTATTGCTTGCCCCGCTGCGTGCCCATCTTCTGGAACCGGGCGCTGATGTCGGTGAACGTGACCTGGTCCCACGGGGTGCCCGCACCGGAGCCGAACCCGGCGAGAAGCTGCACCATCGGCCACGACTGCGACGCGGGGACCGGGGCGGCAACGGTGACGAGGATCAGCGCCGCGAACCCGGACAGGTCCGCGGCCGGGGACGCCGACCAGGCGGGCGAGGCCGCCGCGCTGGTGACCTGCCACATGCACGGGAACTCAAGGTCGGCGGTGTGGTCGGAGCCGTTGGTTATGGCCGGGGTGCTGCCCGTGACCATCGACCAGCCGGCCCCGCCGAGCGAAACAGTGGATGCCGAGTTGTCGGACGCGCAGGCGGTCAGCAGCAGCGCCGGCGCCCCCGGCGACGGGAGGCTCAGCGACCCGAGTGCCGTCGCCGCGTTCGCCATGCTGGTGACGATCGCGGAAAGCGACTCCCACGGCGTCAGCCCCGCCACCTCGAACACCGTGAGGATCATCGCCTTGACCGGGCTGGTCGGCGACAGGTACGCGTTGCCCGCCGCGCGGGGACTGCGGGAAACCCAGATCCCGCAGCGGGTCACCCCTGAGGCGCTGCTGACACCGTTCGGCGGGCCGAGCGGCTCCCAGTAGTTGTGGGCGTCGTCGCCGACCGCGCAGGTTGCAGGGTTGCCGCTCGGCTCCTGCCGCACCGCCCACACCGCCACCATCCAGTTCCCGGCGGTCCCGGAGTTCCCGGCGATGCAGGCGAGCGGCTGGCTTGAGTACGCGTCGTACCCGGCCGGCTGTGCTACCGCCGCCCAGTTGTGAACCGGGATCGTCACGGACACGCGGCACCCCCGGTCAGACGGTCACCAGCGCAAGGCCGTTCGTCGGATTCCTGCGGTTGTTCTGGAGGCTGGCGTGCTGCAGGAGGGTGAAAAGCTCCGTGGCCAGCTCCTGCTCGCTGCCGATGTAGCCGTTCACGGTGATCTGCACGGTCGTGTTGCCCGCCGCCGCGCTGCCGGCCGCCGCGCCCGCGCTGACGCGGAGCCCCGCGGCGCTGCCGCCGTTCACCCCGGCGGTGATGGCCTGCGCGAGCCCGTGCGCGGCCGCCTGCACCCCGCTCTGGCCCCCGGCGAGGCCTTGCACCAGCCCCGCGGCGGTGTCCTTGCCTGTGTCGGCCATGACCCGCGACGGGCTGCTGATCTTCAGGTCCTTCTTGAGGGTGGCGACCATGCTCGCGGCGATCTTGTCCATCTGCGCCGTGATGGCCTTCTCCTGCGCCTGGAGCCCGCTCAGGAACCCCTTGCCCGCCTGCGCTCCGCTGTCGTACATCGCGTTCGCCGCGGTCTGCCCGAGGCTGGTGCTGTAGGAGGTGATCGCGGACTCGGACGCGTTGAGCGAGCTGATCTGCGAGGTGCTGTCGTCCATCAGCGCCTCGGCGATCGGCAGCCCGCTCGCGGGCCCGGCCTGGATGATCTGGTCGAGCAGCGCCTTGGACAGTCCCCGCTTGGCCAGGGCCTTGATGTCGGTCGCGAACGTCTTGATCTGCGCGAGCTGCATTTGCATCCCCGCGCCGATGTCCGCGCCGCTGCTGCCCCCGGCGACGGACGTGGCGTTCGACAGGCTCGCCCACGACTCGGTGCTGCTGGTGACGCTCGCGGCGTAGGTGTCCGCGGCCTTTATCGTCGCGACGATGCTTTGCCGCTTCGCGGCGAGGCCCTGGATCCTGGAGTTGTCAGCCGCAACCCAGGTGAGCAGCCGGGATGCCCCGTTGAACGACACGTCGCCGGCGGACCAGGCTTGCAGGATGTAGGTGTTCAGCTTGTCGACCGCTGTTTTCGCCGTCGACGCGCTGGACGCGTTCGCGATCGAGCTGATCAGCTGCCGGCCCATTTCCAGGCCGAGTTTCTGCATGGTCTTGCCGAGCGTGTCGGACCGGGACGCGAGGTGCTGCCCGATCTGGTCGATCAGCTGGGTTTGCTGGACGGCGGTGATCTGGCCGCGGGCGTAGGCGGCGTTGACCTTCGCGGCGAGGGTGTTGGCGGCGGCCTCGGCCTGCGACGCGGTTTCGCTGATGCCGTTCGCGAGGCCGGTCGTGATCATCGACCCGAGGCTGTAGAACACGCGGGACGGGCTGAAGATCGACAGCGCGGACTTGAACGCGGAGACCGCCCCGTGGGCGAGCGACGAGACGACGCCCATGACGGCGCCTGCCATCGACTCGATGCCCTGGATCAGGCCGCGCACGATGTTGACGCCGGCGTCCCACAGCAGGTGAATGGCGCCGGAGGCGAACGTGCGCAGGACGTTGATAAACCCGTTTAGGGCATCCGATCCCAGTTTGCGCAGGTCCGCCCAGGCTGCACCCCATTTTCCGGTTATCAGGTCGAGCGCCAGGCTGATCACGTCGACGCAAATTCGAATTGACGCTCGAATTATCGCCGCTATGGTGTTCCAGGCGAACTTCACCGCGTCGCTGATGACGCCCCACGCGACCCGCCAGATCTCCTCCAGCGTCGCGAGGCCCGGACGGATCGCCCCGTCGTAGATGACATGCCACGCCGTCGTGACGATCGCCGCGATCGTGTTCCAGACGCCCTTCGCGACCTGCTCGACCTGCGCGCCGTGCGCCGCCCAGAACTGGGCGAACACGGCCAGCTGCTGCTTCACGAACGCGAGCGGCCCGGTCACGAACCACTGCGTCACCGCGCCCGCCGCGCGGACCGCGGCGTGCCACGTCCCGGCGAAGAACGCGCCGATGTCGGCCAGGGCGACCCGCACCGTCCGGCAGTGCGTGTACAGCAGGTACAGGCCCGCGGCCAGGGCAATAACCGCGATCACCGCGAGCGTCACCGGGTTCGCGTCGGAAACCGCGTTGAACAGGGCCTCGGCGGTGGCCGCGATCTTGAACGCGACCGCGACAGCGAGGATCGCCCCGGCAAAAGCGGCGATAGCCGGGTGCGCTTCAAGGAACTGGCCGACCTTGGCGAGCGCCCCGACGATCTTCGTCGCGGCGGGCAGCAGGACGGACCCGAAGCTGATCGCCAGCGCCTGCACGCTGGACTTCAGGTTGTCCCACTGCTGGGACATCGTCTTCTGCCGGGCAGCCCAGTCGCCCGCGAAGTCGTCGGCGCCCTTCTTGACCTGCGCGTACTTGCCCTGGAACCGGTCGAACTCACCGACGAGGACACCGATCCCGGCTCCGGCCTTCTTGCCGAACAGCTCGGTGATCAGCTCACCCTGGTCCTTGGCCGTGACCCCCGCGGACTTCATCCGGCTGACCAGCAGTTGCAGGGCGCCGTTGAGGCCGCCGGTCTTCATCTCGTCCGCGAACGACTTCGTGTTCAGCCCGAGCGACTTCAGGGCCGGGGCCGCGGTCGACACCGGGGCGACGAGCGCCTGCACGGCCATCCGCAGGTCAGTGCCCGCCTTCGCACCCCGGATGTTGTTATCGCCATAAGTAGCGAGTGCGGCGGAAACATCCTGCAATGTGACGCCGTACATTTTGATATTCGCCAGGACACCAGTGCCGAAAGCATCGGCAAGATCCTGCATTTTCATGTCGCCGGCGCCGACCGTGGCATTCATGTAACCCATGGCCTGCGAGTAGTTCTGCACGCCGGGGATACCGGAGGCGATCGCCGCGCCCAGCGCGTTCGTGACGTCGACCAGGTTGGCGTTACCGACTTGCGCGCCCTCCGCCGCGACCTTGACCGCGTTGAGCATCTGCGTACCCGACGCGCCCGTGCTGGCCAGGTTCGACGCCACGTGGTACAGCGACTCAGACAGGCTGTCCGGGCCCTCGCCGACCTGCCCGGCGAGCTTCAGGACCCCCTGTGACAGCCCGGCGAGCTTCGACTGCGAGATCCCGGCCTGGGTGTGCAGCTGCTCAATGCTGCTCTGGAAGCCGGCGGCCTTGTCGATGCCGTACCCGAGGGCGATCGCCGTGCCGAGCAGCGCCGTCTTCATGGCGCCGCCCATGCCGGCGGCCGCCGCACCGCCCCGTCTCGCACTCGCGGCCTCGACGTCAGCCGCGCCCCCGGCCCGGCCGGCCGCCGCCGCGAACGCGTCCGCCGCCCCGGCGGCCTCGCCGAACGACCCGGCCGCCGCCTTGGCCGCCGCCGCCGAGTCACCGACCTGGACTCTCAGCGCGTCAGCCGCCACCGAGGCCCGCCCGAACCCGGCCGCAGCGGACGCGGACGCCTCGTCAGCGGCGCCGGCCAGGCCGTCAAGGGACGCGACGACCCGCTCAACCTGCGCGGCCAGGGCATCCTGTGCGGCCGTAAGCCGGTCATCAGCGCCCGCGGCAGCGTCGAGCGCCGCCGACATCCGGTCAGCGCCCGCGAGGACCGCGTCGATCGACTCCGCGAGCCGGTCGCTCGCGGCGGCCATCGCGTCGACGCCGTCAAGGTACGCGGCACCGTTGACCCCGAATTCCTGGACAACCGGGGGCAGTTCTCCGGACACCGGCGGTCACCCCCCGGTGGCGGGACGTCAGAGGCCGAGCGCCGCCGCCCACGCGGCGGCGGCAACCCTGGTGGCCATGCCTGATGCCACGTACTCGGCCATCGACGGGGCCATGTACGGGCGCCTCGGGATGATGACCTGGTGGCCGAACACCTGCCCCGTGTTCTTGTTCCGCAGCGGGTAGCTGCCGTGGCTGGTGATGGTGACCGGCCCGAACTCGTGGACCGGCGCGTAAATCAGGGAGGACCCCAGGACGCACGTCGCGCAGCCGGGGGCGGTGACGACAGCCGGGGACCGTTTCAGCGACCGGCGGAGGGCACCGCTGATGAGTGACGGCGGTTCCCCCGGCGCCGACGGCGTCGGGGTGCCCTCCGTGTGCGTGCTCGAGGTGAGCTTCACCTTGACGGCTGTTTCGCCGCCCTGCGACAGTGCCCGCACCGCGGCCAGTGGTGCCTCGGTCTCGGCGAGGGCGCGTAGCCGCCGCAGGTTGTCCGCGACTTCACGGGCGGCGTTGCCGGTCACCGTCCGCCCCCCGGTCTGCCCGCTCGGCCTCGACGCGGCGGCGGATGATCATCAGGTCCATGCAGTACCGGCGGACGTACGGCGGGGCGGCCTCAAGGTCAGGCCAGGACCAGCCCATGTCCCGCATCAGCTCGTAGTCCGCCAGTTCCTCCGGCACCGGCCCGCTTCCCCACGTGCCGTCGTAAACGCTCTCGGCGGTGGCTAGGACGTTGTCGAAGTAGTCCCCTCCTGGCTCTTTGGAGGGTTTATCGCGCCGGTCACCTCGTCCATGAGCTTCATGACGATTTCCTGCGGGAGCGTCGCCACGAGTTCGGGGGTGGCGGGCAGCGGCAGCAGCCGGGGCTCGGTTTCCTCGTCGTTGATCAGTTCCCCGGTGTGCTCGTTCACCTTGAGCGGCGTGGTCGGGTCGTACACCCGCCAGCCGATGACGAGCTTGGCGATCATCTCGAACACGCGGTCCATCGTCGTGCCGGTAGCTTCGTCGTCGCCGGCGTCGGATATGCCGGCCATTGACTTGATCTCGGCGCCCGGCATGAGGCGCGGGTTGCGGATGACGACGTGACAGGAGTCGCCTTCCTCGACCAGCTCGTCGAACCGGAACGTGATGACCGGGTTGCGGTAACCCATCGTGCATTTCCCCCGTTTACGTGCTGGATTTAGTAGGAAGCGGACTGGAAGTTCTTCAGCGTCACCTGCGTGATACCGGAGTCGGTGGTGTTCGCGATGCCGCTCACGCCGTAGCTGGACTGAACGTAGGTGCTGCCGAGGTCGACCGCGCCCGTGGTGTAACCGGACTGGCTCATGGTGACCGCGATGACCGCGCCCCCGGTCGCGACCGGCTGCGTGAGGGTGTGGACCGTCGGGGTCTGCACCGCGTTCGCGTACAGGTTGTAATCGGTCAGGTTCTCGTAGATCGCCTTGTACGTGCCGTCGATCTCCATCGCGCCGGGGAACACCTCACGCGGCCCCTGCGTGCCGTCGGAGCTGTTGATCGCGTCGACGGCCCGCTTCATGGTGATGTCCATGGTCAGGCCGCGCGTGGAGGCCGCCCCGGCGTTCGTGCAGGTCCACGCCCAGCCCTGGACCGGCTGCACGGCGGAGGCGGCGTAGGCGAACGTCGCCTCGGTGATGCTCGGGAAGCCGGTGAACTTCGGCCCCCACGTGACCAGGCCCTTCGGGTCGATCTTGAGGGCCAGCTCGCTCATGACGCAGCCGGGCCAGCCCAGCTGTGAGGCGCCGTCGTCGGTCGTGAAGCTGTACGTCGGCCACACCGTGGCGAAGCTGCGGTTCTGCTTGAACAGGTGCGTCGACTGGGACAGCACCGCGCCGCCCGCCGCGGTGTGCGCGTACTTCGTGCCCGCCGCCGGGGTGGTGACCGGCGCGGTGTACGGGCCCGTGCCGGTGACGGTGCCGACCTGCACCCATTCCAGGTTCGCGCCGGACGCGTCACTGATCTGGAGGATGCTGTTCGCCGGCACGGTCGCGGTGAGCGAGATCGACGTCGCCCCGGCGGCGCAGTTCGCCGCGAGGGTCGTCGACACGCCCGGCGTCACCGTGTCGGGGCCGATCATGGCCCTCAGCCAGTGCCCGATCAGGTCCGCGTAGCTGTTGCTCTCGATCTCCCACGTGGCGTACGCGACGCCCTGCACGATGCCCTGCAGCACGGCGTCGTTCGCCCGCACCGACTCGTCGCGGTTCTGGTCGATCATGTTGACGTACTTCGCGGTGCTGAACGGCACGCTGACGGTCGGGGCGAGCCACGTGTTCGGGGTGGTTTCCTTCGCTACGCCGAGCTTGGCGAGGCGGGACAGGTAAGTCATCAGGCGGTCTCCTTGCCCTCGTCGCCTGCGCCCTTGCGCCTGCGGGTCCTCGGTGCGTCGCCGCCGGCCGCCGCGGCCGCGGTGTCTTCCTGCTCGCCGGCGTCGCCGGTACCGTCGCCCTGGCCCGCCCCGGTTTCGGTCTGCGGCGCGTCGACCAGGGCGCAGCCGGGGATCACCCCGTAAGTCTCCGGGTCATAGTCGAATTCCTCGTTCGGCCCCACCTGGCGCATCAGGTCATTGACCGTCAGCACGCCCCCGGTGTCGTTGCGGTACCTGGACATGGACATGCAGAGACCTCCCGGTGTTCGGGCTACGGTGGGCGGGTGACGGGTGAGCTGGCCGGCCGGGAGTTCGGCGAGGTTTTCACGGTGTTCGCCGATGACCCGCCGAACGGGCCGAGACTGCGGATCGCCGCCGCCGCGGCGCGGATCCTGGTGACGGTGCCGCTGATCGCCCTGGTCGACGCGGGCGAGTCACCGTGGGCGGAGATCCGCGACGCCGGCCAGCCCGGCGACGGTGACCCGCACGGCTACACGGGGGCGCTGCTCAGCATCGACGCGGACGGCGGCCCGGTCACCTACCGGATCGGCGCGTACCTGCCGGCGGCCCGCTGCTACGCCGCTGAGCGGGCAAGCGGGCCGGGTGAAACGGCTGCTAGTGTGCCCGTCGGGGAGTTCCGGGCCACGGCGCGACGGTCTGCGCGTACTGTTTCGCCGCCTGCCGGGCTCCCTGCGGCATCTGAGGCGGGGGCCATGGACGAGGACGCGGTACGCAAGCTGACGCTTTACGGTGCCTGCGAGGACTGCGGGACACCGAGGGACGTGCGGACCACGACGGAGCCGGACGGAAGCGCGCTGATGGAGATGTTCTGCCCGGCGTGCTCTAGCCGTTGAGCTCGAAGTCGTCCGCGAAGTAGGTGACGGTCCCGCGTAGCTCCTTGGACGCGGGGATCGTCACCCACGGCTGCTCGATCGACACGTGCACGCCCGGAAACCTCGGGTCCTCGCCGGCGGACAGGAACGCGCCGCCGTGGGTCTTGTCGCCCACCGGCCCGCGTACCCGCTGGATCAGCAGGTCAAGGGCCTGCTTGAGGTTCTGCTGCTCGGTCTCGGCGATCCCTGGGGTGGTAGCCCGCACCGGCCAGTGGAACTCGAGCACGATCTGGTAGTGCGGCCTGATCCGGATGTTCGCCGCCCGCACGTCGTCGGCGTCGAGCGACGTCACGTAGAGCTGGGTTTTCTGGGTGGCCGGGGTGCGGGGCCAGAACGCCTGGATGACGTCCCACGGGCCGCCCGCGGCGGTCAGCAGCGCGGGCAGCCCGTCACCGCTGGCCGTGAGCCACGCGGCCTCACGGGTCTCTACCGAGCTAAGGCCGGTGTAGTCCGGCACAGGTCACCGCCTTCCCGTGGCATCCTGTCGGGCATGACCAGGGAGATGAGCGAGATCCGGCCGGAGCAGATCCCGGCGACCTTGATGCGGCCGGCGATGGACGCCGGCCAGCCTGCCGAGCCCAAGAAGGCCGTCTACTGCGGAGGCGGCCAGGTGATCGCGGGGCAGGACTACTCGCAGCCAGGGCACCCGAGGAAGGTCCACGAGGACGGGACGCTGTGCGATCACTCAGGAGGGGTCTCGATCGGGGACGCGCCGCCCCCTGCTGGCGTGGCGCTGCTGCACGCGGACGGCACCGCCTGCCGGCACGACGGGAAACCGCAGGCGACCATGAGCGATGACGGCGGCCCGCTCTGCCCCGACGGGCAGCCGGTCACGCACATCCGCTACGACGGCAGGCTGCTCACCATCGAAGAGGCGCACGCAGCCCTCGCCTCGATGGCCGACACGATCACCAGGGCAATCGCGCCCCTTGCCGCGGCGTTCGCCGAGTTCGGCCGGATCATCGCCGCGGACCCGCGCATCCGCGCCGTTGCCGCCGCCGCCGAGGTCATCGAGGGGGAGAGGAGCGCGCGCTAGGCTGCGGACATGTTCCGTCGCCTGCTGCACCGCCTCGGGCTCCGCTTCTCGCCGTCGGTCGCAATGGAGGACGCGGGCCGCGACCTGATCGCGATCTGGACGAGCGGCATCGAGCGGGCCGAGCGGGAGACCGCTGGGATGACGCCGGAGGAGCGCATCCGCTACGCCGTGGCGTCCCTGTCCCCGGAGGCGGTGGCGTACGCCGATGGTGTCGCCCGGAGGTCGTTCCCGGCCCTCTACGACGGCGAGGACTAGCGCCGCTAAAGCCCCTGCCTGGCCTCAAGCGCCGCGGTGACCTGCTTCTTCAGCGCGGTCCTGTACTTCGTCATGTTCATTTTCTTGGGCTTTTTCGGCTTCTTCACCTTGACGGCCTTGGGTTTCTTGACCGGGAGCGCCCTGGCGTGCGCTGAGAACACCCGCTTGTGCACGGCGCTCTTGTGCGCCTCGAACTCGGCGCGCGGGTGCCTGCCCTTGTGCGCCTTGAACCTTGGTGCCATTAGTCCCTCCCGAACCCGCCGAGGGACATCAGGGCGTCGGCGTGGAGCTGGGCGGGGTCGTGCTGCACGTCGTCCGGGTTGAGTTCCCTGACGGCGAGGTACGCGCTCATGAACTTGTTGGCGCGCACCAGGGAGGCGGGAACCGCGACGGTGTACCCGCCCGAGTAGGTGACCTGCACGCGGCTGCCGACCGGCAGGAACATGCCGAGCTGGAACCACAGGTGACCGGAGTCCGCTTCGGGCCCGCTGAGGATCTGCGCCGGGCTCACGTCCTGGCTGCCGCCGTAGGACCGGATGATGCTGACCGACACCTCGGTGTAGGCCCACATGTCCTGGTAGCGGGGCGCGAACTCGCTTACCCAGCAGTGGCGGACCAGCGACGACGCGCCGAGCGCCTGCGCGTACGACGCGCCGAGCGTCGACCGGATGTCCATCGGCAGGTTCGCGCTGTCGGTGTACTCGTCCGGGTCGATCCCGTCGGCCCTGATCAGCTCCGTGATCGTGAACGGGGCGAGGCGCCGTTCGGTCGCGTCCTCGCACAGCCGCGTGCCCTCCGCCAGCAGGTCGGCGAGGGCCTGCGCGCTGTAGCCCTTGACCAGGTCAGAGAACGCGCCCTCCTTGAACTGCGAGGGGCTGCAAAGGGGAACAACCGAGTCAGCCACGGCTCACCCCCTGCGTGCTCGAGGACCAGCGGTCAGGTGGTGGTGGTCTTGCGGCGTGAAGTGCGGCCGCGCTTCGCGGTGCCTTCCGGGGCGGGGTCCGGGTCCGGGTCGGGGTCGGTGGTCCCGGTGGCGTCGTCGCCCTGGCCGTCCTCGCCGTCCTCGCCGTCTCCGCCTTCGGTGCCGTCGCCGGCCTCGTCAGGGCCGCCGGTCTCGCCGTCGCCGCCGTCGCCGGTGCCGCCGTCGCCGGTGTCCTCCGGGTCTTCCGCCGCCTTCGGCTGAACCACCCGGTAGCCGCCGAGCGGTACCAGTTCCATCGCGAGCTCGTCGGGGACCTCGGTGACGTCCCCGTCGTTTTCCCAGGCGTACTGGCTGCCCTTGTGGGTGATCTCGCAGCCGCCCTGGTCTTTCTGCAGGTGCACGGTGCCTCCGCTTTCGCTGTTGTGGTGCGACCGGAACCCGCCGGCCGCCAGGAGGTGCGCGGCCAGCGCGCGGGGAACCTCGGCCGGCTGGCCGGCGGCGGGGAAACGGTAGATGCCGCCTGTGTGGGCGACGACCTGCCCGTCCCGTTCACCGGAAACCAGCACGACGATTCCTTTCGTGAAACCGGTGTGCCCGGCGGGAGAGCCGACCCCCGCCGGGCACACCAGACTGGTACCGGCTAGACCGCGATCGCGGTGCGGTACAGGCGCCCGAGGAACTTGGGCGCCCGGACCGCGAGCGTGGTGTCCCCGATGACTGCGTAGGGCAGCGTGTCGGGGGCCGCCGTGGTCGGGTACACGTCGAGCGGCTTCGCCTCGCGCACGTACGGGCGGCACAGGTTGCCCCGGTCCCGGCTGATCAGGAAGAAGTTCTCCAGGCCGGCGGACGGGGGAAGCATCGCCGTGTTCGTCCCGATGTACGTCGCGGGCAGGATGCCCGGGACGATGCTGCCGCTCGACTGCATCGGGATCAGCGCCGCGCCGGTGTCGACGATCTGGTTGGTGAGGACCTGCGTCACGCCGTCGGCGAGCAGGCCAACCGTCGCATCGACGTAGCCGAGGAACGTCTCCGACCCCGACGCGCCGTTCGCGGCGGTGCGCCACACCTTGTAAAGCTGCGGCGCGAGCCCGTCCTGACCGGACGGCGGGGTGAAGGACAGGACCACGTTGTTGCCCGTGGTGACCGCCTGGCTCACCTCGGCGCTCGGCGCGATCTCACCCTGGCGGGCGATGATCGCGGACACCGTGTACTTGTAGGTGCCGTTCAGCGTCGCCGCGGCGTTCGCGGCGGTCGCGGAGGTGACCGCGCCGACGTTGTAGCCTCGCATCGACAGGAACGACGACTTCACGATCGGGATGTTCCTGTACGACGGCACGATGAGGCCCGGAGCGATCTCGACTTTGTCGATGAACCGCTGCTGGTTCTGCAGCAGCTGGCTGAACCGGCTGTTGCCCGTCGAGCTCGTGACGAACATCCACGACTCGTCCTGTACCGGCATGGCGGCGTTGGACTCCACCATGTCGATCAGCTCGTCCGCGAACGCGAGGGTGAACGAGTTGCCGGCCTTGTCGATGGCGTTCTGGGTGCCGCCGCTGAACGTGTTGATCAGCGTGTCGAGGCCGTCGAACTGCGGCTGAGCCTGGTTCAGGGTGGCCGCGGCGTTGCCCCAGCCGATGAACGTCTCGACGTCCCAGTAGTAGCCCTTGATGGACCCCTGGATTTCCGTCTGCCGCAGGTCGCCGATCAGCTGCCGGGTCACTTCCTGGCTGTAGCCGGTGACCGCGCCGACGCTCTCCACGTGCTTCATCTGGAACTGGTTCTGCACGTAGGTCGAGTTGGTGACCGGGCGGGCGCCGCCGTCGGGGACCGCGCCGCCGCCGGGGTTCTGCGTCCGCTGGTTGAAGTAGTAGATGTCCGATGCCCACGGTTCCATGGGGATCGAGCGGCACAGCGGCGCGTAACGACGCTGGTACTCGACCAGGATCGGGGAGATGATCTTCGGGACTAGGGCTGATGCGCCGGCGGCGTTCAGCGCCTCGCGGAGCTCTGACGGCATGGCCGTCTCCTCTCTGTTTCGAGATGACGGCCGTTACCGCGCTGGGTAGCACCAGCCGGGACGGCTGGCGGCCAAAAAGGGGAAGGTGAAGCGGGGGTAAGGCGGGGTCAGCCGATCAGGTTGGCGCGGTCCCCGAGGTAGTGGCGGGTCACGGCCGGGCCGACGTACTGGTCAAGCTCGTCGCTGCTGAACTGGTGCAGCGGCTTGTCCGGCCAGTCCCGCGGCATGCCGTGGGCGTTCAGCTCGGGGCCCGCCGTGGTGCCGGCGCCGCCGGCGGCCTCGTTGACCGACGTCCCGCCGGGGTTGAGGCCCTTGCGGCCGGGGCCGCCGCCCTGCTCGGTGAGCTGCTGCTTCGCGGCCGCCACCCCCTGCTCGACGAGCCGGGCGATCCGCGCCTCTTCGGTCTCGGCGGCGGCCGACTCGGCGAGCTTCGCGGCGACCTGCGCCTCGACGATCCGGGTGATCCGCTGCTCGTCGGTTTCGGTCACCGCCGCGGTCGCGGGCGCGGCCGGGGCGGACTCGGCCGGGGCGGTGGTCGCGGTTCCGGCGAGCGCGCGCCTGGCGGCCTTCTTCGCCGCCTTCCGCATCGCCTCGTCCATGATGTCCTGCGGGATGGAGAGGGTGGCGGGCGCAGCCGTGGCCGTGCCTGCCGCCTCCTGGGTGGTCTCGCTCACAGCGGGGCCCTCCGTTCCTTCTGGGTTTGCGGCAGCCGGGTCGGGTGCCGGGTCGGTGGCCGTCTCGGTGACGGCTGCGGACGCTCTCGCCTCGGAGACCAGGGCGTCCAGGGTTTCGGCGGACTCACCGCGGAGCACCGCGGCGAACCGCTCGGCCATGGCGTCGGCCTCGTCCGGGGCGCTCTCGTCCCCGTCGCCGGGCAGGTCGATGTCGGCGTCCATGTCGGGGTCGAGCGACTTCAGGGCCAGCCCAGCGCCCTCGCACGCCTTCGCGAGGATCACCTGAAGGTCGGCGGGGTCGCAGCCGTAGGAGTAGATGCTGACCGTGGTCGGCCCGTTGGTCGCGGACAGGCTGTAGGAGCCCGCGCAGGACGGGTCACCGCCGTAATACTCGACCAGCGCCTCGGTGAGCAGCAGCGGCGGGTCTACCGACCAGCCCTCAGCGGCGACGGTGACCCCGAACTTCCTCAGGGCCGCGACGATCCGCTTCTTGATCTGCTTGAGCTGCGGGCCGCTGTACAGCTTCGCGTTGTCGGCCTGGTTGACGAACGACCACGCGCTTTTGGCCTTGGCTTTCGTGGTCAGGTCGTACCGCTGCTTCTTGTCCGCCTGGTAGCCGGGGTCCGCGAACGCGCGGCCTGAGCCGTCGGACAGGCCGCTGCCGCGCTTCGACACTGCCGGGGTGGCCGCCTCCGCGACGTGCTCACCGAACACGGTGCGGAGCAATTCCCGTACCCCGTCCGGCACTGCTGGCGCGGCAGGCGCGGTTTCCTCGCTGATCGTCACATGCGCCTCCTGCACGCTCTCAGTGATGAGCACGCGCTCCGTGGTCTCCGTGGTGCCGTCCTTGGCCCACGCGAACGTCTTGATCTGCGCCCCGTCGACACCCGGTGACTTCGTGAAGTCAACGCCGTCGAGCTGCAGGCCCTCCCCGACCTCGACGACCTGGCCGCCGGGCCCGCGTTCCTTGCGGACGCGCCCGGTCCACGCGCCGCGGATGCTGACGGTCCGCAGGTGCGCCGGCTGGCCGTCGCTGGTGTCGGTCAGCCGGGCGATGTCCCACCCGGCCGGGGTGTCGGTCAGGCCCGCCGAGAACTCGGCGCTGCCGTCCTCGGCCAGCGTCATGCCGGTGAGCGTCGCCGCTATCTCCCGGCTGTCGTCCTCGGCGCCGTGGAACGTGAGCATCACCATCGGCTTCTCGCCGGCCGCGATGCGTTCCTGGGCGCTCTGGACGGCGCCGGTGACGTGCTCCGGCTTGTACCAGCGGCCGTTACGGGACACGCCCGGCTTGAGCGCGGTGCCGGTGATCGTCGCGATGGTCTTGGCCACGCCGCCGCCTCCTTTCCCGTGCTCGTGCTCGTGCGGCCGGTGTCATGCGGTCAGCGGCTGTCAGCTGTAGCCGATGGTGATCGCCCCGGTGCCGGCGCCCGCGACGGTGATGCCGTTCACTGCGGGCAGGTCGATGGTGTAGACGGTGCCGACAGGGGCGGCTATGGGGATGACGAGCAGCGGCGTGCCGGACGCGGCGGCTGCGGAGTCGTAGATGGTCGTGACGGCGGTGGCGGTGACCGTGGTCACGATGACCTTGACCAGCCGGCCGGGCGCGCCCTTCACCGTCTGCGTGGTGCCGATGGTGATGTTCGCGGTGGACGCGGCTACCTGCGGGTAGCCGGCGTCGTCGTAGTCGGTCACGATGCCGTTCTTAGCCATGCTGATCCCCTTTCACGGGACTTGGTGGTACGGCGGGGGGACGGTGGTCAGCGGGCGTACAGGGAGATCGCGCAGCCGGTCATGGTGCCGGTGAGCGCCCAGGAGACGCGCCCCCAGTCGGGGAGCACGAGGTACGAGCTGCCGCCGCTGTGCCGGCCGCCGAACGCCACGGCCTGCCCGGGCGCGGCGGCGACGGTGACCTTGAGCAGCTGCGGGAACAGGTTCCCCTGGTCGTCGTAGCCGTCGACCTGCACGGTCAGCGCCGTACCGGACCCGGCTCCCGCGACCGCCGACAGCCACAGGTCATCGACCCTGCGGAGGTCGACGGCACTGCGGGCGTTCGGGGTGCCAGGCGTGTACCCGCCTGAGTTCCCCGACGTCGTGAGCGTGGTACCGAGGCCGGAGCCGGCCAGGGACCAGATGAGCCGTCCGGAGTCGTCGAACGCCATGGGGTGCCTCCTATGCGGCCGGGACGAGGAACGCCGCGTAAGCGGACACGGGGAGCGGCTGGGCGGGTGCGGGGCAGCAGCGGCAGCGGTAGTGATCGGGGCACGACGGGAACGCTTCGGGCGCGTAGGGGCCGTTGTCCTCGTTGTCCTGGCAGGCAGGGCAGACGCGGCCGTCCCCGGCCGTCATCCAGGCGACCAGCGTCAGGCCCTCGGACGCGTACAGGTCGAGTGAGCCGCGTGCCATCGCCGCGCCCATCGCGTAGTCAGCGATCAGCGTCAGCGCCTTCGGGGTGGTGCCCGCGATCACGTCGAGGACCGCCTTGGCGATCGCCGTATCGCTCTCGCCCTCGTCGGCCAGGTCCGCGAGCAGCTTGCCGCCGTCGGCCGCCGCGCCGGCGATGATCCGCTGCACCCACGGTTCGGCCGCATCGGGCAGGTGCACGGCGACGTCGCGGGTCATGGCGTCGTAGGCCTTGTCCCAGTCGAACCCGACGGCCCCGGCCTGGTCGGCGGCCACGGCGAGCGCCGCGGTCCTGCCCTCGGCCTGCCCGGCGGTCAGCGCGGCGGTGACCGCCTGCGCGAGCTCCCGGTAGTCGGGGTCGGCGAGGACGGAGCGGAGCCAGGCGAGGACCGCGACGACAGCGGCTTTCCGCCATTGCTGGTCGGCTGACTCCATCGGGGCGGGCAGCGACGCGTGGCGCTTCCACTGCTTCACGAGGTCGTGCACGTCGAGGCGCTTGACGAGCTTCCGCCAGGCCGCGGCGATCAGGTCGACGTGGCCGGCGGTCAGTTCCTCGCGTCGCCGGTACACCTCCGCCCACGTCCCCTGCAGCTTGCCGAGGTCTAGCGTTACCTCGAGGACAGCGGGGTCGTGACGGTTCTCCAGGGCGCGCGCGATCGCTGCCGTGCACCCGGCCTTAACCCGGTCGGTCATGGGGCCGCCGGACAGCGCCCACCCCGCGGCATAGGCTTCCCTGGCTTGCCCGGGCAGCGGGTCGTCGAACAGGTAGTCGGTGCGGGCCTTGCCGTGGACGGCGGAGACCGCGCCGAACGCCACGGGGAACGAGGCCAGCCGGCCAACGGGGTCGACGTCGTCAGCCGCGCAGTACCGGATCGACATGTGCGGCGTGAACCCGTGCTCGGACGGGATCGCGATTCCCGCCGCACCCAGCGCTTCCCGTGCGTCGGCCCGCAGCGTTTCCAGGTCCGGTGAGTCGACGAGGGCGACGATCACGTCCTGCTCGCCGCCGGTGAAGCGCGCGTGACCGGAGATCACCGCGGCGACCGGCGGCCGGCCGGCGAGTGCCCGCGCGACTGCGTTGAGCGCTTCGGGGTCGACGTCGGCGGCGTCGCCGGTGTAGGCAATCGTCAGGTGCATGCCCTCGGCACTGAGGCCGTCCGGTACCGCGAGCGCCCCGGCGACCTCGGGCGGCGGGTAAAGGGCGATCATGCAGGAACCGGAGTAGTCGGGCTGCGCATCGGCCACGGGGCAACCTCCCCGCTGGTTTGGCGCTAGCTTGACCTCGTGAACTTCGAGTCGGGCGTGACCCGCGAGGAAGTCGAAGCGCTCAAACGGGGCATCCTCGCCCTGGCCAGCGGAACCGGAGACCAGTCAAGGGGGACTGATCACCATGTTGAAGAAACTTACGGCACCGTACCGGCATGCCCCGGCGAAGATCAGCACGGCCCGGATCGATAGCGGGCTCACTGCTGGCGCGCAGGCCGAAATCCAGTCTCCCGGCCGGGGCGGTCACGGGTCGACCAGCCTGGTCTCGCTCAGGGCACCGGACGGCCGGGTGCTTGACTCGTGGACCGTTCAGGGGAACGTCCGGTCAGCTCACAAGTTCGTTGCCGCGTACAACCGGAAGCTAAACGGGACTCCATGACGGGTGACGACTTCGCCGACGATGACGCCGCGGTCCTCGCCCGCGAGCAGGCGGCGATCATGGCCGGGCTCCGTGAGATCCCAGTCGAACGCGCCGCGCTCGACGAGCGGGAACGTGAGCGCGTTTGGTACGCGCGCCAACTCCGTATCGGGTGGGACGCGATCGGCGCGGCCATCGGCATGACAGCGGACGCGGCACGCAAGCAGTACGGGGAGCCGCCGCCTGACCGGGTGCCGTTCTAGCGCCGCCGGCCACGCTCCACGGTGAAAGACGGCAACGCCGGTTCGGCCGCCATCTCTTCCTCGGTCTCCGGGTGCGTCAGCGTGTGCGCGTACGGCGGTCCCGGCTGCGGGTCAGGTGGCCCGAGCATGCCGCGCAGGAGCTTGCCGAACGCGTCGTTGCTGAACATGCCTCCGATCGTACGTTCTTGCAGGCTGCCGGGCGGGCGCGCGCCGGGATTCCGAGCCATGCGCGCTGACCGCCCCGCACGGGGGCTTGGGGCTGGCACCGGGCCCCGGCAGCCTGACCTAAGCGAGCGGGCCCGCCGGGGCGCGCTCAAGCACCTGGCGGCGTACCTCGCCGGCCAGCGTCTCCGGGTCTGTCCCGTTCACGGTCACGTTGACGTTGACCGTGGTGTGCGCGAACTCCTCGCCAGGAATCAGCGCGACCGTGATCCCCGCGTCCCTGCCGACGGCGTCAGCGTAGGTCCGGGCATGGCGAAGCTCTGCCTGGTTGATTTCCATGGGCAGCCGTACCGCGAGCACGTCGCCCGGCTTGAGCCCGATCCCGGTTTCGCGGACGGCGTCGGCCAGGGCGGTGACGTCAACGGTGGCCATCAGGTGAACTCCTTCAGGTCTTCGAACGCCTGCGCCCAGTCGGTGAACCGGATGGCCCGGTCGTCGATGTAGGCGACCGCCGGGTACTTGCGGTTCGTCACGAGCACCCGGCCAAGCTCATTCCAGAATTCGCGGTCATCGTCGACCAGGCGCGAGCAGTCGATCCCATGGCCGGACAGCCACATCGCGACCTGGTCAACGTTCCGGCTGGTGTGCACGAACACGGCGTGGTCCGCCATGAGTGTCCGGAGAGCGTCGAGCGCGCCGGGAACCGGCTCGTCGTAGATCGTGCCGTCCTGCCAGCCCCGGCCGTACGCGTGGATCACGCCGTCAAAGTCGACCGCTACCGTGCGCATCGTTAGTCCTCATTCCCCAGGCAGCAGGTGCACCGCGGGTCGGTACAGCGGGCGTGCTGGCGGCGCTGGCAGTGCGGGCACACGTCGTCGTCCGCCTCGTCCGGGCACACGTCGTGGTCCGCCTCGTCCGGGCACACGTCGTGGTCCGCCTCGTCCGGGCACACGTCGTGGTCCGCCTCGTCCGGGCACACGTCGTGGTCCGCCTCGTCCGGGCACGGGTCGTCTTCGCCGACGAGCGGGCCGCCTTCGTCGTCAAGGCACTCGGGGTCGCCGTCGCGGCCACCGGGACGCGTGCACATCGGCGTATCAGCAGCCGGGGCCGGGCTGGTGCCAGGTGCCGCCCTTGAACGCCGCCTCGATCCACCCGCACTCGCAGTAGCGGAACGGGTTGCCGTGGTTGACGCGGCTCAGGCACTCGGGGTCACCGGGAGTGGCCACGGCCGCGTCGAACAGGACGTGCTGGTTGAAGAACATGCCCTCGGGGTTGAGCACGCACAAGCTCAGCGCCTCGCCGCCGCCGGTGTCGAACGTCCCCGAGACCAGGTGCGGGCCGCCGGTCACGATCGCCGCCCGGCATACCGACTTGTACGCCTGCGACCCGTCGGCCCTGACCGGGCTGCCGTGGCTGACGTAGTGCACGAGGTCGGTGACCCGCGGCGCGGTGCGCGTGAGCGTCCCCGTAAGCGGCTGGCCCGTCACCAGCAGGGGCCAGGACCACTGGCCCGGCTCGTCGCCCTCGGCCCGGCTCGTCGCCCAATAGTCGTCGTTCCCGTCGAGCAGGACCTTGAGGTTGACCGTGCTGCCGCCGAACGTGCGGACCACGACCGCCGGGTAGGAGTCGCCTTCGCTGACCTGGTTGCCGAAGTGGCCGATGTGCCCCGACCGGCCGGGGAAGCTGCCCGGCTCATGGTCCGCGTGCCGGTGCGACCGGTTGAACGCGGCGAAGTCGTCGCGGAGGCGGTTGATCTGCTCGGCGTCGCCCGCGTGGAGCCTGTACAGGACGGTGCGGCAGACAGTGGGCTGCATGGCTAGGCTTTCCTCCGGTTGCGGCGCTTGGCGCGCTTGGGTGACTTGGTGACGCCGCGGCGCTTGCCGTGGCAAGGGGCGGGCCGCTCGGGGCGGTACCCGGCCGGGTACCAGCCGAAGAACCACCCGGCGGGCATCAGCCGACCTGCTTCGGGATCAGGGCCGCGGCGTCCACGGCCCTCAGCGGGTGATCGGGCTGCGTGCCGGGTTCCCATGCCGGGCTGGTGCCCGGTAGCTCGTAGGGCTGCTCGGGCGGCGGCTCAGTCACCGTCGTCTCCCTCCGGTGCGCCGAACGGTGAGTAGGCCAGTGTCCGCGCGCCCCACTGCGCGTCGCCGACGGGCAGCACGTACCCGTTGCGGGTGATGACCGCGCCGTGCTTGAGCTTGACCGTGATGGCCGCGGCCTCGCACGCGTTGAGCGCGCTGGCGACGTCGGCGAGCAGCCGGGCCGCGTCAGGCCGCGGAACGGTCACGCTTCTCCTGTGTGGCGAACGTCCGCCATGGCCCGTCTTTCGCGCTCACCTTGCCGGTGTACGCGGGAAGGCTGGTCAGCTCCTCGGCCTCCGCGGCGAGGTAGTGATGGTGGCCGTCGGCGATCAGGTACTTACCGGAGCCGGGGGCCTTCACGAGGATCAGCGGTTTCGGCTGCTCGCCGCGCTTGAGCTTGCGGCGGAGTTTCTTCCGCAGCCGCTTGACCTCGCCCGGCTCGTGCGAGGCGTCCCAGTCGTCGCGGTCGCCGGTATCGACCTGGTCGAGCGGCACGGTCTTCGGGCCTGACCAGGTGACTTTCTTGACCCATGCGATAGCCGAGGGCGGGAACGCCGGGGCGAGCTGGGCGTACACCTCCGCGCCGGCGCCGTCGGATTCGGTGACGGGCAGCGCGGCGAGTGCTTCGCGTAGCCGCTCCTGGTACCTGGCCAGGACGAGGACGGGCACGTTCTCGGCGGGCGGCTCCTGGCCGTCCTGCGGCTCGTCCTGCGGTGCGCCGGTCATCGGCTCACCGTTCGGCGTGCCCTCGCCCGCCGCGACGGCCGGGGCGCCCTTGCTCGCGACGACGGCCTTCGACATGGCGCTCATGTCGGCCCACAGCACGAGGTTCTGACGGTCGACGAGTACCGCGTCGTCGCCGCCCTCGACCGGGGGCTCCCCGATCTCCGCCCGGTACTTGTTCAGCGTCCACGCGCCGTTCCGGAGCCGCTGGTCGCGGATGTTCTCGATGATCGTGGACGACCGGTAGTCGACCTCGCGGAACTTCATGCGCCAGTCGGTGATCCCGAACCCCTTCTTGGTGACCGCGAAGTTCAGCGCCTCCAGGACGAGTTCGGCGATCGGCCCGCAGGTGTCTACCTCGTAGGTGCGGTGCTGGTCGTCGCCGGTGCCGCCTCCGAGGTTGCCCGACTCGATGACCGTCGCCTTGGACGGGGGGACGCCGAAGCACGACAGGATCTCGTCGCGCGCCTGGTCCTTCGTCGCGAGGACGTCGGTCGTCTTGCCGGTTTGCAGCTCGTTGAGCTTCGCGCCGCCCTTGGTGATCCGCGGGGCGCCGATGTTCCGCGGCCCGATGTTCGTGATCATGTAGCGGTCGCGCCAGCGCTTCGTCTCGTTGTCGCTGGTGCCGGCGGGGAAGTCCGCGTGGATCTCCGGCGGCAACCCCTTGCGCATCATTTCCTTGCCGGTCGCCGCGGCGTGCAGCCACACGGTGATCGGCAGCAGGGCGGCCTGCATCGGGGGAATCCCGAAGATCCCGGAGCGGGGCGAGTCGAGCGACACGTGGATGACGTCGCGCTCGTCGAACTTGGCCCTCTGGCCGTAGTCGGTCACCTGCACGTACCCGGACACCACGCCGTGCTCGTCGGCGATCGGCGTCGTGGTCGCGCTGTCCAGGTTGTAGAGCGCGACGGGCTGGTTGCCCCACCAGCAGATCTCCAAGAACGCGTCGCCGAACACCAGCAGGTCGACGATGAACGAGCGGAGGAGCTGGCGGATGTTCTGCCGCGGGTTGGTGTAGGCGATCAGCGCCTCGAGCGCGAGGACCTGGGGCGGCTTGCTGGGCTGTTCCTGTCCTTCGCCGTTGTCGCTGTCCCAGTCGCTGACCAGGCCGCCGGCGGTGATGGTGCGGGCGATCGCGTTGACGCACGCCCACGCCCACGGGCAGGCAATGTACGCCTCGTACAGTTCGGTCAGCGCTGACCGGCGGTCAGTCTGGGTCGACGCGCCTACCCCTGCGCTGTTCTCGTCGATGCCGCCCTGCGGGATGCCCGACTCGTAGCCCGCGCGCTTGACGGCGCTGGCGGGCAGCGCGCGGGCGCTCGGCGCGGCTTCCTCCAGGTCGCCCGTGACCTGACGGCGGAACCAGGTGCGCGGGTCGGCGAGGGGCATTCAGTACCTCCCGGCACGGGTCAGGCCCATGGGGCGCGTTGCGTCATGCCCGTCGGGGCCTCGTCGTCGTCCGGGTCGCGCTCGGGTGCGTTCGGGTCGGGCCGGCGGGCGAACGCGCCCACCTGCTGCAGCGCCTCGACGCCTTCGGTCAGCTGCGCGGCGGGCAGGTCGGGAAGGATGAACACCGGGCCGGTGCCGAGGTTCACCAGGGCATAGGTGAGCGCGTCGTACGCGTGATCTTCGGCGTTCGTGTCGACGTCTTCCGGGTTGCCCGTCGTCGGGTGCGGGAGCGTCGGCAGGGTCCGGATCAGGTTCGCGCAGACGGGGAACACGTGGACTTTCGGGCACGTCTCCCACCCCTGCGCCCGGTGCGACGGGCAGGCGGGCGCCTCACCGAGGTAGGTGTGCATCCGCTGCACGCGGGCGATCCGCGAGTCAGGGCCCTTCCCCGCCTTGGTCAGGTGGCAGCCGTTTTCCGCGTAGACGTCGGCGACGCTCTTGAGCTCGCCGCGGGTGGCCCACATGGCGTCGTCCGCGTACCGGACGGCGACCTGCTCGCCGGCCTCCGCTTCGACGATCCGCTGCGCCTGCTGCGTCTCGCCGACCTGCGCCGCGTACAGCTCCCGGTACACGTAGACGCGGCCGTCCTCGTCGACCGCGAGCCACAGGGTGCACCAGGGGGCGGCGAAGCCCCAGTCGGTGCCCGAGTACCGTTTCCACGACTCGGGGAGCGTGAACGGCTTGACGACGTGCCGGGCGTGCCGCCACTCGTCGAACACCTGCCCGGCGAACACGGTCCAGTCGCCCTCCAGGTAGGCCTTACGGAGCTTTTCCGGCAGGCCCGCGAGGTTCTTCAGGTAGTCGGCGCCGAGCTGGGGCGTGTCCCCGATCCTCGACTGGATGAAGATGCGGCGGCGGTTGTTGTCGTCGGTGATCTCACGCTCACCGTGGCCGGTCGCGTCGATGTAGTCGGTCAGGACCCGTGAGTGGCCGACGTCGCCGGGGTTGGTGGCGCTGCGGCAGCCGAGCACGGGCACACCGGGTACACCGGTGCGGATGCGGGTGTACAGGAGGTCGACGACGTCGGGCGGCAGCGTGGTCCGCTCGTCGATCAGCAGCAGGTTGATCTCGGCGGACAGGAACGCGGTGGCCTCTTTGACGTTCTTCGCGTGGGCGAACGTCAGCGTCGACCCGTTGGGGAACCGGAGCTCGTGCTTGTCGGCCCGCCACCGGCAGCCGAGCGCCCTGGCGAACCCGTAGCGGCCCAGGAGGCGGACCACGGAGTGCTCAAGCTCGGGGAAGGTACGGCGGAACCAGAACGCCTGAAGTCCTGGGTACCTGGTGCACGCGCGGATCGCGTACATGAGCAGCGACGTCGACTTGCTGCCGCCGACGGCCCCGCCGAACAGGACGTCGATGTTCTCGTCGGGCAGTGACAGGAACCGGGTCTGCGGGCCGGGGTTCGGGGCGAATCCGAGTTTCGCGAACGGGTCGGTCTTGCGGAGCTTTTCGGCTTCCTGCAGCCGCAGGCGCTCGCGCAGCTCGGCGAGCCGCTGCAGTTTCTCAGCCGGTGCCAGTATCAGCGGCGCGGGCATCGTTCTCGGCTACCTGCCTCGCCAGCGTGGCCAGTTCGGCGTCTACCGCGTCCTCGGTGATGACCTCGACGCGGGCCTTGGCCGCCGGGTACAGGTCGCGGAGCCTGCTGTCTTCCTGGTCGATCTTGACCAGCCGGTCGACGGCCCTGAGTACCGGGTCGGTGTCGATGAGCGGCTTGTTGTCCGGGCCGAGCACGATGTGGCCGCCCTGGGACACGACGTAGTGCTTTCCGGTGAGGACCCGGAGAACGTGCCGCCGGTAGTCCTGCAGCCGGTCGAGTGCGGCCTGGCGTGCCTCGGCTTGTTCGAGCGGGTTGGCGGCGTTGTCTTTCGCGGCGCGGCGGACCGCTTCGAATGCGGCCTGGTGGCTGACGCCGAGTTCGGTGCCGATCTGCCGGTAGCTGAGGCCGCGGCGGAACAGGTCGTAGGCCTTGGCGTCGCGTTCCATGGTCGCGGAGGACCGGCGTCGCGGCATTGCTCACCCCCGCCGTGTTTAAGGTGACAACACTCATTGACTTTGGTAGTGTTGTCTTTGTAAGGCGATGGCGATCACACCGGAGGCACCCATGGACACCCGCCGCAACGGCCAGGAGCTCACCCGCGAAACCGCCCTGATCGGCGACACCGTCGACCTGCGGTGGGTCGACGGCGGCGACGACACCCGCGTCACCCTCCACTACTGGACCGAGAACCGCATCGCCTACAGCCAGGACGGCCGGACTCCCGTCGCGTCCCGCACCGTTGACGTCGACTCAGTCCGCCTCGTCACCGGCAGCTAACAGGCCACGACCACGAAGGGCAACACGATGCCAACTGTGACCACGATCGCCAGCGCCCTCGCCGACGTACCCGAGGGCACCATCACCCTCGGCACCGGCACGGACGCCCACGGCCTCGCGAATATCTGGCTGATCTTCCCCGACGTGGCCAGCCGCGAGGCCTACCGGCGCAAGTACATCCGCACCTGGATCGAGACCGCCACCATGGCGAGCTTCACCGACTACTGCATGGACTGGAACGACGTCAACGGCTACGGCCTGCAACTCTCCACGTACATGCCCGACCGCATCGGCCTCCCGCGCGCGTGAGGCGCGCGCTGACCAGCCCGACCACAAACACGAGGGGGAACCACATGACCGCCACCGAGACCGAAACCACCGCGCCGCCCTTGATGCGGGTGCGCGGCTCGCAGTGCCCGGCACGGGAACTGAAGCCCGGCATGATCCTGGCCCGTCCCGCCGGCCGCATCCGCTACCTGGACCGGAAGGTGGGCACGTCGTTCGGGAACGAAGTGTGGATGTGCACCTGGTACACGGCCGGGGGCGAGCCCCGCCCGGTGGTCGCGCACCTGCGGTCGGACACCATGGTCGACGTTCTGGTCATCGTCGCGGAGGCGCTGCCCGCGTGCTCGTACTGCGGGGTGGAGGGCACGACCGGGGACGGCGGGACGCTTGAGCAGTTCAACCCGGCGGGGAACGTGGCGTGCCGGGACACGGCGGGCTGCTCGGCGCGGATGGCGGGTGACGCCGGGTAGCGCGGTTGGCTCGGCCTGGCCGGGTGGTGCTCCTGCGGGGGTGCCGCCCGGTTCTGTTTTCTGGCCGGCGTGTCGGCGTCTTTAAGTTGACAACACTGGTCACCATAGATAGTGTTGTCTTTGTAAGGAACACCGCTACCAAGGGGGAAACACAATGACCGCCACCACCGCCACCGCCACCCAGATCGCCGAAGCCCTCACCGCCGCCGACGGCAACAAGAGCCGCGCAGCCGAAGCGCTCGGCATGTCCGTCCGCACCTTCGGACGCCGGATGGAAGCGGCCAGCGCCGAGATCGCCGAGATCCTCGCGCAGGCGGAAGCGGGCGAGCCCGAAGCCGACACCGAGACCGCAGCGGACCAGGACGGCGCGACCATCGCGGCAGTCGCACCCGACGGCAACGTGGTCGTGATCGCGGAGACCCGCCACGTGGACATCACCGAGGACGCCGGCGAGGCGACCGAGGACGAGCCCACCGAGGACCCCGCCCCCGCGCAGGAGGACACCCCGGCGAAGCCCCGGACCAAGCGGCCCGCGCAGGCCACCGGCCCCGCGCAGGACGCCAAGGACGCCCCGGCCGACTTCCCCGAGGGGATGATCACCCCGATCGCGTTCCGCCACTACCTCGTCCGTGAGGGACTGGCCGGCCCGGCGCTGTCCACCCAGAAGGTTTACAACTGGGTCGGCTCCAAGTCGTTCCCGGTCCGCCACGTCGGCGCCGACGGCGCGGTCCACGCGGTGAAGATCCCCGGCGAGACCCGGCCGGGCGTCCCGCTCACCGAGGCGCTGGCCTGGTACGCGGAGCACCACGGCGCGAAGTAAGCGCGGACCTGAGGGCAACGGCCCGCGCCGCCCGGCGCGGGCCTCTTTCATCGGACAAGGGGAAACGGCGATGGCGACGTTGAAGGCAGTGATGGTGGCGGGCGGGCACCTGTGCGGGTTCTGCGTGACGGGGGATCACGTCCTGTGCCCGGAGACGGTACAGAACGGGTCGGCCGCGGCGGTCAAGGTGTGGGTGTGCCCGTGCCACGAGTCGGGGCACGTGCTCGGTAAGCAGCCTCCGCTGAACCGGACGGTGGCGAGGCTCGCGGTGCGGCCGCTGCCGCGCCCGGTGGCCGGGCTTGCGGGGCCGGCGGTCACCGGGCCGGGCCCGGTTGCCGTCCGGCGGAAGGCGGCGGGGTCGCCGTTCCCGGCCGGGGTGTGCAGCCCGTACCAGTTCCGGGCGGTGCTGGCGGAGCGGGGGCTGGTGCCGGGGTCGTTCCGGCCGCAGACGGTGTACACGTGGGTGACGCAGGCGGGGCGCGGCGGGTCGTTCCCGGTGCGGTTCTACGCGGCGGGCGAGGTGGTTCCGGCGGGGTCGGAGGGGGCGCGGCCTGGGGTGCCGGTTGACGAGGCGGTGGCGTGGGTGACCTCGGGAAACGCCGGACTTTAAAGCGACAACGCTCACGAGTTCTGATAGTGTTGTCCTTGTGAGCGACGTTAACGGGAACCAGGCCACCATCACCTACGTGATCCCCTGCGGGGCGGCCAAGCAGGACCGCCCCGCGCCGGCCCGCGACCTCTACACCGGCCCCATGTTCCGCCACACGCTCGCCGCAGCCGAAACCGAGGCAGCCTGGTGCAACGCGAACGGAACGCCTACCCGGATCCTGGTCCTGTCCGCCCTCCACGGGCTGATCACCCTCGACGAGGCGATCGCACCGTACGACCTGCGGATGGGCCAGCCCGGCAGCGTCACCGCCGGCACGATCGCCGACCAGGCCGAAGCGCTCGGCATCGAGCACGGCCACCAGGTGTACGGGATGCTCCCCCGCACCTACCTCGCCGTCCTCGACGACGCGCTCCGCACCCTGGACGTGTGGGTCCAGGACGTCTACGAGGGCACCGCCGGGATCGGCGAGCAGCGCCACGTCAACAGCATCGTCACCGCCGCCTGACAACCGACAGGAGAACGACATGAGCAGCACCGGAAGCACCCAAGAGCCCACGGTCCCCGCCAACGTCGAGGCCGCCGTCCGCGACCTGGCCGGCCGGGGCGAACTCGGCCCCGACACCGCCGCCGACCTGCTCGCCACCCTCGCCGTCATGCCAGCCGTTGCAGCTGGTCGAGGGGTAGTTCGGTGGTCTCGATCCAGGTGGCGGGCACGGTCCAACCTTCCGGCGTGTTCAAATTGACAAGACTATGCTGTCTCTATAATGTTGTCTCTGTAAGGTTCACCGCTACCAAGGGGGCACCAGTGAGCACCAAGGCCATCTACAGCCCGACCCGGAAAGGGAAGCCGTCCGGACTGCGCGGCCACTGGAACGACGAGATACGCGCCAACGCCGGCCCGGTGATCCCCCACCGCGAGGGACGCCGCACCGAGAAGCAGCGTTGGCAGGCCGAGGCCCGCGCCGAGCTCGTGAGCGCCGCGTGAAGCGCGCCGACGCGGGCCCCGACCTCAAGGCCGCAGCCCGCCACAGCCGGGAAACCCGCGACGAGGTCGCGACGCTGACCGACGGCGGCCTGCTCAGCGCTCTCGACGACGCGCACCGCTACCCGGACAGCCCGACGTACCGGGACGTCGCGCGCATGGCCCGCAACGAGGCACGCAGGCGCGGCTTCACCGTGATCACGCCCGGCGACGACGGCGGCAGCCACGTCCTGTTCCGGGCACTAGCCAGGGGGAACGCATGACCAGCCTTGTAAGCGCCGCGCCCACCACGGCCGACATCAGCGTCCACGGGGCGGCGGCGATGCTCATAGCGCTCCGCGCGGAGTTCACCGCCGAGACCAGTGACGTCCCCGAGTG